TTACCAAGTGCTGTTACGGATAATGTTGGTATGGAGTTCTATGTAGATTGTGATGGCAGTACTGGCTGGATTAATATCGACTCTATTTCAGTAACATAAAACTAAAGAAATGATATTCAACTGTGTAGTATGTAAGTGTGAAAAGAAGATTCCTGATTGTTATGTCACAAGATATAAAAATAAGGTATGTTCTAAGAAGTGTAGATTTGAATTAATGAAAACAGACAAGTCTATAAATCCTAATTACAAAGGAGGAGAATGTAAAAAATGCTTAAATTGCAATAAAGATTTTTATGTAAAACCTTCACATACAGAAAGAAGAAAGTGTTGTAGTAAAGAATGTATTAGTGAATATAAAATTAAGACTGGAGCCTTAAAGGGTAGTAATAATCCACAATGGATAGATGGAAGAACTAAACTTACAAGAGATGAAAGACATTCTTTGGAATATAGAAACTGGAGAAAAGAAGTGATTGAAAAATGTGGAAAAGTATGTTGTCTTTGTGAATCAACAGAAAATTTACATGTAGACCATATAAAATCATTTAAAGATTATCCAGAACTTAGATATGACGTAGAAAACGGTAGAGTGTTATGCTTTACTTGTCATAAACAGACAGATAATTATGGTAAGAAAAAACAAACAGTAAGCTAATGGCAGCACAAAATGACACAGGAAATTTAACTTATTACATTAATGGTGAACCTATTTATGGAATAAACAATACAACAGTAACTGATACTGGTAAATTGACTTATTATATCAATGGAGAGTTTTTTAAGTATATATTTCCTTCTTCAATTAATGCAATAAACAATAGTTTTTTTATAGTTTTCTGAGTTTTTTAAATAAAATATTGTATATTGTCTATATATGACAGCGCACTCACAAGTACAAGATGACTGGGTAATAGATGAACTTAGAAAACTTTAGATAAAACTTACTTATAAAATTTTTATAAAATATGTATGGAAAAATTACATATTATAACAAGATGCTCTCGACCGAACAATATTTTAAAAGTTAAAGACTCAATATTTCAAGAAAATAATATTTTTCAAATAACATGGTATGTTATATTTGATACAAAAATTCTAAAAGATATTGATGCTAATATATTATTTCAATTAAATAAACCAAATATTGTATTATCATTCAAAGAATCGGAAGACTATGATTATGGACACCAATTTATTAATGATACTATTGATACAATAAAAAGTGGTTGGGTATATATACTTGATGACGATAATATTTTACACGAAAATTTTCTTGAAAAAATAAGTCTGTATATCGAATCCAATAAAAATAAAAGGGGAATAATTTTCTCACAAAAAGTTGGAGGTAAAGATTTTTCCAAATTGGACATAAGAATATCTCACCCTGACAATGTCAAAGTCGGGCAAATAGACATAGCACAATTTATCCTACGTAGAGATTTAATTGGGGATAAAAGATTAAATAAATATCAATACACAGCTGATGGACATTTTATCACCGAAATATTTAATACGAATAAAGAGGATTTTTTATTTGTAGATGACATTTTATGCTATTATAATTATTTTCATAGTAATAAAATGCCAATTTCTCTTCCAAGGGTTTTATTAATGGGAGAAAATACCGAACTCAAATCGAAAAAAATACTTCTTTATGAAGAAGATCAACTCAATACTATATTTTCAACAGATGAAAATATAAACAAAAATATAGTAAATTTTGATCCTGATGCGATAGTAACTATTGGAGATAGTTTTAGTGAATTCAGTAATTTATGTGGTAAGCATGTTGATATAAGAAAGAGGTGGGTTCATTTACCAAATAAAGAAAATGCTGGAGAAATTGCCTATCAGTGCTCAATGAATTATATTTTAAATAATAAAAATGATAATGATAATCCATTAGTTAGCTTTTTTACTCCATTTTATAACACAGGTGACAGGCTAAGAATGACATATGAATCAGTAATATCACAAACATATACAAACTGGGAATGGGTGTTAGTTAATGATTCAACAGATGGTGGTAAAACTTTAAAAATAGCAGAGGAATTAGCCAAAAATGATAGTAGAATTAAGATATATGATTTTAGGCAAAAATCCGGTGGTATAATAGGAGAATCAAAATACAGAGCTGCTTCACTATCTAATGGTAAATATCTAATGGAATTGGATCATGATGATATTCTAACAAATGATGCTGCCGAATTAATGGTTAAGGCATTTAAGGAATTTCCGGATGCAAAATTTGCATTTTCAGACTGCGCAGAAATAGACCAAAATTTTAACTCTCTAACATATGGGGATGGCTTCGCCTTTGGATATGGAAAATATAGAGATGAAGTATATCAAGGTGTTAATTATAAAGTTGCAATAACTCAAAATATAAATCCAAAAACAATTAGACACATTGTTGGAGTACCAAACCATTTTAGAGCCTGGGAAAGGGAATTCTATCATTCAATTGGTGGTCATAATAGAAGATTAACTATTGCCGATGATTATGAATTAATTATAAGAAGTTTTTTAAAAACAAAATTTGTCGGAGTTAGAAAACTTTGCTATCTACAATTATTTCATAATTCAGATAGTTTAAATAACACTCAAAATTCTAGCCGAGCTGACATACAAAGAAGAGTCAGAACAATATCCGATTTCTATAATGAAAAAATTAAAAATAGATTTGAAGAATTAGGTGTCAAAGATTGGGCATATGAAAAAAATCCACATTGTCCAATACTAACTGAATCGAAATTTGGAGATGAAGAAAATGCAGTTAATTATATTTACTATCCAGAAAATAAACCATTTGATTTACCCGAAATTGAGCCAATTTTATTGTAACATTAAAAATTTTCTCCATATTTCTCATACATTTTTATCCATTTTCGAATAGCATTATCAGAAACATTATAAATTTTACCTGTTCCGACAAATCCATAATTTTTGATTTCTTCCAATAGTTGATTATACGGAGGTCTATTTGATTTTCTTTGCCTTTTTTGTGAGTTTATCTCCGAAATAGAAAATCCAAAATTTTGTTCCTTTTCTTTTTCGGTATTTATATCTCCTTTCTTTTTTCTATTTTTTAGTAGACCCTTATAACCTCTACAATGTGTCTCCAAAGAAGCATTACAATTCGGGCACAAAATTCTTAAATTTTCTATTCTATTATCTTTTGATATACCATTTATATGATCTAATATTAGAGATATTTTTTCACCTCTCCAATTTTCTGTTTGACCACATTTCTCACATATTTTTTGTTTTAAATTGTATTTATATAATTTTTCTTTCAAATAATTACTTCCTATTATTGATCCATCAACCAACCAATATGATAATGGCTTTTCAACTTGATTATTATTTCGATTATTTTTCCATGGATCAAAATGTGAAAAATCTATATTACTTCTTTCGATAAATTTCTTTAAAACCTTATAAGACTTTCCAGATATTGATTTATTTAATTTTCTAAATACCTCAGCAAATGAAAAAGAATTTTTCACAACATCATTTATCAAAGTAATATTGTAATATAAACTATCACTATCTACAATTAATCCTAGATTTTTAGCTTTTTTGTGTATAGATCCTCTTGTATGATTTGGCAACAAAGGTAATACATATTTAATCCCCCTATAATAATTATTGTTAAGTATGTCTATCTCACATTTTAGCCATTTGTTTCTACTTTTAGTCATTCATTTCATTTTAATTATATATATTATAATTAAAATGTCAAAAATAGAATACTGTAATACTAACGAGAATCGAACTCGTATCTATTGTCTGAGAAACAATTATCCTACCATTAGACGATAGTATCATATGAATTAATTACATAATTTGTAGTCCCGCACGGATTCGAACCGAAATTTAGTCATAGAAAGTGACTCGTCCTACCCTTAGACGACGGGACCATATTTGTTGGTAGGGAGGGATTCGAACCCCCGAACTCCGAAGAGAACAGTTTTACAGACTGTCAGCTTTAACCACTTGCATACCTACCAGTGTTGTTGTATCGCGTACGGGGATCGAACCCGTTCACATCTTTCGAATCCAGATTGAAAGTCTGGTGCCCTACCTAATAGGCGAACGCGACATTTGAGGGAGAGGTGAGACTTGAACTCACTTACTGGGAAGTCCACTACGACAATTTGTTAACCAGACCTGTTTTACAGACAGGCGCCGTTACTCTCCCTTCTTTATTTTTTTTGTTGGAGTGGATGGAATCGAACCACCAAACAGGATCCATACGGCTTATTTCACTCTCTGTCAGGGCTTACGTGCCCCTGCCGATACACTCCAATATAAAAACAAAAAACCCAGTCAATGTTGACTGGGTTTTTTGCAAAAACTTTATATTCTTAAACAAATAACTTAGCCAACTACGAACTTAGGTTCATACTCATATCCTTCATAAGAAGAAGTAAGAAGTGATATGTTGTTGTTATTAGTCATTTTATTTAACTTTTAAAAATTTTTATTTTTTGTAGCGGGAAGAGGATTTGAACCTCTGTCTTTCATTGCTTCGGGTTATGAGCCCGATGACCTTACCACTAGTCCACCCCGCGATATTATTTACAAATATACAAATACTTTTTAAATTTTTAAAATTTTTTAAAAAATATTTTTTGTAGCGGGAGATGGATTCGAACCATCGACCTCAAGGTTATTTCTTCCTGATTTAATCAAAAACGAGCCTTGCGAGCTGCCTCTGCTCTATCCCGCAATATTTCTTTGTATTTCTATATATTAAAAAGTTTAACTCTTTTTTAATAAAAATGAAACTTTTTTATATTTTTTAATTAAAAAAGTATGAATAATACAAATTTACACTTGTTTGTAATAAATGGGTTATTAGATCATAGAGATACATCAAAAGTAGAAAGACTGTTTCAAAATATCTTAGATTGGGAAGATATGAAATACTTAGCTTGTTGTCATGAAATAAAAAATGGACAAGAAATATTCATTTGTTGTTTTGCTAAAGAAAAAATAAATCTTTTAGATAAAGAGTTATCAAAACTAAAGGTAATAATAAAGTCAGAAGATATATCTGAAATAGCTCTAAAATCAAAACATTGTGAAGAATTGGAATTAGTTATAAAAGATCATCCTGATAACAAAATCATAATTGAAAATTTCATATTAGATAATATAGATTTAGATATAATCCTAGATAAAATTTGCTACCATGGGATGGAATCACTAAGTCGAGTCGAAAAAAAATATCTAGAAACTTTATAAATAGAATATGAAATATATTCTAAAATATAAAATTTTTGAAAATTCTTATAAATTATTTGAGTCCTATGATGATATTAAGTCAGTTCTGAAAGATGTTATGGATGACATCGAAGATGAATTTGGATTTGATTGTCTATATCATAACGGATATGGTTGGTCATATCCCTGTGATTTAGCCCTTGTTGTTCCACTCCATCGGGTAATTGGTATTCACACTCACTAACAAGGTTAAAAATAAAGCCAAGTGAGTTTAGGAAAAAAATAGAAGAAAAAATTCAAAAATTAGAAAATGCCATAGAAAAAATTGATTATGGTGTTTCTGATGAAGATAATTTAGGAAAAAGACTACTTTCAAAATGATAAGGATTATTGAAGATCAACAAGAAGAAATTAAACCAGCAGATATTTCACAAACAGAAAAAGAAATGTTATTAGCAAAGTATGGGTATAAAAATACATTACCTGAATCAGATGTACAAAATAGTACATCTAACCTAACATTTGAAGAAATGTGTAGACTTGAAGAAAATAAATTAAAATCTGAACAATATGAGAGAAATAAAAAAATGTATGGTCCAAAGCCAATAACATTTGACAATTCAAATTATTACTCAAATGAAAATTATGAGACTAGTGATGGGGTAACTTTCAAAGTTTCAATAGTAAGTGATATGCCATTACCACCCAATGAAAACTATTAAAAAATATAAAGATTTTAACGAAGGATTGATCTCAAAAGGATTGGAAATTTTAAACTATAAAATTGTCAAAGAAAATGACAAAATAGCTAAAAAATATCTTGACATGGTATATGAAGATTATGGAAAGCCTGGTGAAGGAGGCGGTAATTTTCCGGAATATATTGAAATTGAAATAATGTCCATAAAAGAGCAATTGATAAAATGATTAGTTTTTTTATTACTGAATATGTTAAAAAATACCCACAACTAAAAGGAAAAAAATATTTAAATGCTAACGAAATATTTAAAATAGATAATAATCTATTTCAAAAATCTTTAAAATATCACGACGAAGAAAGGAAAAAATCTATTTCTGAATATGAAATGGAGAGAAAAAATATCGAAATGGAAATTGAAAGTAAATATTTATACACAACTGAAGAAATAGAAGAATATATTTATGAACTAAAAGAATATTTGGAAGAGAATTTTATAATATTGGAAACAAAAATTGAAATGGGTATTATAAAAAATAATCAGGTTTGGTTAAAAAGTAGGCACCTGCAGCAGGTATGGAGTGGATTCCACAACAAGATCATATACAATATTCTAAAGAGAAATTATTCTACTTTATTGAATTCTCAATAGATAAAAATTCTCTTTCAGAAAATGAGAATATATCAAAAACTAAATTATCAGAAATATATTCAAAAATAAAAGAATTAATAAATCTGCCAAATGATTTAAAACTATTTAAATATGGGTTATCAGAATATTCTGATGATCCTTTTATATCAAGACATTCATTATTTTCCATGTTATTAGATGATTATAATCTAATAATAACTATTGAACAAAATTAAGGCAAGTGTCGTATATCCTTCTTAGGTGATTTAGTTTTCCCATTATGGCTCCAAAGTCTAGCAAATGGTGTTGTAAAATAATCATTGTAGATTAATGTGTCATCCAAATGTAAATTTATTCCATTTTCCTTACAATAATTTGCTTTTACCTTATCCCACGCATCACCTTCAAATTTTTTTTGAATCACCCCATCTGGAAACTGAACTTCACCAATTATTGGTGTCTTATTTTCTATTAAAAAATCATATACAGAAAATCCATGAGTCCATTTGATTTTTAATTTATCAAGTTGTGCTTCCAATTCATCATTCCAGCTACCTCCTGTTATTATATGCACCTCACCACCAGCTTTAATTATAGCATTACTTAGGAAAGAAAATGATTCTGGTAAAGCATCTATAACACCATGAACATCCAATCCAATTTTAAATTTTGAATCTGTTGTCGTTATATTTGAAAATTTATTTATCATATTCTATTTATTCATATTCGGAAGAAATATTAAGTATTTCTAACTTCATTAATCCAGAAGGAACATTTACTTCAACGATATCTCCCCTTTTCTTACCCAAGAGAGCTGCTCCGATAGGCGAATTAAATGAAATTTTTCCAGATTTTATATCAATTTCATTTTCTGGAACAAGAGTCCACACTATTTTCTTATTTATATTGTGATTTTTAATATGTACTGTTGATAGCATATTAACTTTTGATGTATCTCGATTGTTTGTTATTACTTCACACAATTTAATTTTCTCTTGTAATAAAGATATTTTTGACATCAAATTATCGTGATATTCCTTTGCGGATTCATATTCAGCATTTTCTGAAATATCTCCCTTATCTCTGGCCTCACTTAACATATCAATGGCATTTTTGCTTTCCACAGTCATTAAACGAATTAATTCTTCATTCATTTTCTGAAGTCCTTGCCTCGTAACGTATATTTTCATTTAAAATTTTTACTATTTTATTATTTATTCTCCAAAAGTTTTAATATAAACATCCTCAATTGCCTTAATGCCATCCGATGTTATTTCTCTTGTTCCGACTCCAGCAAAGTTTTGAGTCTCTATTTTAGGAGTATCTTTCAACTCTAAAAATGACATAGTAGAATAAGACCATCTAAACCATTTGAGTTTAGTTTGATCAAAAACATAGACATCTTTTTGATTATTAATTCCCATCATACAACAATATCCAGTCCCACCATCAACAGTTTGAATTTTTGATTTTGAATAATATCCCCTATTAGACTTTTTACCCGGATCAACAATATTACCAATTGCAAATATTTGATTAGAATACTTAACCTGTGCCCAATTTCTTGCTAAAAAATTCATATACTTATTAATTCCAAATCTATCCATGTGTTTATTGGCTTTGTTAACCTCCACCACACCTTCTTTAAAATCATCATCACTTATTTCAACCTTATTTGGAGAATTATGAAAATTTGTTTTATAAGAATAGGCTCTTGTTTTTACACCAAATTTTTCACCCAATTTCTCCCAAACTGTATCTGATCCAACCGCACCACCAGAATGACAAATTATATTTTGCAGGTCAATAGTTATATTAAATATATCAATCATATAATTTTATTTAATTTAAAATCCCTAACCTCATTTAGTGGCATATTACAATGTAGAATAATATCCCCATCAAATCCATAAATAAATTTTGTTAGTTTGTATTTTTTAGGCAATCCATTATCAGCAAAAAACTTTTCAAGAATATCATAAGACATATGTTTATTAAAATCTAAGAAAGGTTTCTCACTAACTATTGTTCCAATAACAACACCGCAAGATTTTATTTTAATTTCTGTCATTTTCTAAAAATAATATTTATAGCCTCTTCTCTACGTTTAGCTAAATTACCCGGAAAAGATATTTTCATTTCATCCCAAAAAATTTGTTTATCAATAAAAGTGCAATTATCAAATTGCCATGAAAAGCTTTTAAATCTATATTCATTATATATATCTTTCTTTTCATCGAATGATAGACTATTAAACCAATATTTATCAGGCACCAATTTAGAAAATTTTTCTAGTATTCCCTTATATTGTCTACGTTCTTGGCGAGCTGACGACTGACCATCATTTATCCGAGATAATCTCTGGCCATTTTTATTAGCCATCAAAAGTGTTTTTTTGTCTTGATATCTCATATCGAATATTTTAAACCATCAACAACCCAAATACCTAATTTTCCATCGTTTCTAAAATATAGATCTCGAATGTCTAATTTTTCCTTTGTGATATACTGCTTTAATTTCAAATAGAATAACTGACCATTAACAGATACCATTTCTTTATAAAGGATGTTTCCATTTATATCATAAATACTATCAATTCGAAAATCTTCAATTCTTTCAACTGAAAATAATTTTATTCTAAACTTAGATTGATCAATAATGTTATATACATCTTTGATATCATCAAAGGAATTAAATTTTATAATAACCTCATCATTTTTAACGCATTCAATATTATAATTATCATCCAACATTCGAACAACTTCTTGAATAATATTTCTCTGTATCTTTTGTTGTTTTTTAGCGTTAATATTACCAAATATAAATTGTCTTAGATATTTAGAATGAAGGAAAATCTTTGGTAAATTAAATTTATTAAGAAGATCTACATAAGAATCTCCCAATTCATTTAACTGGTCATATTTCTTAATAGAAGTCCAATTTGCACTACGAATATCAATAGATAAGTATTTACAATCATCATTATACTTATATGAGTTATTTGTTGGTAAATCTAATAAATTATTATCATAACAAAATTCTACATAAGCATTGGTAGATTTAATAAAATCTATTATTTCGTTTGTTTTTTTTACCTTATACTCAAGAAAATTATCTATATCTTTATCAGCCTCCTCAAATAAACTAACTAATTCTTGAATATTTTTATACTTTTCTGTCTTAGACAATTGATCGATATAATAATCAAAATGATCCCGAACAGGAATATTCAAATCAAAAAGTTTTGTAAAATCTTTGTTATTTTTCATCTATAATACTATTAATTCTTGAGTCTCTAATTTTTATAACTATATCATTAATATCATCAGGAATACTATTTTTCAATTCATCCAATACATTATTTCTAATAGAAAATTGCACCAATTCTACTAGCAAATTTTGCTCAAATTCATCATAATCCATTAGGTCCATCTATCTTTTTGTTTTTTTCTTCTATGAAACCCAGTATTGTTTTTTCTATCTCCTTTTGAAAAAATTAAACCATCCATCTTAGAAAAAACAGATTTAATAAATATTGATGTGCATCTCCAATTATAACCTTATCGTTTGGAAATTGGTTTGTATAAACCTTTGCAATATGTTCATTGTATTCTACTGCGGTAATTTCGTAATCATCACCCCATAACTTTCTATTACCACCAATTCCAGCGTATAGATTTAATATTTTCTTTTCCTCGCTCATTTTAATAAAAATTTTGTTTTGTGTTTCAATTCAAGTTTATCGTTTAATCAACCGTGCCAGCGTATAACAGCGGGTTTGTGCTATTTGCCCCATTAAGTTTGTCGTTAAATTGAAGCATTGTGCAAGGGGCAAACAGACACAAAGCCGCAAAACGTTATCGGCAAGCGTAAGACGACCACTGCACAGCCATAGCCTTTGCAATTCCCTCAAATGTCTTACTTCTAATTTTGGAAACTTCCTTTAAATTGCCTTTGCCTTGCTTTAGAGTTTCAGCATACCAAGATGAAACTACCTTCCCTAAATTTGCTCTTTTATTATCAGGTTCTACAATGTTTGTAGGCTCTAATTTTGGCAATCCTTTTAACCATAAGCAAGTCTTTTTATTTACACTATGCCCATATTCATAAGGTTTTATTATTTGGTCAGGTTTTCGCCATCCAGTGTTTAAATATCCAACAGGATTTTCTATTGCAATCAATGGGCAATCGTTATTGTAAATCATTTGAGCAAATTCCATTGCTTCATCTCTTAATCTTAATCGGTTTGCCCTATATTCATCAGTAGCACCTTTTCGTGTCAAATTACACATACCTGCATTAGTCAAATAAGTGCAAGGGGGGAAGGCAATTATCATATCCCACTTTAGCTTTAGTAATTCAGTTACATCGTGCTGTAAATGCCATTCAGGGTGTCCACCACTTTCAGGTAATAAATCACAGCTAAATGCTTCGTGTCCTAATTTGCGTAATTCCTTTGTAACCGCTTGACTTTCCTCACAAGCAACAAGCACTCGGAGAACGCCAGCCGATAACACGGGTTTGGCAAAATGGCTGTTTAGTTCTTCTATCAACATTTGTTCTTAATTTTAAAGTTTAGTAATTCTATTTATCTTCGGGTTCAGCCACTTCGCCAAGCCCGAAACCGTTAGCAGTAATACTACATTCCATCTCCGAATGAAGTTATTATGTTAAATTCTTTTTCTTTTCTTTTTTCTTCCACCCTCTTTAAAGAAATATTAAAATAATCCATATTATTCTCAATTCCGATAAAGTTTCGGTTTGTGTTTATACAAGCAATTCCTGTGGTGCAACTTCCAAAAGTATTATCCAACACTATGTCATTTTCGTTACTATATCCGTTTACAATCCATTCCAAAAGTTCAACAGGTTTTTGAGTTGGGTGTAATTGGTCTTGCCTTCTCCATTTTTGAGCAAAGTTTAATATCGTGTTTGGGTGTCTTTTACCATCAACACTACCATACAAATAATTGTCTTTTGCACCATACTCCATATTGTTTACCCCCTTTTTACTATTTCTTTTGTATGGTGTTCCTTCTACCATTTGTGGTTTGTAGTATGATGCACTCTTACCAAAAACTAAAATCAGTTCGTGCTTTTTAAGTGGCATATATTTAGCAGTTAATGGGCTTCCACATTTGCTTTTCGCCCAAACCATTTCATACCTAAATAGTTTTTCATTGCTCAATGCTAATTTAAAAGCAAACATTCCAACACCAAATAAAAGTATGTTTCCTTTTTTTGCTAAAATTCGTTGATATTGTTCCCAAAGTTCATCAAGTGGTATCAGGCAATCCCATTTATTTGCTGTAATGCCAAAAGGTAAATCCGCACAAATAAGATTAATACTTTTATCAGGTATCAATTTCATTTGGTCTATTGTATCTCCGTATCTTAAATCTATTGTCATAATTTTATTTTAATATTTTCCCAATATTTTTTCAATCCAAATAGAAAAAATATTTGGCTTTTTATCAATATTAAGTAAGTAATCTAATTTACTTGCACCGGATTCGGTTAATTTACCAGTGTTTTTTTCCGAAAAAATCGATTGCAACCTATCATAAGGTTTTAATTTTAAATCTTCATTTTCCATTTTCTACAATTTTTAAAAATATAGTTATTAATTCAGCTCTTTGATCCTTAGTCAAGTTTGTGTTACAAAAGAAATACTCCAACTTTATTAGTATTTTTTCATCTATTTTATCAGCCAATAAAGAAGCCTCGGTGATATATTTACGCATTAAATCTTAATTTAAGTATATTCTTTAATATTAAACATTCTTCATATTTCTCGTTATCTTGAAAGTATTTAAGTAAAAATTCAACAAAATCTTTGCGATATGGTTTCATATTATCATCAAAATAAAAGCCAGAAACAAGCCTATTGTATGCTATTTCCATAGAATTCATTAGTTCTGATTCTTTTGATATTGTTCTAAAAATTTTTTCTCATCCTCGTCTAGATTGTTGATACCAACCTCACCAATTCTATCTAGAATATCATCTATTGTGAATGTTTTAGGAGGATCAACTGGAAAAGCTGGAGGAAATTCAATTCCTGGGTTTATTCTTGATACTGTTTTCCTATCAATAATATTTCCAAATATTTTTACACAATCTCTAATCTCTGTTGAGAATTGATTTTCTAATTTTGAGCATATATTTTTAATAATGTTTTTGTCTGCATAATGTGAACCATAAATACATTCATTTTTCTTAAATAATGAAACATCCTTTTTATCAAAAAAGAATACCATATCAATAACACCAGATGTCAATGTTGTAATCCTAAATGAGATATTATCATTAAATCTTCCTAAGAAGAAAACAGATCTTGTCCCGATAAGACTTTCTATTTCCAAATAAATATTATTATGTTCATCCCGGATTTTTTGTATCTCTTTTTCAGCTTTCCATTTAGATAATTTTGTAAAAATCAAAAGACCAAATAGAATTCCTGATAAAAACGATATAATTGATAAAATTATTAACATATTTTTTTTATTATTATTTATAATTAAAGTTTATTTTCTTATTATATGGAGTTTATATATTTCAAAAATCCAATAAATAATCAAATATGATGAGTTAAAAATACTAAAAATATCACACAAAAATTGATTTTTTACAAAAAGAGTAAAAACAATAATCAAAAAACATGGAATTAATGTTACTAAAGCCCATTTTGGCGATTGTAGAATTGCAAATTTCTTGATATTAAATGATATTTTAGATGATATTCCTAATTCTGATAATTGATAATCTCTGCGGCAAGATTTACACAGAGCTACCTCACCCTTATTATTAAGGACATTTTTCATTAATCTAATAAGTTCATCGATATCAGTTGTTATTTCAGATGAACAATTATAACATTTTATACCAGACTTTTTATCAACAAGATTTTTCATATAATCCTTACCATACTTTCGCTTATAAATAAAGTATAAGATAATAACTGGAAATACTAATAGGCTAAGAATAAATTTGAACAACACCATGAAATTACTTATTTAATGACTTAAAGCAAAAAGGACCAAATCCAGTTATAATAGAATCAGGATCTGTTAAAGTTTTACCACACTTTCCACACTGACCCTCATGCCATATTTCAATAAAACTCGGCAAAGATTTGTCATTCAATTTATTTAAAATATAAGAAAATACTTTAAAACTTTGAGAATTGGAAGAAATTCTAGATTTTTTAGAGTGATAAAAGGATTTATCAATAATAGTTCCAATAAATTCATAAACATTTGGATTTGTCAAAACCTTGACAAAGAAAATATCTTCCTTTTTATGTTTAGTTACCTTAAATGTAAATCTATTCTGGGATTGTGAGTTTTTCACAGTAAATAGAGACTTACCAGCTAATACAAAATCTAACGCCTTACTATTATCTATAATATGTCCATTCATATTACAAATATACGAAAAATATATCGAAAAACAAAGGAAAAAATAAAATATTATTTAACACAATTTTAACATATCCCTAACAATAATGGCGTCCTCATAGTTCTCATCAAAGACATAAATATCTAAAACTTCTTCTAAAACTCTTCGTTTAATTTGAATAGGGACCATATCAATAAAAAATGTGTCAAATTCATAAATTCTATCTACTGATATTGAATTTTTGGGAGAAGACCAAACCTCATTAATAATGATTTTATCCTCATCTCTAGTTAAAATAAAATCTGGAGACAAATTGTATTGTTCAACAATTTTATTGAACTCCAATTCGGAGAACGTCTCATCATCATCAAAATACGACTCAAATACCATAAAATATATATTACATATTAAATTGATATTTTTTCTTTATTATATAATATAAAAGAACAGCATCATTTATATCCTCATGTGGTTTTGGTATGTTTTTAATTGATGATATTTCAGACTTTATAGATTTTATATAACTAAACCACGGATCAGTAATATCATTATTTTCAATAATAGATAGACACATATCATTTTTAGTAAATTTTCCACCTGGCATACCAATTAAATTTCTATATTCATACTCAATTCTTACCTTTTTCTTACCGACTGTTTTGACTATTGGTGGATAAGTCAACTTACAAGATTCGAGTTTCAGAGTTGATGGTGAAAAAATAATTATATTCTTTGTCACAATATCGTATATTTTTTTTCGTAAAAGTGTTGAAAATGTTACTAAATCTACCAAATCCCCAACCTGTGCTCCAAAATTATAACCCTCAATTGCTACAATTGTTTCTTCTTTTGTATCTATTAGTCCCAATATATCTGAAATTATTTTATCAGTTATTAAGTCATAATCTTTCAATTTAGTTAATTCTCCAGTAGAATAGTCGCTAAAATCTCTATAATCGATAAATTCATATTTACAATACTGTTCGGCAGATTTATACCATTTAGATAACCCATTCTTATTGAAAGCATTGGATTCCTTACAATAATTTATTATGTGTCCATTAATAACAACAGCGGTTGAAATAAGACTTGGATCAATTCCAATAAAATTCATGCTTTTTATTTTTATATATCTCCTAAACATGTCTTCATTCGGTTTATATAAAATGTAATGAAGTCCAAAAAAATTGAAAAAATAGTTAAGCGAATTGTTACTTCCATTAGAAATGAAGAACAAAAAGAAAGATCAGATATGATGGTAAAATCTACAATCGAAGAGCCATCTATGGATTATATGTTTACCGAATCTGATGATCAGTGTAAAAAAAGAATAAGAAATTTAGTACCAAGACTTTTATCTCTAAGAGATCAGATAGAGTTTAATCTATTTGAAAGGAGAATGACTTTAGGTTCTAGATATGAACAAAAATATTCTACAAAAAATTCTAATAAAAATACATATTTTCATATCGAAATATTGAAAGATTCTGGATTTATATTAAATTGCAATGAAAGAAAAATTTTCATGAAAGATACTTCACTATTTGATGATATCAAACCAAAAGTTAAAGAAATTTTTGATAAAATCAATCAAGAAAATTTTAATGAGTTGTATAATATTGTAATGGTCGATAATGGACTATCAAGAGAATCTAATTTGGATGAAATTCTTAACGCTTTTTAAGTTTAGCACCCAATGTATCTGGATTCTGAGCAACAACCCAATTAAATAGATTTCCGTACTTATCAATCACCTCCTTGTATGAAACATTTCTACGAAGATCCTTACCATCATTGATTCTATATCCATTTTCACTCGGTATTACTTTCCCAGCGTCAATAAATTCTTGTAACTCTTTTAAAATTTCAATTCTTTTCTCTATGCTTAGTTTAGGACTGTGTCCAATCCAAGCCATACTTTTATCAATATTTTGTGTATATCCTTTTTCTATTAAAAATTCCAAAATATCTCTGTTTCCACTCTCATATGCCCAAGCTATATTTAATCCTCGATTGGCAATAACCGCTCCTTTATCAACCAATAATTTAAATACATCAAATAATCCCTTTTTAATTGAGAGTCTTATTGCTAAATTATCCTCAAAATTAGGATCTAATCCATTATCTAAGCAAAATTTAACCGCATTATAATCACCAAGTAATCCTTTGAATACCGTTGGAGTCAATTCAGCACCAGCATTTAACATATATTTTAAAATTTCAAAAGCAACTGTCGAATCCTCAATATCTGAAATCTTATTAACAGATGCTTCTTGTTTCTGTCTCATATTTGGAGAAGCTCCGAAATCTAATAAGTATTTAACTTTTTCAGCATTGACCTCTGATATAGCATTATCTAATGCCTGTCCTCTTTGTGTATTAACATCTGCTCCATCTTCAACCAAATATTTCTTTATTTGTTCTAAAGATAAACCCTTCTTAACAATTTCTCTGTTAGCAACCACTCTCCTTCTTTTTTCATCAATTTCTTTGTCTGTCATTGATGCAAAATATTTCCAAAGATCATCATCTATACCATATGCCTTCTCCCAACTTTTTAATAAGGGTTTAAAATTTTGAGAAAATCCACTATCATCCTTTAAGTGACAAGCTGTTATTTGTTGTCTAGGTCCAATGGTTATACCAATAACCGACTTTGTATCATAACTTGGTAAGTTGAAATTATATATGTAATATTGTTTGTTATAATTATTGTCTGATCCAACATAATGATCCCACTGATATAAGCTATCTTTTATGCAGTGTCTAGTATGTGAATTCATCATTTGGTTAGCTTGGAAAGATTTTATTTCCAGTATAAGTATGTTTGACTCATCAAAACAAACTTGAACTCCATAATTTCCATATTTTAAATTACATCTTTCGATTGCCTCATAAAATTTAACAGTTTCCGTATTATCAATATTTTTTAGATAATTTTGAGCTGATTTAATGAAATCTCGAATATTCTCAAATCTAACCATTTGACCAGAATAAACCTTATCACCCTTTCTATAAAATTTTCCTCTAATTTCGGTATCCTCTTGTAATGTCTTTAATTCTCCAAAAAATAACTTCCATAGTTTTTCCTGTGTGACTTTATTCACTTTACCATCTTCCATACCTAATTTACTAAAAGCCAATGCCAAATCATCAACTTGCTTTTTAATGACTGGTGGTTGTTTCTCATAATCAGCTTTTAATTTAGGAGTTAATTCATTATAAACCTTTCTAGTTGACTTATAAAGTAAAATATTCTCGAAGTCATCTATTAAATTCTCATAATTATTTGGAATATTTGGATCTACATATGTGCCTATAGGTCTTCTAAGTAATGTCTTACCATCTACTGGGTTTTTAACATTTAAAAGATCTTTATATTCTATTAATTTGGCAAGAACTTCTTTAATATCATCAAAACTAACATTCTCAACTAATATTAAATAAGTGAACAAATGAGCAAATCCCAATTTATCTCCAATTAGTTCTCTAACTTTTTGAAGTAATTTACATCTTTCTACAGCTTTTGTTTCCTCTGGAGTTACTTTTATTTCTCTAAATTTTTGACGAGCATTATTTTTTATCTCATCAGGTAATTGAGAAAATTTAAATTGTTCCCCGTCCTTATTAAATAAAAATAAACCACTTGGATCAACCTTAAAATCCTTACTTACTTCTACAACCGCCTTGTTTATCTTATATGTATCTCTTAGCAATTTTTTAGCACCATCTAAATTCTCATTAATTGGTGATAATCCTAAAAATTTGGAATATTTCAAAAGCTTCATTTTGCTCTACTATTATTTTTTACCAATCTGTTTATTTCGGATTCGTATATTCTCCATTCAAGACTTTCCTTGATAAAAGGAGTTAATTTTTGTAAAGTTTCTATATCACCTCTATCTAAAGCATCATCAATTAATTCTTGTATCTGTGATTTAGACATTTTTGAATAGTCCGTTTCAGCTGGTTTATTAGTAATTTTGGTTATCTCATTATCATCTTCTTCTCCTTCTCCTTCTTCACCCACATCAGAAGATGAGGATTTCCAATCTTCCATATCACGATTATATTTTTCCATATCTTGATTATATTTATCAATTGAGTCTTTATAATCACTGATATTTCTAATGGCTTCATCTATAATCTTATCTACCTTTATTCTTGCTTCTTCTTTTTTTGATAGAATTCCCTTTATTAATTTTAGGAAATCATCAGTTGACATCGTATTACGATCAATAAGTATTTTATATACCTCTTCTCTAACATTTGGATGTTTAGAAACCTTATCATTTAAATTTATAAAGTCTCTTATATCTGATGCAATTTCAGGTCCATATTTCCAATCTTCTGGTTCATCTTCGATGCCGGTATTTAAAATAGATAACTCAGCTGTTCTTTTATCTTCTGGCAATCCTCCTAATGATAATATTTCAAAAAGACCTTTAACAGATTCATGTAATAACATAGGGAAATCTATACCTCTCGCTCTAATTATTGGAGTCTCCTCACTACTTTCTTGAATGTCATTTTCTATTTCATCATCATCCTTTCCAAATAGTTTTGCAAAGAACGATTTTTCTTTATCCTCTTCTTCCTTATCAATCTCTTCCTCTTCTTCCTCTTTCTTCTTAGGTTGCCAAGCGACGAAGCAAGCCCCTGCCATAAAATCTGGAGCCTGCTCCATCATTTGTGACCTAACATCAGTTGGTATAATCCAATCTAATTGATCGGCTACCTTTGTCGTTTCATCCCAAAGGTCAAAAACCACCTTAGCGGTTTCTTCACCATATATTTCCTTTAATCCTTCCTTAACTTCCTCACTATGTAAAATATGCTTTGTATTTTTAGCCTCTCCCTGTATTACTAAATTGGCTATTTTTCTTTTGTGAATTTCCTTCTTAACATCTTCATCCTCAATTTCCTTCATTTTAGGTGGTTCGGCAGGTTCACAATCCTCACAACTATCCATCCAATCTTTAACTCTACCAGGTCGTATAATTTTAATATCAACCTCTATTTCATATCTATCTATCAATTCTTGGTAAATATTCAAAAAAACTTTAGTTGCTAATTCAGATAATTCGTTTTCTTTTCCCCTAACATATTGCATAGAAGATTGCATTAATTGTCCAATTCTATGACCGAGTTCCATTTCTTTCCGAGATGGTCTTCCTCTATATGGCATATCTTCCGGAGTTATATTAAGTCTTCTTTTAGCTCTGTTTTCAATATTTGATAAATAAGGGTCCTCTCCCCTACTATTTTTATCTTCACCGGGAACTCCTGGATTACCTTTAATAGTTACCTCTTCTAGAAATTTTTTATAGTCCTTCATTATCTTCTAAAAATTTTTTAATTGACTCTCCTTTTTTATTCATTTCTGATATAAATCTTTTAGCCACATCCATTTCAGTAATTTCATCTTTCTCTGCCTTTGGAGCTGGATCCGCTGATGGTCTTTCAATTTTACCAGGTGATGGCTTTGATGGTCTCTGAGGTTTAGTTGGTTGACTCGGTTTTGTTCCAGGTCTTGATGGAGCTGGCTTAACAGCCGGTTCAGCACCCTCCGTAAAAATGTTAAATTTCTTTAAATATCTCATATATAGAATATTTTAGTTTATATATTAAAAAAATATTTTAATAATTCTAAAATAGTTTGTATTTTTGTACAAATAAATAAAATAAAGAAATATATGAAAGCATTTGTACTAATGAGGAAAGGTTATGAATATAACGATGAAATTTATAATGAAACAGAAGGTGGCACTCCAAAAAAAATCTTCTTTTCTGAAAAAGACGCAAAAGAATACCTAATTGAATTAAATATTAAAGAAGTTAAAGAAAGTGGCATTGAGAGTTACGCCTATGATATTGAAGATATTGTTAATAATGTAGATAAATTAAAGGATTTTGTATCCAAACTCAACGAAAAATATGGAAAAAATGAATCAACCAATCGTTGGTATGATTTAGGCGATTATGCTTTAAATAAAAAAGCTACCTTGGAAGAAGGAAAAGAATATCTTAAATTAATAAATTTAAGATTTTATGAATTAGTTCCGGTGGAAGTTGATGTACCATCTACACGAGATCATAGAATTGATCAAATTCTAACAGAAAGCTAATAAATAAAAATTCGCATTTAATATATAAAAATATGCGAATCCAAACTTTCAATTCATTTAAAATCACAGAAAAGCTCGGAATCTCCGAACCATCAATACAATTTGTTGATTTGATATGTAATCATGCTATAACCGCCTTTGAAGACTTTATAGATGTTTCAGATCAAAAATGGGATAACAAAATGGAGAAAATTCCTTACCGATTGGTAAGACCATATATTTTGGATTTAGAATTATATGAAGAATTCCCGGTTGTGTCTTTTGAGGTTGTTTATAATTTTTCTAAACTAACAGAAAATCAATTTTCTCTCAAATTTCCTCGATCTTTAGAAGAAGATATGAGATTTGCTATAGGTGGATGGGCAATTGGATATGGACATAAAAATTGGAAATGGTATTCAAAATTTACAGATCCTAAAAAAAATGTAACTGATAAAGGAATTATAGTTCAAATAGGATTAGACATCAAATTAAATAAAGAAACATTTGACTATACTATTGATAGCGAAAGAAAAAAAGTAAAGGATGATATTAAGTCAACAATATGGCATGAACTAAATCATAGCTTTGAGCATTATGTCAGGACAATAAAGGGAGATAGATTAAAAAGAGTTTGGGATAGATCGTTTAACACGTCAATAACTTGGGCTGCTGAGAATAGATATAATTTCCCCAAGCCCATATGGCGTTTTTGGGATAGAAATTTTCTTTATTATACTTATATTTCCGAAAAACATGAATTGAGAAGTAATATCCAAGAAATGGGATATTTTATAAAAAATTATCCAAATCAAGATATAAAAACATTTAATATCTATAAAAATGCACAATCAATGATATCATTTGATGCCTATGCATTCTACCATCGTTTACTTAAAAAAATATCAGAACACGAAACACTAAAAGGACAAGAAGAATCTATTGCTGAAACTCTTAAAAAAATGTGGGTTGATGTGTATAAAAGACAGTGTGAGACTCAAAAAGCTGAGCCACTAATATCCTTTAATACTTTAGATAAAATGACATGCTTAGAATTTTTAAGATGGTGGGGTAAAAAAATAAACTCAAATGGTAGATATTTAAAAGAAAAGATCTTAAAATTAAAATACGGATTGAATAATGAAGAAGTTTAGTAAAATACAAGAAAATTCGGGTAAAAAATATTTTGAAGTATATGCTGAAATAAAAATATCCTTTGAATCCGAAAATGAAGGAGAAGCTGGCTATAAAGCTGATTCAATAATTGGTGCAATAAAGGAACAAGTTGACTATAAAATACATGATATATCTGAAATATCTCAAACTGAATATATAAAATTATTCGAGAGTAATAAATCCAAAGATGGAACACAAAATATTTAAAATACTATGAAAAAGTTTTCACATTTTAGAAAAATAAATGAACAAGAATTGAGCCTAAGTTCAGAAAAAGAAGAAAAAGAAGTAGGAACGCAATCTTCAACACAAGAATCTAAACCCGAAGAAGGAGAAGTAACTAAATCAGAACCATCTAAATTCTTCTCAAAGATATTTGAGGCAAGACAAATGGCACACATATATCATCTACAAGTGAAAGGGGATAATGGTTCTTATGCCGCTCATACAGCTTTAAATGATTTTTATGATGGTATTTTAAATCTACTTGATGAACTAATAGAAACATATCAAGGACAGTATGATATTATTGAAAATTATGATTTGATAGATACTAAAGAAACATCATCTAAAGATAAAATATCCTATTTCACAGAATTCGCACAATTTATTAAAGATACCAGAAAAAAAGCAATTTTAGAAGAAGACACACACTTACATAATATTATTGATGAGATTGTAGCAATGAATTATAAACTATTATATAAATTAAGATTTAATAAATAAATTAATATAAGAATTTTCTACCACTTTCGTTATAGTCTTCAAAATTATTAATAACGCTATCCAATTTATCTATAATATCTGTTATATTATTTCTAACTAATTGTAAGTTTGATATAGTATCATCTATCTGATCATTTGATTTATCTGAATTGCTTCTAAAGTTATTTAGTTCATTTATTAATGAGTCAATATATTCCCCTCTTTGATTCGTATTAGAAATCATTTCTCTAACTTCTTCTAGAATTTCATTAACTCTATCTGATGAAATATCAACAATATCAGCTTCATTAAATTTTTTGATCCTCATTTCAATTTATATTTATTAATATATATATTAATGAAGAAAAGGCTTATTCTAGAATTTACAGAATTTAACTTACAAAGATATAATAATGATTCTGTACAAGCATCAGTACATGTCGATAATCCCGCATTATCATTAAATGCATTTGATAAACATGAAGATTTAGTCAGACAAGCAATAAGTAGGATTGGGAATATACATGGATCACTATCTAATAGCACATCATATAAGATTCTTAAATCCAAATTAAATTTGGAAAATCAGAATTTACAGAATTTAAAAATTATAAGAATTGTTAAAAATCAGAATTTAAATTATGATGTTTATGTATCATTCATAATAGAGGATTATGAATATTGGGGTGTTGTAAAAGATATACTCGGCAATTGCGAATTTAAATCTGAAGTGTTTAAAGATAACTTTCTATTACAGACAAAAGAATGGGTAATAAAACTAAAAGGTTTAATAATTAAAAATATTAAAAATTTTCTGAAACCACAATTTGGAAAATTTAAACTTATACAGAATGATGTAATATGTTACTCACAAATAAATGGTAAAATGTTAAAAATGATTCCCGGATCTGAAATAGAAGTATTAAAATCATATGACAATAAGATCATATTTGAATACGAAGGTGAAAAATACACACTAACAGGAGACAATTTTATCTATTTTAATTGGTGGTTTGATCCAATTTCTTAAGAAGTCTTATATATAGCAGTGAATTCAAGATATCCAAAAGATATCGAAGAGATTCCATTTATTATAGATGTCCCACCAATAGAAAAATCAGCATGATTCATAGTATTTGGTTGTAAATTATTTACACCATATCTTGCCCTAACAATTGTTTTCCCAAAAGCTGATGGCAATCCACTTAGAACAGTATCATATACTGCCAATGTCACTGAAGCCCCATTATAGTAAACACTAACAACAACCGTACCATCTTTATATTTCCTAACAGTTTTAGTTCCACTAATTCCGCTACCAAAAGTAGTACTACTTGATATATCAGTATAATATCCAAAGAGTGTTCTATTAATTTTACCACTTGTGGTATTTAAAGTTAACATGTAATCTAAAGTGCCATCAACTGATGGTAAAATTGCAGTTGATGCAGATGTATGTAACCTATTTCCAAGATAGTATTCTCCTGTTTGTGAAATAAAATCAATTGATGATTTTGAGGCAATCTGTATAGATCCATTCTGTGATATTGGATCTGAATTGCCAACTATTGAAGAATCTAATAATTTTGTTTGTATTTTTATTCTCTCGTCTGTTGAAGCAGTTGAATTATTTGATGATTGTATATAAAGGATTTGCCCACTGCCAGTTTGATATCCCTCGGATGAAACAACACTATACCCAGATGCTGTCAAGCTAGGGAAATGAGTCATAGTTAATTTAGATTCTCCCAATTGTGAAGCTCCTGATAATCTAATCTCAGATTTAGTTGAATTATAAATGGTTGTTGGAGAGCTTTGTGGAAACATTATATAACTCTTGTTAACACCACCACTAACCTTAATCAAAAATTCATTAGGTGCAGAAGACAGTCCTCCTAAAACACTTCTAAGTTTGCTTTCAAAATTTGTAGAAACCCATGATGTTGTGTAATAAAAAAAGTCTCCATTTGAAGCTGTGATTCCCGCGGATCCAGAAAGAGCATTTGCAAATTGAGTGACTTTCCAAACCGGAGTATTAGAACTATCATACGAAGAAACAATTTTAATTGATTCTCCATTTATTAGTTGAATATTAGATACAGTTGATCCAAAATTAGATACCAATGATGTGGATCCATTTACACTAATATTTAAAAATTGTGAATTATTGCTCTTATAATTTATAAATAAAACTCGACCAATTTGATCGCATGTTAATGGTAATGATGGAATTCGAATTGTCATCGGAGATGACGATCCATTATATACAATCAAATTACTATCAGTACCATCAACATAATATGTTGATCCTATTGTTGTAGTGGTAGTTGGTGTTAAAAAAGATTGTGTAAATCCAGACTGTTTAACAATACTAAGTCCTCCAAAAGTTAATGTTGATGTTTTTTCATATAATGATCCATTCATTTTAAATGACCCATCAACAAATAAAAGTTGATTCGAAATATATGGGTTAGTGCCAAATCCAAAACTTGAAGATCCGCTTATAAAATTACCCTTATTAAAAGATCTTAATAGATTAAATCCTGATGTGTTTCCAATTTCCAAATAAGGTGACCAAGTGCCTGAAGAAGTTGCTCTAATTTGGAAAGATAATCCAAAATTAGATCCCATTTCTATTTTAGATGACATTTTAGAAGAATTGAATCTCTGATCTGAAGAGTCATAATACCAATTATATCCTAAAGTAGATATATCATTGCCCGCAGAACTTCGTATATTCAAGGATAATGGTTCAGAAGAATTATAATTTAATTGTAAAATTGACTTTGGATCATTCGTATTTATTCCAATTTTATTAGATACTGTATAAATATTTGAACTGGAAAGTCCAGATGTAGATGACCAAAATGATATTGAGTTTGTTATACCTGTTCCACTCATCAAAGACCCATCAATATCCCAATTTGATAAACCATCATTCCAAATATAGGTTGTCCTATCACTTAATTGAAAAACCTTTAACCCATCATATTTATGTTCTATCGCATTTCTTTCAGTAGAATTTGAAACAACAAATCGTGAATCTATGGGAGATGACGCGCCTAAATAAAAACCATCTATTATTCGAATTGCCATTAACTAAAATTAAATTTATATCCTTGTGAAGGTGGTGGTATAGTTACAGTACTAATTGTTCTAAATATTTTATAAGATGTATTCCAATATCCGCTTGGGCTAGATATCGAAACTACCGAATATGTCCAAGTTGTCGATGCACTACCAGACTGCCATAAAAGAAAATTATTACCATCATATATTTCAGATAAAAGACCATAACTATTCGGATAGCAAAAATATAAATATCCACTACCAGCGAGCGATATGGTTTGATTATCGTAAACATCAACTAATTTTGTTAGATAATTGTTTATATTGTTTTGTGCGCTCGTACTGGTTGGAGCAAATCCATAAAAATATGGGTAGACAAAACGTGCAGTAGCACTTGATGTATATGATTGTGTCCCATCCGTAGCCGAAACCGAAAATGTAAATATACCTGTAGCATTAGAAGAAATCTGACTTCCAGAAAATCCATAAACATCATTAACAGTATTAATAATATATCCACTACCCGAAACAGTTGGTCCTGAATATGTCACAACAGAGCTCCATACCGATCCGTTGCTATACCTGTTACCTTGTATTTTAATCAATGATGATATGATATTAGCACTTCTTTTATTTAAAGTATAAGTAAAATTAACAGGAGTTGTAGATAAGGCAATATCATTTCTTTCATACGCTGCACTTGAAAGTGAAATGGTAGTAAGAGGACCTAAATATGGATACAAAATCTGTCGAATAACATCCTCCAATGGAACTTCACTAAATGTTGTACCAGCAGGAACTCCACCAAAATCTGTTAGTGTTGGTGTACTTTCTGTGAATTTTAATATTGATAGTTCACTTGATGTTCCGGGATTTCTTAATTCAAGATACCCCGAACTACTTCTAACTAACATCAAGTCTCCCGAAACTGAATATGTAGGAGATGATACCATTGAAGTAAACTCATTAACTGATGGGAAAATTAAATTATTAATTGATATTCTACCATTAGATCCTGCTAGAAAATTAAAATCGCCACCAAATGTCTGATTATGAGCTATAGTTAAGCTTAACGACGGTGTGCTTCCAACCACTTCACTTACCAATAGATAAGGAGAACTCGTATGTAGAGTTGTATTAGATCCGGCTAAAAAAGCAATTTTTAAATCTTGTGTTATTGCCGAATCAGATTTAGTATTATAAAAGAAAATATCCACATCAGATAAACCCGATAAAACAGAATTACTTAAAATACTGGATCCGGAAAGCTCTTTTTTGCCAAAAAAGAATCTAACATCCTTTATTTCACTTCTACCTAAACCAATATATTCAGACGATTGGCTATTTGTTGTATATCTAAATACTGAATTTTCCCAATTAGAAAAAACTGCATCTCTAACATCCTTTGGATTAATAAGCTTCTGTGTATTATCAGGCAAAAGCGCTAAAATATCTGATATTTGTGTATATGTAACAGCGTTTTGTCCAGGAGTAACAATACTATAAGTCAATGCCATTTATTGGTTTCTTTTATAGTATATATAAAAAATCAATCTCTAATTAAAGAGAAAGTCTAATTTTAGAATATCTTTTATTTTGGCAGTTTTTAAATCCAAATCTTCAAAATTTAATTTATCAAATGGAATTTCATTTTCCACATTCATTAAATCTGATATTTCCTTAGTGAAAGCATTCATATCAGAAATAGCAAAGCTATCTAACATTTCAATACCATTATTATCTTTTGGATGTACAGGGTTTCCAAACTCATCTCTAATTATCCATTTATCATAGATTTTTTTCTCAGCTTTCAATTTATCTTCCAAAATTGGAGAAATATATTTTATTATCCTTGATAATCGGAAAGCTGCCACTGCATTAATATCCATCTCAATAAACTGATTGATAATGGAGATTGTCTCATTATTTAAATCGGAATTTCTTATTTTAAAAGCCATAATTTTTATACTGTTAAATTTAAATATTGTTTTATTCTATTAACTGATAAATTATAATATTCCAAATTCTTCTCAATACATAGGAAATTTCTATTTGTCAAATAACAAGCTTCAGCTGTTGTCCCGGTCCCAGAAAATGTGTCTAAAATAGTATCACCTTCATTAGAATGTTTTTTAATCAAATCACAAATTAATTTAATAGGTTTTTGAGTAGGGTGATTCAATCTTTCCTTACCATGACAAAGCGGATATCTATAAATTCCATTATCATATTCTGAGTTGAAAGTTGGATTTTTTCCTTTAACAAAAGTGAAGAAATATTCACTCGCATTCGATAGATAGTTAGTTTTTGAATTAATTGGTGTTGGATTGGTCTTAACCCATTGAGCCACTCTAGGTTGTTTAAATTTATATTTTTTAGCCAAATCCTTGATAATATGAGACTTCCAAATATCATAAAAAATAATTAGAGTTCCTCCAGATTTTAAAACCCTATAATATTCGGAAAATAAGAAATCAAAATCAATATCAACATCCCAATCCCCAAAATCGATTGAATGATTAGAATACTTTGTTTTTATAAAATCTGAAGCATTATCCGAAACAATATTAAAATTAGACTTTTTAGATATGCCATATGGTGGATCAATTAATATTAAGTCAATAGATCCTGTTTTAATTTTTTTAATTTCATCAAAACAGTCAGCATTTATTATCAATTTGAAAGTAATTTTTACTTATATATTACATAAAGACTTTCTTTATAGAAATATATAAAATAAAAATCCACTAAATGAGTTTATCAAATATAGTTAAATCAATTCTTAATTTGCAAAAGAAAATTCATGTAAAAACTTTACCATCACAGGGACTCTTCTATAAAGATGATTTTGAACTATGGATAAAAAAAGCAGACGTAGCTGATATTATTGAATATGAATATAAGTATGAAAGGGAAGATATTGGTCAAGTTATAGGAAGATTAAAAAAAATCGTTGAGAAAAATACTATTGTTAAAAACGGATATTCCTATTCAGATATAAAGAGTGTTGATATAGTTTTCATTTTTTTTGAAATAGTTAAATTCACCAATAATAAAAAAATTGATATTAAATATTTCAATGATAATATTGGAAAAGATGATATAATAACATTTGATTCATCAACTTTTAATTATACTAATATTGATGAAAAAACAATGAAAAAATATGATAATAAAACCAAAGAATTTGTAGTTGATGGATTTAGATACTCAATACCATCAATTGGAATTGAAAACTCGCTAACTCAATTCTTAATATCCAAATCTGAGACTGAAACAGCTGAAGAATATAACAAATATTCATATGACTTTTTGTATTTTTTAGGACATAAAACATATTTAAATTTTGATGAAATTGATAATTTAATACAAATATTTAACTCAGACATAAGCGACGATGATAAAAATAAAATCAAAAAGATTGTTAAATCGCTATCAAAAATAGGAAAATACTCACTAAAGAAAGATTCAAAAGTCATTGATGTAACATCAAAGATTGATTTAGAAAAGATTTGGAAATGATTTAATATATAAAAAGTGAAAATATCAAATTGGAAATCATTTATTGAATCTCTTCAAGAAAATCCCATATCTAATATAGATTTATATAATAAGAGAATGGAAGGATCATTAATAGACAAGTTATTTTTTATTAAAAAAATAAAATTTGATTCTATTGTTGACTTTGGATGCGCTGATGGCATTTTACTCCAAAAAATCTCTGAAATAGACCCAAATATTAAGCTAATTGGATATGAAATAGATCCAGTCGAATTGGAAATATGTCAAAATAAATTAAAAAATAAGGCATTCATAACAGATAATTGGGCGGAAATTGCTGACAAAACCAAATATGATAAATCTCCAATACTTTGTCTAAGTTCTGTAATACATGAGGTATATTCATATGCATCAGATGATGTCTCAATAAATAGATTTTGGAATGAAAGAGTATTTGGAGGAATCTTCAAATACATTGTAATACGTGACATGATAACATCTGATTCCATTGATGATGAAAAAGATTTTAAAAATGATGTAGATAAAATTAAAAGTAAATTCGACCCATCATATATAAAATCATTTGAGAATATTTGGGGTAATTTAGAAAATAGCTACAAACAATTAACACATTTTCTTCTTAAGTATAATTATACAAATAATTGGCAAAGGGAGGTAAGAGAAAATTATTTTCCTATGACAATATCGGAGTTAAGAAGTAAAATACCATCAAATTATAGTATAGTATATGAAAAAAATTTCATTTTAAAATATATACTTGATCAAGTTAGGAATGATTTTGGAATTGAACTAAGGTGTCCGACACATACAAAAATGATTATTAAACGAAATGATTAAATCATTTAAAAAATTTAACGAGTCTGCAATATTCTTTGCAGAAAGTGATGAGTTTAAAAACGTTTTAAACAAACATAAAACTCCCAAAGATTTAATACATGATTATTTAATGGATATAACAGATTCAAATGAGATAGAAGTTGGAAATCCGACAACATATTTAAAAAGAATAAATGAAAATTCATTTAATGTTCTAATGATAATTCGATTAAAAAAAATATATAAAAACTTTTCATATGACCTTGATAAATATTTAAATTTAATTGAAGAGCAATCTGAAGATATAAAAGTCATAAAAAAATACTGCAATCTAATTTGCGAACAAGAAGGATATAATGTGAAATACGAAAATATTTCTATACCATTTCTTGGTTCAGTGAATAATACAAAAGATGTTGGATATTTATACCTGGACGTAAAGTTTATAAAAACTATAAATAGTTCTGATTTGGATATTGCATATAAAAAGTATTTAAAATCCGATAATGAATATAAAAATGCATATCAATTGGTTGTCAAAAAAATGGTAGAATCAGGAATTCCTGAGAATAATGTTGAAAATTTAATAGATATTCATCCTGAATATGATGAGATGGATATGATAATATTTGGATTTCTAACAAATGATGAAATAATAGAAATCGCCGAGTATAACAAAAATACTAAAAAAATATTATTTGAAGAAAATGGTATTAAAAGATCCGTAAGAGATTATAAAAATGGGGATTGTGATCAATACATATTATAATGAAATATTTAAAAACATATGAATCAATGTTGTCCTTAGCGGCTGATATGTATTTCTCTAAATACGGAGATACATTTACATCGCCAAATGATCCATTTAGGGTTGAATATTGCAATGTTACATTTCCAGATGAAAGAACTCTAACATTTAAAGTCATACGGGAGGATTACATGTCCGAAACTCTAAATTTGAGAATAGATATAATAGAAAATCGAAATGGTACTTTTAATCATATGCAAGATTTCTATCTGAAAGTTTACGGAACCAATATTCAATTTGATTCACTAAATGAATATCGATTTGTAAGAAAATATCTTAATTCGATTGACCTCTTAGATACTAATTTTGATTCATATATCTATTCAGATACACATAATGGTTGTTTTGACATCTCTACAAGAATAGTCAAGGAACCAAACTACTTTGGTAGAAACGGATTAATAGGTGAATACAATTATAATGTTATGCGTTCGATTAAAGATATTATCAAATTAGATAATAAATGGAAAACAAATATTATTGATTTTATCGAGCATGGACTATACAAATCATATGAAATTTTAGACGATACTGATAAAGATAAAGTAAGACCAATTGATATACAGGTTGAGTATTTTGGCAAGAATGTAGGTGTATCTGAATTATTATATCTATATCAAATTCTACGCGGATTTAAAAATAAAGAAATTCTTAAAAAGATTTTACAAATTGACACTCAATATATTGAAATTGATCTAATGTTGAAAATATTACAAGAAATTGTCTAATCAATAATAGCAGATGGTGGTGGATTTCGTTTTAATTTCCAGTGTTTAGATTCCCACTGTTTTATTTCTTCATCTAAACGAACTAAATCTTCTTTACTAATTTCGATATTTCTCTCTAATTGGATAATCTCTTTTTTGGATTCCTCTATTTGAGATAGTTTCAGACTAATATCTTTTTTGTCTTCGATTAGACTTTCTTTTTCTTTTTCAATGTCCAATTTTATTTTCTCCAATTCGGCTCTTTCTGAATTTATCATCTCCTTCTCAAAAGAAATATCATTTTCCATTTTTTGAATTTTATCCTTTTCCAATTGAATTTTTTCTAACTTAGAATTTAAGTCTCCTAAATTAAAAGATAATTCTTTCTCTCTCTCTGAAAGTATTTTTTCCAATTCAGATTTTTTATTTTCATATTCTAACACTAATGTCTTCTCTTTATCCTCTATTTCTTTATTGAGATTATTTTTCTTATTTTCCATCTCATCCAATTCTGATTTAAGATCACTACACTTCTTTTCTAATTCGGATTCCTTTTTATTATAAATTTCAATTTTTTTATTAATTTCATCTAAAGCATCTGTTTTTTCTTTTTCTTTATTTTTATCTTTAAAAATAACATTAGCACCTACAACCAATGATACTGCTAATGGATCAAAGACCAACATCAAAGCAATTATAAACCAATTAACAACATCATCAACAGATCTATTAGTAATTTTAGCTATATACTTTAAAGGACCTATATCACCCATAGCTTCAGAATTCGTTTCTAAATTTAATTTAGAAAGTTCTATACCGGATATAGAATCAGTTAATGCTGTTTCCTTAATTGATAATTCATCTCTTCTTTTCTGACTCAAAGCTAATTGACCCTCAAAAGATTTTCGATTAGCGGAAGAAGAAGTAGTTGTTACTTTACCATTTTGCACACTTTGTTGAACATTATTAGATAATCCTTTAGTTAGATCTGTTATGTTATTATTTATGCTCTGCTTTTCTGCTCTAACATCGGATAATTGTGTTTCAAATATTTTCTTCTTCATGTCCAATACCAAAACTTGCTTACTAACATTCTCAACTTGTGTTGAGGTTTTAGCATAAGCAGAAGATAAATATCCATAAATACCAGCTGATGTAATTACCATTAGAACGAATATAGCAACAAAATAGTACGCCTTTAAATATCTATTTAATTTGTTCCAATATTGATATAAAAGTGATGCTATAATGAGCTTAGCTATTTCCAATGAAGACATCATAATCATAACATTAACACTTGATCCTGAAAACATCTTTCCAATCCCGGTAACAGAATAAAAAGCTGCCGATAAGGAAACAGATAAAGCTGATATTACAACTAAATATGGTAGTACTTTTTTTTCCATTAATTAATCTTTATTTTCTGTAAAATTGGAAATAACTCATCAGCAGCACACTCATCTCCATCCTTTAATATGACCAAAGTATCTTCTGGACTTATTTTATAAGATAAATCTTCCAAATTAACATGGTCAAATTTACCTAATCTAACACCAAAAGGGTCATTTTGATTATACTTGTTAGGTATTATTATATAATCTAAATTAGAGTATTCATCACATACACCATCCTCGTCTAATTTAGATTTATCTATTTTAAAAGATTTATCAATTTTATACAAAAAACCATTCAATTCAAAACTATCATTAGATGTTTTCATTGAAATCAGTGAATTTTTTAACATTTCTCATTCTATTCTATTATTTTTACTATATATTAATATATGTTTGTTTTTTATCAGACTCGACAAATAAGTTCCATTTTCTACCATCAGAAAATGGAGTAATATCTATATCCTCATCATGACTATTTTTCCAAATTGAATGTCTTATGGCAATAAATCTATCATAGTCGATATCATAAACTAAATAATATCCACTAATTTTCATTCCACCATACATATTGACATAATTATCAACATTATTATGACAATTGTTTTCTAAACAATTCGGCTTAACATTTAATTTGATCTTTACAGGAATTTTACCAAATAGTTCTAAAACCTTAGAAAAATCATCTGATTTTTTTGGTAATCTGTAATTAGATATTAGTTTTTTTGGCAATTTAAGCAGATATTCACCAACTATACTTTCGATATTATCAAAATCATAGTAGGCAATTCTTAATAAATTTATTCCCACACTTTGACAAAAGTAGTTTTTCTTACAATCATTTTCCTTTAAAATCTTAAACGATTCTAATCCACCCCAAACTTCAACCGGTTCAAAATGTTGTTTACCATCATACTCTATACATAAATTATAATCTGGTAAATAAAAATCAATTGGTAAATAGTTTTGATTTTTCAATCCTTCAAATTTCTTTTGATATTCATATTGAATTTTATTATCAATTAAATACTTCATTATTCTCTCCTCACCTTTAGAAGATTTACACTTTGGACAACCTTGATTCTGATAGTGCGAAAAAGGTTCTTGTAAAAAAGAACCATGCTTCTTACAAATAATTTCTACATTTTCTCTTATAGATTTAAAATTAACTAATGAATAATCATACCTATCACCATGAACTTCTCTGAATTTATCTAAAACAGATTCTTGAGTGTGTTTTTCACATTCTGAACATTTTCTACATCCAGAACCTAAGATATGATTATAAGCATTTTGTTCAAATTCACCGTGTTCGGGACAAATTATAATAACATCAGATTTAACAGAAACAAAATTAACTTTTGAATAGTCATATTTTGAATTGTGAACTTTATTAGATTCCATGATAAAACTTTCAATTGATTTGAAATCTCTTAAAAACTCACCATGATCCGGACAAATTATTCTAACTTTAATATCAGACCTTTTATATTCAACAAGTGAATAATCAAATCTATTTTTGTGAATTTTTTCACAATTTTCTATAAATTTTAACATATTTTATATTAAAATACAAGTTGCTCCTCAAGGTTTTTATTAAAAGGAAAATTCATCCCAAGACTCTTCATCAACATCTTGCTTAAATGAACCCGAAATGTAACTTTGAATTTGGGTCTGCTGTGGTGAGTTTTGCACCTGTGTAGAACCACCAGTCCAAACATTAATCCAACTAATTGGGTTTTGTATTTTATCAAAAATTGGATCAAATCCAATAATTTTCATTCTATTATTCGTAAGCCACTTCATATATTGAATTAGTATTTCAGCATTCAATCCTATCATAGATCCATCCTTAAAAAGATACTCTGCCCACTCCATTTCTTCCTTAGCCGCATCCTCATACATTTTTATAACAATATCCTCACAATCATCAACTATTTTTTGAAACCCTTCCTCCCAATCTTCTTTCATTTGTTTTAAAATAAAAGAGGTAAATCCCATGTGTAAATTTTCATCTCTGTTAATAAGAGATATTATTTTGGCATTTCCTTCCATTTTCTTGTTTTGCGCGAAGCAATATGAACAAGCGAAGCTTACATAAAATCTAATTCCCTCAAGTATATTAATGGAAACCAAAGTTAAATATAATTTTTTCTTCTTATCATATTCACTATCTTCCGGAATTGAATTAATCAATTCATCATAATAATGAGTGACCGATGAGGCTCTTTTTAGAATTTCTTCATCTTTCATTATTGAATCAAAAACATCACTCGGGTTTGAATAAATATTCTTTATTATGTAAGTATATGAATATGAATGTAGTGTCTCAAAAAATTCCCAGGTTTTTGAAAATAATTCAACTTCTTGATTAGAGCAATATTCTAATAAATTAGATATTCCACGACTTTGTACAGAGTCTAATAGAATTTGATACCCGAGATTTTTTGTGAAAATAAATTTTTCATGTTCTGTCAAAGATTGAAAATCACCCTTATCTTTAGATAGGTTAACCTCCTCGGGTCTCCAAAAGTAGGAAATATGTTGCTTAAACATATTAAATATTTTCTCATAACGGAACTTGTCATACCTTTGGATACTCATCGAGGCAGAACCGAAAAAAAGGGGTGATTTAGTAAAATCGAGATCAGGTGATGTGTTTAATATATGTTTCATTTTATTCATTTTTATCAATTAATTTGTTTCTTTTGTATATAAAAATTATTAAAAAGTTTCGTCTCAAAACTTCCAAACACCTTTTTATACTTATGTAATGTTATACCAATAAACTCACACAAATCTTTTCTACTAATAATTTCAGTTTCAATACCTGTGTCTAAGTCTTTTACAACAAATCTAAGACATTTGACTTCTCTTAGACTCTTATTTCTTTTATTTACAAAATCAATATCATTTTTATATTTTTCTGACATTGTTTTAGATTTTTTCTCTAATATTTTAGAAAGTTGTTCATCAGAAAACTCACTCCACATCTTTTTACTATTATCAGATACTTTATCCAAGAATTTATAATACTTTTCAACTAATTTAGATTCTTCATCTGATAATATTTCATTATTCTCACTTTTATTTAAAGCATTTTTAACTTTTTGACGATGTTCATTAGATGAATCTAACATTTTACTTAATAGGTAATCCCTATAATTTTTTTGAGTTTTATTATTCATTAAATTTGTCCAATATTCTCTCTTAGATTCAGAAATTCCATTTTTTTCAACATTTGATAAGTTTTTCCAATATTCCTTTTTAGATTCTGAAATTTCTTTTTTCTTATCATCTGATAAATTTGCCCAATATCTTTTATTAGATTCTCTTATTTTATTAATAATCTCATCATATCTATCATCATCTAAATTTGCCCAAAACTTCTTAGTATTTTCAGAATAATCAAAATTGTTATTAATAAGACCTTCTGATATATTTTTACATCTTTCCTTATATTCTTCGTCTGTAAGTTGCCATCCTTTTTTGGATGCTTCGGATTTTAATTTTTTAAGATTCTTTAAATCATCATCACTAATATTTGAAATCTTTCTATTCCATGCCTTCTTATTGGCATTTGATAGAAAATTAAAAATTTCTTCTTTCTCTTCTTCACTTTTATTTGAATATATCTTTAGTCCTTTACCACCCGAACATAAATTATATCCAATATTTTTATCAGTAGAATTATACTTTTCAATCCAGTAAATTTCTTTTTCATTTAATTCATCAACTGAATCAGCTACATCAATTACTTCTTTCAGAAAATTTTCTTTACCATGTTTTTCTATAGCATTTTTCAAGAAAACACCAGAACCCAAATATTTAGGATCATTATTTATACTTTGACCGATGTATATTTTACCATTAATCAAATTAGTCGTTTTGTAAATAATCATAATGTTGTTTTTTCTTTTATATATTAAAAGAAAAATATGAAAAAAGTATAAAAATGATAGTTTTTGACTTTTTGAATATAATATATACTATAAAATGAAAAGTTAAAAATGGAAAAGAGTAAAAAACAATTATGTATATCTCTTGATAGAAAGTTATTCGACTTAATTGAGAAGAAATTTGATAATAGGTCGAAGTATATTGAATGGTTAATCTATCAAGATATGATAAAGAATAGTAATGATGAAAAAGTCAAAAAGATACTAATCTAATTAGTGAAAAAATAATATAAGTATATGGCAAGAAATAAGAAACATGAAAATGATAAATTTTACACCAAGCCACAAGTTGTTGATGAAATAATTTCTATTGTGGATGTAAGCGAATATGATTATATAATAGAGCCATCCGCTGGAAACGGATCTTTTTATAACAAAATAAATTCAACTAACAAAGTAGGAATAGACTTAGTTCCAGAATGTTCGGAAATAATTCAATGCGACTGGTTTGATTTTAAACTAGACAAAGAATATAAAAAAATACTTGTAATTGGTAATCCACCGTTTGGGAAACAAGGATCATTGGCATTAAAATTTATCAAAAAGTGTGTGGATTTGAGAGTGGATACGATAGCTTTCATACTTCCTAAATCATTCAAAAAGGATTCACTAAAAAATAAAATCCCACTTAATTATCATTTGATTAAGGAAATTGACCTACCAGATGATTCATTTACACTCATGGGAAAGAGCTACTCTGTTCCTTGTGTATTTCAACTATGGAAAATATCTGAAACATCTCGAGCTATTTCGACTAGGAAGACTACTACAAAAATATTTGAGTTTGTGAAGAAAAATGAAAATCCGACAATTGCATTCAGAAGAGTAGGATTTTATGCAGGTAAAATATATACTGATTATACTTCAAAGTCGGAACAATCACACTATTTTATCAAATGTGATAAGATAATATCAGATATAATTGAAAACTTAAAATGGGATCATAATAACACGGCTGGACCAAGAAGCATTGGAAAGTCAGAACTAATTGAAAAAGTTGAGAAGGTTATTTCCAATCAAGCAAAAGATTGTCTTTAATAACAAATTTTATAAAGTTATTTTTAGTTATACCACATTGTATTCTTTTTTGCTTTTTGTGATCTCTCTTAAATCTCAAAGATATTATCGAGTCACCATACAAATTTGAATATTTTTCTCTAAATTCTCTCCAAATTTGATCATCCTTTCTATCATTTGATATTAACTTCATATCATTTATCATAGATTCGATTATGGTTTTATCACCAAAATAACTTTGCCAAATATCAGACTTTATTAAAACCTTATACTCTTCAACAATATTGCTTTTAGATTTCTCCCAAAATCCAACATAAAGTATGAAATCTTGATCTACCTGTGTTTGTCTTCTGAAATCACCAAAGTCAATACTACCTTTCACTGAAATACACTTTATTGAGGCAGGCAAATTAGTACTTGTACAGACTGCGTCCCATTTACCTGTGTAATTAACATCTTCTTTAAGAAGTTCTCTTTGAATAATCTTTGATTGATAGTTAAATCCATGTATCTGTCTTTCAGCCATTTTATAAGTTTTAGTTTTTACTATATCAAAAAGTGGGTTAAAAGTTTATAAAACAAAAAAAACACTAAAAGTCCTTTTTAGTGTCTTCCCCTCTCTCATTCATATCCCTACGAATAAGGTTTTCGATATATTTTGATTTATTTTTGACCTTGTTGGTGTCTAAATAGTTCTCAAATATATCAAGTAATTCCTCATCTAATGTTAGAGAAAAGCTCTTTTTCTTTTTCTCTTCTGGTAATTTATGTCTCATTTTTTTCTTAATTATTTTAAACTCATAAACGCAAGTATAGCACCAATAGTTAAATAAAAAATATTAACCAAATATCTTTGGTTTTCAGAATTTTGAATCCATAAGGAATTATTCAAGTATAGAAATTTTATCTTATCTATTCCAGATAGATTAATAAAATATGTGTTTCCCATAAAATCTTCTATTATAAATACATCTTTGGGATTAATATTAATACCATTATTTTTAATAAATGGTTGTCCAGGTCTTTTTATTGAAAAAGAGTTTGGTCTATTACTATTTTTAACAACCCACCCATAAGAGTTTATTTCTACATCAATTGATGATCCATTTCCTATATCACCAGTATTATTAGACAGAGGTGAGTATGCTTTAGTTTTTATCTTCATATCTTTTATTTTTTTTATAATGTGCAGGCACCGCTCTCACATCCATTCCCCATCGCATCTAAATCGTCAGATTTTTTATCATCAGTGTTAGCATAATAAAGAGTTTTCAAACCATATTTGTAAGCGTAAAGAATATCTTTAATAACTCCACCAATTGAAATACCATCATTGGAATATTGGTAATAATGATTGGCTGAGATTGATTGATCAATCCACTTTTGGATTACTGCGCATATATTGGTATATCCGCGATTATCTGGCATATCAAACGCTAACTCATACTTATTCTTTAACTTAATACATTCTGGAGCAACTTGTTTAACTAATCCAGATTTGGACTTCTTTGTAATAACAAGAGATCTAATAGGCTCGATGCCGTTTGTTGCTGACTGTACTACTGCGGACGATTCTGCCGGCATTATAGCAGTTAATACTGAATTTCTTAATCCAAATTCTTCAATATCTTTTCTTAAAGCTTCCCAATCACAAGAATTGTCTCTCTTAATTAGTTCATCAACATTTTTGTTATAACGATCAACTGGAAGAACCCCTTTTGAATATGTAGTCTTATCATACCACTCACATTTACCAAACTCTTGAGCCAATTTATTAGAAGCCTTCAATAAAGAAAACTGAATGTGTTCAAACAATTCATCAACATAGAAAAGAGCTTCTTTATCAGAATATTTAATACCTTGCTTAGCTAACCAATAAGCAAAATTGGTAACACCAACACCAATACTTCTACGCTTTAACATTTTCTTAGCTGCATTGATTGGATAATCTTGATTTTCAATTACATATTCAAGAATTCTAACAATATATTCAGCTACTTTGTAAAGTTCATTCCAAGATTTGATATTACCCAAATTGAAAGCTGCTAAAGTACAAAGAGCAATCTCACCATTTGACAGGTGTTCTGTTTCCTTATTATCATCAACATCATATATTGACTCTATTGGTGAAGTATTAAGGCAAATTTCCACACAGAGATTCGACATCTTAACCCTCTCAATAAAAGGTGAGTTGTTAGCATTGTCAATATTCATAACATACATTCTACCAGTTCCAATTCTTTCTTGTGCGAAAGCATTCATCAAATCACGAGATTTGATTGTTTTTCTTGGTATCTTTTTATCTGATTCATATCTTAGATACATCTCTTCAAATTGCGGAAGGCCAAAAACATCATAGAGACCAGGGACATCAGATGGCGAGAAAAGTGAAATATCACCATTTGAAACAAACCTGGAATAAAATAATTTTTCAAATTGAATACCGTAGTCCATGTGTCTTACACGGTTATCATCAGTTCCCTTATTGTTTTTTAATACCAAAACGTCCTCGATTTCTTTGTGCCACCAAGGAAAATAAAGAGTCGCAGAACCCTTTCTAATTCCCCCTTGTGAGCAAGAGTGTAATGTTGATTGAAACATTTTAAAAAACGGTATAACACCCGTATGCACAACTTCACCATTCCTGACTTTGGATCCCAAAGCTCTAATTGATCCTACATTAATTCCAATCCCGGCTCTCTTAGCAACATACTGTCCGATAGCAACATTTCCATAAAAAATAGAATCCAAAGAATCTCCTATTTCTATTAAAGTACAACTTGAAAACTGCCTGTTCGGGGTTCTAATTCCAGCCATTATTGGAGTAGGTAATGATATTTTATGCTCTGATATTAAATCATATAAATCTTTAACATAATCCATCCTACCATCTTTGTCATAATCAGCAAAAACTGTTAATGATATCATCATAAAACAGAATTGTGGAGTTTCATACGTCTTATTTGTACTTCTATCTTTAACCAAATATTTATCTATCAACTGTTGTAATCCAGCATATGTAAGCTCGTAATCTCTATCATGTTTAATAAATGAATCTGCTTTATCCAATTCCTCTTTAGAATATTTGTCTAATATGATTTTATCATATAGATCGAGTTTAATATTTCGGTTAATCACATCTATTAATGATGGCATTTGAAATTTTGTTTCAAATATTTCCTTTCTTAGTAAATAATTAAGAAGATTAGATGCCACAAATTGATAATTAGGACTTCTCTCACTTATTAGATCAACAGCTGACTGTATCAATACTTTATGAATTTCTGACGTTTTTATCCCAGGATAAAATTGTATATGTGCATTCATCGCAACATCTGATGCAGAAACACTACTTAATCCATTTGTTGCCCATAATAAAACTTTATTTATTTTTTCAGCATTAAAGCTCTCCGATCCACCATTTCTTTTCTTAACAACTATCGTATTTGATTTTGTTTTTTTTAATTCCTTAGCTATAATTTCGTCCATATTTTTTTAAATTTTTTTGTTAGGAATTATATATTGACACATACCAATACAAGAATTCCTGATTCTTGATTTTTTAAAGAAAATCGATATTATCCAATTTATTTAAATTATGTTTAAATTTTGTATTATTTAATATCTTGGTAATGAATGATATATGCACATCATAAATATTTTCATATGAATCTATCTTAAAATGAGATGTCTCATAATTTGTTTCAATAACAACTCCAGTAAATAATTTTAGATCTCCAATAATATCCAAATGTTCAAATTCAACCTCAGTACCCAAATGTATATTTCGATTGGTTATTTCTTTAGAATTTGTATTTCTACCTATATGATCTTGCAATTCTATAATTATTAAATTTCTCCATTTATTATCCAACAGTTTAAACATATTAAATAAATTATCGGAAAAATAAACTGATAATTCGTTAAAAAGTTCAACATTGGTAAATCTTTCTGACACCAATTCATTACTTAGTAATAAGTAGTAGTTATTAAAATCTACTCTTGATGGCTTTCTTCTATTATTAAGAAAATTTATTGTTGTCTTATTAGAAAGAACCTCATATACTTTTTCCTTTATTCTTTTTTGTCTCAAATAAGACTCATTTTCATAAGACTCAGTATAAAATATAGATCCTTTATCAACTTCAAACTTCTCATTAAAAAATGAAGTAGTTGGATCAGCGTCATCTATCATCTCATCCTTTTTACCCTTAAATATTGAATCATATTTCAAAGAGTGTTTTCCTTGTAGTTTATGTTTAGATAAAACAATATCATCCGACTCTGGATCAGCAATCGATTCATCATCAATTGGTTTATCAATAATTGATTCGTCCGATACCTCAATAATAATATCTATATTATCATCATCCTCACTAATAATAACAGAGTCTTCAATAGGATCTTCATCAATAGTATCCTCTATTGGTGTATCAAATGATTCTATATTATCATCATCCTCTGGCATAAAGTCATCATCATCCAATTTTCTTTTTGACATTTGTGTTTTTTTATTTTTTATGCATCAATAAATTGATCATTTTCAAGTGTGAGATAAGTTGGATTAAGTGTCAATTTTATTTGACTCTTTAAAAAGTCACCATCTCTTTGTTTTAATAGCTTAAATCTGTACATGTTTAATCTTTTCATCTCCTCAGTTCTTATAATAGCCCAAAAAGTATCAGCAGTTTCTGCAATAGCTTTACTCTCTGGAACACTTTCTAAGGTTATATCACTAGAATTCCAAGCATCTTTAGCAACTTGGACCCCAGTAATAATTGGTAGTTTATATTTTGCTCCCAATGCTCTTAATCCCTCTGCTAAGTATTTTCCCTTAATATAAAGGCTATCATTAGATCCCTTTGGTGCTGCAACTAAGGTTATATAATCTACAATAACTAAGTCTATTTTAATGCCTCTTCTTTGTTGAAGCTTCTGAATATAATTATCAAAATCGACTATTGTTGCCGTTCCTGCCGCCCAAAATTTAGTAAAAATTTTACCAACCGATTTCGTGAAAAGATCTCCACCTTCACGAAGGTTTCCCATATTAGCTATCTTTTTCTTAATTAATTCACTATCCTTACTTTGTTTATCATAATCATTTATGGGTATTCTTAATCTCATAGCACCCAACCTCTTCATAACTTTTCTTTCACTCATCTCTAATGTTATATAAAGAACATTATTTCCTAAATCGGCAGACTTAACGGCAAAGTTTTGCATCCAAAGGGATTTTCCATTATTAGTTTCTGCCATAATACAATTCAAAGTTTGTATATCCCATCCACCACCCATCATATGGTCGATTGTTTCAAATCCTGTTCGAACTTTAAATTTCGATGTATCTTGTAAGTGATGCTCTGGATCATCAAAATCAGATCCCATGTCATCATCTAAAACAAAATTTATTGAAGACATTTCATCAACAATAGTCCTAATTCTTTCTGCTGCTTCAATAGCCTTTTCAAAGTCTGTTATTGAGTCAAAGTTTCTTGTCTCATCAATTATATCAACTGTTCCAGTTTTTAATCGATTTGTTAAAACCCAAGCATTGAATTTAGGCTCAATGAAATTTTTCTCATCATATTCACTTAAATTAACAGTTAGTATTGATTTTAATATTTCCTTCGTAATAATGCCATTTTTATCTTCCAAAATAATCATATCCAATATTTGTTTTGGACTTGGAACTTTAGCATCAAAATTTTTAATCATGTATTCTCTTACTACACCATATACAAATTGTATTTCGGAGTTTCTAAAAAAGAATGGACGAACAATATCAAAGTATTTGCGATTTATAAGGATATAGTTGAAGAATACTTTCTCTAAAGAAGATGTCATAGAACATTTTGATATATTTTAATTTTATAGTAATAAATTTAATATATGTTTACTACTGCTCCTTGATTAATTTCGATTGATCCAGATCATTTTCACCATCATCAATAATATCATATGGTCTAACTGCGGTTGGCACATCTATATCTTTTCCTATTCCCTTGAGGTGTAATGATTTTCTTAATTTATTAATCAGCCATGTTACTCCTTGTTTAGCGACTATTGTTCCAAGTCCTACACCAATAGATAATAAATTAGCAATTATTGTATCTAAATTAAGATCATATTTACCAATTAAGGCATATATAGCATTCATTGTTGGTATTAAAAGAGCGGTATATGAAAACATGTCTATAAGACCAGTAACGACATAAGGAGTTCCTCTAAATAAAATCTTCAAAAAATTACCCATTGATTGAAAAACAGAAACGAACTTTCTTATTATTCCATTACCAATACCCCTCATTTTTAACTCCTCTAACATTGTTTGAGCATCCTTCTTAGTAACTTCAGATTCTATATATCCCTTACCAACACATGTTTTACAATCAGTATCTCCCTCATCATCTATCGATCCAGTTCCATCACAATCATGGCAAACAATTTTTTCCTCACCAGATCTATTTTTAACTTCCTCTAAATAAGTTATTGACAAAGCTGTTATACAAACCAATATTACTGTCTCCGGAGTTAATTCAACCTTTAAATTACCATTGCGAATTAAACCATCAACAATAGGATACATAGCATTTATTCCCGTTCCAAAACTGGTTATGAGTCCAAAATTAAACTTAAGATCTCTTGATAATTTTCTACCAATGGAATTTATTGAAGAATCGTCTATATTAGACTCTTTAATGATTGGATTACAAATATTTTCAATTAATTCCCAAGCTTGATCAATAGACTTATCATACTCATTATATCTCAATACTCTATTCACTACTTATATATTTAATTTTTTTTTATTTTTTAAAAGTTTTTTTATAATAATTAAGAAAAATCAAAAAAATTGTTTCTTTTATTAATATATAATTAAAAATAAAAACATCCAATGAAATTCCTCAAGAAATTTGAAAACTTTGACATGGATCAAAGCACTGAAACTGGTGAAGAAGACTTATTAAATAAAAAATCTGATTGTTACCCATTCTGTGATGATGAGGAAGAAGAGGATGAAGAGAGCTCTGGCATTCCAGATGCTGATGAGCAGATAACTCTAGAAAAGAAAAAAGTCCAAAAAAAGGAGGAAAAGGAAGATAAGAAAGAGGATAAAAAAACTCCAACTAAAGGACTAACTGCAGCACAAAAGAAACTACCGGCAGGTCTACAAAAAGCTATAATGGCAAGAAAGTCAAAATCAAAATAAATTAAAAAGTGTCTAATAATATAGACACTTTTTTAGTTAGATACCTTTATTTTAATTTTATTTATAGCCTGTTGAAACCAATACGGAAATAGATGTCCAGAATGTCTTAATAAATCTCCAAATGAAGAATCAATGATTATAGTATCAGCATAATCCTCATTACTTCTAACTGCTCGACCTGTCATTTGTATAATTCCAGAAACGGTTTTCCAAGAATACCAATCAGGATTATTTTTCTGTCTTAATTTATTTTTCTGTGATGCCAGACTTGGATACGGAACTTTAGCAATAACTTGGAATCTAGCCTTATCATTATCAAAACTAACCCCAGTATCCATAGATGGAGAAACCATAACTGTTGGCTCAGATGTTTCGAAATGTTCTTTTAACACCTCATCTTTATTGCTAGAATCGTGAAATATCAATCTTGGATTTGAAACATCTCTTGATACCCATCCAGCCAATTCGAAAGAATTTGTATGAATAATTCCCTTTTTATCAGAATATTTATTTAGAATCTTATTAATATATGGAACATAGGATTTAAAAGTCTCTTCTTTTTTCAAATATGACATTTTACCAAGCGGCATATAATAAATTGGTCTATTTTTAATAGGAAATGGTGAATTTATAGAATAATAAACCGCCCTATCTGAATCCAATCCATTCAATTGACAAAATAAATTTTTATCTAAAATAGTCCCAGACATTAAAAATACCATATCATAATTTGAAAAAACATACTTATCTAAATAATCATAAGCCCATATTGGTTCTAATGATAATTCAAATCCCTTTGTTTTCTCATTATATGATGTCTCCAAAACCCAATTATTTGGATTCTCTTTATATTCTTTCAAAAAAACCTCAATCTTAGATTGATATTGCATTAAATCTGTGACAAGCTGCATTAATTTTGAATCAGCATTTTTAGAACCAAATAATTTTGAAAGTCTATTGCTTCTGCGATCCATTTTTGGATTCCGATTTTGCCCCCCAAGTGACTTTTCAATATCACTAATAGTAGTAGATATTTCTATTTGTAAATTTTTTAAAAACTCAATATACTCATTTATTGTTTTAACCCTTTTTAAGCTCTTTAGAATATTTTCCTCATTTGGAAATTTGAATCTTTTTACAACACCCTCGGTTATTTTAATTGTTATAAAATCTGACATAACATCATCAAAATCATGAGCCTCATCAACAATTAAAACCTTAGATCCCCTTGATTCCAAAACCTTATCCATATATAAGGCATATAAAATATACAGATAAAAATTTGTAAGCGATATTTTACCCGAAATAAATCCATCTCTAGCAAAAGAGTGTGGACAAGACTCACACTTAGTCTTATTCAATCGATTAAATTCAGTACCTTGTGAACATGAGCATGAATATTGTTCACAATAATAATTATCTTTACCTTTCAAATCATTAATAGATTCATAGGTATTAATGTATTGATCTTGTAATATTTTTGAATTTGTTATAATGTCTATTTTAGCACCTCCATTAACATTCTTTAAATACCAATCAGATATCATTAAAGCTAGGTGTGATTTACCTACACCAACTGGTAAATCAAGTAAATAAAATTTATTTTCCTTATTAGATTTATATGACTCATCTATAAAATTAAGACAATTTTTTTGCTCTTCTCTTGGGGTATATTTTAAAAGATCCGATTTTAATGACATTTATTTGGTTTATTTTATAAAGATACAAAAATCAATTGATTATACCATCAATTTTTATATCTCTTTTATTAGCAGTTAGTTGTGGAAGATATAATATGGCTAAATGACATGCCATAGAAAATGTATTACCTGAATGATCATTGCTAATTAAGGGCACTAATGATTTTTGATCATCCCAACTGGCCTTACTAAATGTAATGATCATATCTTTAGTCTGTAAAGTTTCAGCGATTAATATACCCTCAGAAATGGCGAATAAATTATATTTAGCTCCAAATCCACCATCTATATCAAATCCGATATTTTTAAAAAATTCTAAATCTTCTTCTCTCATAATTCAGCTTCAATTTGTTTTATTTCATCAAGAACTTTTTTGAGTTCTTCTTTTTTTGCCATCATGATATTTTTATTCTTCTTTCTGTCAGCATAGACATCATCTAACATTTTAAGTGTTGGTGAGTATCTTTTCTCAAAAACAACACCATTAACACAAACAACATGTATAGATTTATCAATCTTTATCTTCTTTGATCCATTGATGCAATAGTCAGGATCATCCTCAATAGTAACACCAACAAATGTTTCTGGAGCAATAAAAAATTGCAATTGTGTAGTTGGGTATAATGATGCAAAATCATATATAACACACCACTTATTCATACCAACAACTGGATCTTTAACCCATCCACCAGCAATACCATCACCAGCATCACGTACAGCATTTTCATCCTTAAAGAGTATTATATCCTCCATCTCACGGAAGCGATTTCTCAATACACCCTCGGTTATTGCTAACGATCCAAGTGCATTATTTATTTGAGAAACAATATCAACAACCTTAATTTGTGCTAAAGAAGATATAGCAAATATTATTGATATATAATTTCTTGACTCATGAATCTTTTGAACAAGAACGGAGTCAACTGCGTTGTAATACATAAATGTCTCAAAATCGTCTTCATATAATTTTTGCAAAGATCCTGCATATTTTATTTTCTCAACACCAACCAATTTATTAGAAACATAATCTAATGATGATGATTCTTTAACTTTTATGGAAGTATCACATATTTCATATAATTGCATATAGTCAAATATCATTCTATGTGCCGGAACTTCATAGTTAGTGGACCATATCTTATTCATTCGTTTGGTAAAAGATGATACGTTTGGATCTATTCTTATTTCCTGACCATTTACCCATTTAGTTATTTTTCTAGCTCTATTGACCAAATATAACCAGTCATATTGCAAGAAATTCCATCCAGTTATGAGAGGCATTTTTGGAACCATTTTATTAAAAAAAGACCAAACCATATCAAATTCATCATCATATTTAATGTATTTAAATTTATAATCAGAATCAAACTTTTTAAAATATTTATTAGTGTTTTCTCTAATTCTATCTTGCATATCCTGTGGCATGTCTTTCAATCCCATTAATATGATTTTATCATCATAAACAACAGATATAGATAAAACTCTTGTTGGAGCAGTTTCAGCATCTGGGAAACCATCTATTATTTCAGTTTCAATATCCACAAAGTATATTTTGGGTAAATTAAAATCAAAAATTTCTTGTTTTTCTTTGGGTGGCAATTGATCTAAAAATTCATAAATTGAATATCTGTCAGGGTGATTAACTTCAATTTGCTTGACACACTTACCATCCCAAGATTTAAATTTTGGATGTCTATCTGGGTCATTAAAGTCACAAGTTATATATTTAAGTGGGTTTTCTAAAGCATAGTATTTTAATTTTATCTCACCGCTTTTATCAACATAACTAACAACTAACTTTTTTGTATTTGGTAAGTATTGTGTATCGACTAACATATTTATTTTACTAATAAAAATTATTTTGTTTAATATATAGATAATGGATATTAAAAAATATAACAATTTTCTAATTGATCAAAAATTATATGAAATAATAAATGAATCAATATTAAATGAATCAATGATTCATTATAAAGAAGAATTTAGAAAAGTATTAACTAAAATGAGTTCTCCAATATCTAAAGATATTTTAGACTTAGAAAATAAAGACATTAAAACAAATTTTAATCTTATCGACACATCAAAAGATGGATACTTATCATTTATCTCCTCAAAAACTACTTTAAAATATAAAATAACTGATAATGATTGGACATATGAAGATTGGCCGGAATTATTCAGATCTGTTGGCGAAACTGAAGATGAATATCCCACATTACCAGATGGGACTGTCGGTGAAATAATATCTATAATTAGTGATAAAAATTTTTCAGAAATGCCAAAAGATGGTAGAGAAATAGCTTATTTTCGATCAGATTCGGGTGAAATTTGTTTCATAGATAAAAGAGGTTTAGATTTAATAACCAAAGCAAATACACAAGAAGTAAAAATAGGAAGATTAGCATCACAACTATTACAGAATGTAAAAAATAAATATTCTGATAAAGAAATAGAAAATTTTGTCAATGAATTTAAATCAAGATTAGATATAATTCGAGATAAATTTCGACTATTTGAATTGGTAAGTGGAGATCAAATAAGACATTTTTATAATGAAAAACAATATGATACTAAAAAAATGGGACCTCTACACTCTAGTTGTATGAGATATCAAAAATGTCAAGTATTCTTTGGAATATACACGGATAATCCAAGCGTTTGTCAACTTTTAATACTTAAAAGTGAGGATGAAGAAGATAAAATAGTCGGTAGAGCATTAATTTGGAAATTAATAGATGGTACTTATTTCATGGATAGAATCTACTATGTAAATGATTCACAAGTAAATCTATTTAAAGAATATGCAATATCAAAGGGATGGTGTTATAAAATTAGACAAGAATCAAGTGATTCAACCCCCGTAGAATTTAGTAAAGATGTTTTTTATACTGATGATATAACAGTCAAATTAGAAAAATCTGTTTTCAAAAAATATCCGTACATGGATACTCTAAAATATCTAGATGAGGGCTCTAATATACTTTCAAATAACTCTAAATATTCTGATATTGAATTGGAATCCACAGAAGGATCAAGGGGTGAAGACTGTGGTAGATGTGATGGGGAAGGGACTGTCGAGTGTCCAGAATGTGGAGGTGACGGGACTAGAGAATGTTATAACTGTTATGGTAATGGTACTGTTGATTGTATCGAATGTGATGATGGAAATATTGAGTGTGGAGAATGTGATGGAACTGGATATAATGATGATGAAAAATGTGATAACTGTAAGGGATCTGGTGAGGTTGAATGCTCAAAATGTGAAGGAAGAGCTGATATAGAATGTGATAGATGTGATGGAAGAGGAGAAAGAACTTGTGGGGATTGTGATGGAGATGGTACTGTTTCTTGTCCAGAATGCAATGGAGACTAAAAATCCACATCCAAATACTCATAAACTTGCTGTGTTCTTGTATTTCTAAATTCCAAATCAACTCTTCGATATACCTGATATTCAAAGTACTTCGATGTTTTAAACAATGAACGAATAAATGGAATCTCATTCGATTCGAGTTGTGACTCATCAACCATTAAGCAAAGAATTTTAGTATCATCCTCAGGATCATAATTAATAACAGCGTTATCTAAATCTCTATTTAGATTCTTCTTACCAAATGCTATAAATTTAGATGTTATTTTTTCTTTTTTGGGTAAATATGTTATTTCAAAATCATCACCAGTTTGTAAGTCTTCGACAACATCCTTTAATAGGATTCTTATCCAAAGATAAACCTTTTGCTTTTCTATTTCCCTTACCTGTAAATCATTATCAGTATTATATGATAATTCATCAGTATCAAGATTTCTTATTTGATTAAGAATATCCTCGTATATTCCAATTTTTTCCATTTCTATTATTATTTTTATCCAGGAAAGGCAGCAACAACAATTCCTTTCAATACCCTAAAGTTAATTCTATTTCCCTTAACTGACATGTCCAACATTTTAACGTCTCCATCCTCCTCAACGATTCTTGTTATAAATCCACCATTCTCGGCATATTTAGTAGCTTCTTGTAATGTTAATCCTTTGTAATCGGATTCTCTTACCATTCCATTATTTCTTAATTCCATTTTTATTATTATTTTTTAATTATATATTTAAAAAAAATAAATGTTTATTAAAAGGGAAACCCAACCATATAATATATATTATCATGAATAATTCCGGAATTTATAAAATAATATGTTTAATAGATTATAAAATTTATATAGGATCTGCCAAAAATTTAGACAAGAGATGGAGAAGACATTTAAACGATCTAAAATCAGGTAAACATATAAATATTCATCTACAAAGGGCCTTTAATAAATATGGAATTGAAAATTTTCGATTTGAAATTTTAGAAATTTGTGATTATGATAGCATATTACAACGAGAACAATTTTACTTAGATAAATTTAGACCATTCGAAATTGGATTCAATATAGGATCAAAATCTTCTGGAGGTGACAATCTAACTAATAATCCAAATAGAGAAAAAATTATTCTAAAAATAAAAAACTCTATAAATAAAAATATTTCTAAAATGTCAAAAGAAGAAAGGAAGAGAAAGTGGTCCAATCCAGGAAAATTTAATCCGAATTTTAGAAAAAAATGGTCAGAAGAACAAAAAAATAAAGCGTCTGAGAATCAAAAAAATAACCCAAATAACCACTTCAAACTGAATAAAAATAAAACAAATATAGAAATATATGGAAAGGATAAGGCTATGGAAATAAGCAAAAAGTTATCCAATCATGCCTCTACCAGGACAGGTGAAAAAAATCCATTTTTTAACAAAAAACATTCAAAAGAAAGTAAAGATAAAATTAGTAAAAGCCGAAAAGGGAAAAAGCCAACAAATAGGAAAAAAATTTCAATTAAAGAAATTATATATGAATCGTATGCTGATGCTTCGAAATCATTAAATATACCTATTGTGACTATAAGATGGAGATGCTTATCAAAAAATTCTAAATTTGAATCGTATAAACTAATTTGATAATTCTGCTCTAATTGCATGTGATGATTTATAACCCAAAATCTTAATATCCTCAAAAGATATATCAAAAATTGGCTTTTTGCTTATTTCAATATAAGGTAATTTAAAAGTTTCTTGAGTTAATTGTAATTTAGCCTGTTCAATATGATTTGTGTAGAGATGAGCGTCTCCAATTGATAATATTAGATCACATGGTGACATATTGACTTCATTAGATAATAAGTGTAGCAATAATGCATAGGAAGCTATATTAAAAGGACAACCTAAAAATATATCATTTGATCTGATTGTGACTTTTAAACTCAATTTTCTTTTTGGAAAGTTAAGTTTATCGAGATTTTCATGTGTCATATCTTCACCATATGAGATATTTTTATTTATGGATTTACACCACCTCTGTACTCGTTCCGATAAATTCATTTCAGATGTATAACATTGAAATCCATAGTGACAAGGTGGAAGAACCATTTTATCTAAATCACCGACATTCCAAGCATTGACCATCAATCGCCTAGAATCAGGACTTAATTTAAGATCATTAATCAAATTTGATATTTGATCTATTCCATTAGTATTTTTGATATACCTCTCGAATCCATAACTTTCATCTAAACTTTTGTGATACCCATCCCAATTTCTCCACTGTTTTCCATAAACTGGTCCTAACTCTCCCCACTTTTTAGAAAATTCATAGTCAGTTTTTATTTTTTGAATGAATTCCTCCTGTGAATAATGAATATAATTAGGATATCCGCTATTAAATTCGATACCATCCGCCTTAAAATGTTTTTGTCTTTCTGAAAGAACAATCGAATCTATATTTGTACTAACATATTTTTTATAGGCATCCCCATCCCAAATATGCACATCATTATCGACTAGATATTTAATATTTGTATCTCCCCTTAAAAACCATATGAGCTCATGTATTATTCCTTTGGTGAACATTTTCTTGGATGTTAGTAGTGGAAATCCCTCATCCATATTAAACTTCATTGTATGATCAAAAATAGATATCGTGCCAGTTCCGGTTCTATCCATTTTGGTCACTCCATTTTTTAAAATTTTCCTAACCAAATCAAAATATTGTTTATCCGCATTATTCATTAGTATTATTAATTTTTGTCTCTAATTGTTTAATTCTATGTACTACTTTTTTTATCTTATCAAGTCTGCTGCCCTTTCCTAAGATAGATTTTATAATTTCCCTATCTATAGCAATCTCTTTTGATAATAAATCAATTAGTTCTTTCTCTGAGTCCACTTTCTATCTTCCATTTTGAATCGAACCAAAATGTCCGATTATTAGAATCTTTTATTGAAGATCCTTTTTGGTAAAAAACCCATTTATCAAATTCATCAGAATCACCATCAAATGGATTTTTCCAATCTTTTATTTGACCACCATTAAAGTTATAAGCTGTCAATGCCACATCACGACACATATCAATGATAGATTCATTTTGATTTATAGCCTCCCTACCAGATATAAAGGGATTAATATCGGCATAATAAATTATAGTACTACGAAGATAATTCCCTATTCCATTAAAATATTTCTGATTCAACAAAACCTCATAGATAGGTTTGTCAAAATCTTTATTTTTCAAATTTTTTAATATATTAGACTTAAAATTATCAAAATCATCTACTGGATCAGGTCCTCTTTTTGTACCCTTAAAAGGATATTGTACCGAGTATTTTGGACCCATATAACCACCATATAAAAGAAGTGAATTTCCAGTTTCATCATCTATTCTTAATCTAACAAACTTAGTACGACTCCATTCATCGGTAGAAACATATGTCCAATTACCACTCATTCCCATAAAAACATAAATTGATAAACTATCAAGATTAAGTATCAATTCCTTACCAATAGACTTTGAATTAATTCTAAAATTACACAAATTATCAAACTCTTGTGGGATATTACCCTTTTTGACATGAAAGGCTTTTGTAAATTTTTTGTCTTTGGAACAATGATTTATAAATTTAGACATGATCCGAAGTTCAGGTAATTCTGGCATGTATATTATAATTAAATTGAAATAGTAAGTTTATAAAAGAATATCAATGACAATGTCTCTTTTTATTTGGACATCTATTGGATAGAATTTTTCTATCTCTGTGATAATTTCTACTTCTTGTAAGGTATTTAATTTATGTGAAGCATAAATATATTTTTCTGATGCAAAACAAAAATCAACATAATAAACATCCTTTGGATGTTTCAATAAATTTGGATTTGACCATTGCTTGGGTATGACATCTATAATTAACTGATTGTATATAAATCGGTTTTTATTTTCTGATAGTGAAAATCCGAGCTTAAATAGTATATTAAATAACTTACTCTTCTCCATGTATAATACACAATTTGTTGATTATTCTATTATTAATACCCCAATACTGATTATTATCAGATTTCGGACAAGAGCATTTTGGTATATTATACCAATCATGTTTGGTTGAATCCAACTTAAATCCCCAAAGTCTCTGCAATTGATAATTTATTTGTGTAATAATATTAGAATAGTTTCTAAGTTGCGTCTTATCATCTGTTACTTCCATTATATCATAAAAACAACATCGAATTTTTTGTAACTTTTCTATCTTTAACCTAGTATTAATATCAATCCCTTTCGCCCTTAAAAGAGATTGATTAATACCATTATATTTATGTTTTCCAAAAATCATATTGAGAAGTCTATAATTTCATGTTCATCAATAGGCTTTCTATTTTCATTAGAAATTAAGTTAAATCTCTTACACTGATCTAAAATATATTTAGAGTGATCTAAATATTTTTCATTTACATATCCTAAGGTTAAGTGTAAACCAAAATAAGGATCTCTACTTAAACCCATAGCCTCTCTGATATTTTCACTATCTGGAGAGTGTGCTCTTAACCACCAATGTTGGCCATTAGATCTTGGTTCAATTTCTAAATAAAAATCGATTTCTTTATTATTGAAAACTTTAGCAGCTTGACTAAAAACATCCTTATCAAGTCTATCATTAATAAATGTTATGTGAGTTCTTCTTAAATTTTTATTTAACTCTAAATTAAATCTCTTCTTTAAGAACCAAGCATAATACCTATCAAGATCGCAATCGGTTTTAATAATGGCAACTCTCTTCCAAACAGATTGAGATCTATGTTTCCTGGTTTTATCCTCAGGACTAAATTCTAATATGCCTCTATATTTAATTAACATTTGAGTGTAAAAATACAAAAAAATCGAAAAAAATCAAAAGAAAAACAGATTTTAATATATATAGCTAATGATACTAATAATAATTTTATCTTATATTTTTTGGATTCTTTATTCCTTTATTGAGGGTATTCGAGAAGCAAATCTTAGAAAAAACGCACCGAAATCTGAGGTAAAACTCAAAATGTATAATCTACAAAGAATTGGTGTATTGTTGATGGTATCAATACTATTATATTTCAAAATAAAATTTTTGGCTATATTAGTATTTACATCTATGTTGTTAACATTTCCATATATACATAACGGAACATATTTTTCAACAAGAAATAGACTATCTCCAATAGAAGGATTTTGTAAAGATAGTGATGATGAAAAACTATCAATACATTTTAATTATAAAATAAGATCAAGATTGATAATAATCGGAATTGCATTAATTATTCTATCATGTTTTATATAAAAAATAATAATAATTATGGGCGACTTAATTAAAAAAACTACTTTGTCTGATGAGGAAATTTCCTTACTAAGAGAAAAATTTCTGGTTGAATATTCTAAGAAAAAAGGATGGAATCCTAAAGAATTATCAACAACACAAATGTTAGAAATAGCTACTCAGAAAGAGTACAAAAATCCAGGTTTAATATTAGGATAATCTAAAAATTAGATCTAGATCTGATACCGGTATATTTTCTAATTCCTCAATAAGGTACATTAAATCTTCTCTATCTCCTAAATGTTCTGAAATGCCATCATGTTCAACTATACAGGTTTTACCATCCCACTTAATGCCTGTTAGATTGTAATAGCAATCCTGTCTTAGGATCCAAGAATAAATAAAAGATCTTTCCTCCAAAAGTCTCTCATGTGAAAGTTTTGCCTTCCATTTTTCCTCTCCTATCCAAACATTTATTGTTGATGATTCAGGTGAATCATATGATACCTTATATCTATCATAATCATATTTAATATGCGGATCTCTCATAATAGGAAGAGAATTCCAATCGACTTTAACCACCGCTTCACAAAGTTGTGATAAAAATAAAATATCTTGCTTTTCACAAAATTGATGTTCGTTAAAATAACCAACAGATATATTTGTACACTCTGGGATAACTTCCATAAATGATGCGGAATCTGTAAAAACTCCTGTGCTATCCGGACGATAGTCAAATGATAAATTAGCTTTATTCAAAGATTTTGATAATTCCTTAGCGAATTCATCTGAGCAGCAAGGACCATATAATTGTTCAGTTATAACCGAATTATAACCTCGTCTATCAAAAGAGACACACTTATTATACCCCATAAAAAATGGGGAATCCGCAACAGCAGAGGACCCAAGACCACCTACTTCTTCACCAAGGAAGAAATAATAAAGACCTGGTACTTTATTATGAATCATATAAAGCATGATCGTTACACCAGCTTTATCATCAGCTCCTAATATTGTTTTACCATCTGTTTTAATGAAACGACTTCCAATATGGTGTTTAACTTTCTCAAATTTAGTACAACAAGTATCTAAATGTGATGTAAATAATGTATCACTATCTCCAATTTTTAAATAGTAATTTCCAAAATCATCCTCTCTTATCCCCTTAGGGAGTAAATCTTTGAGTTTATACTCAGTTTCATACGGATATGTATATTTTGTAAGTTGTAAGAATGTTTCTCGTATATTCATACACAAATATACGAAATTTAATTAATATTTCCTAATAAATTGTCTAATTTAAAATCCCTAATATATTGTGTTTTAAGAGATTCTAAGTCGGTTTCCCAACCATCTACTAATGACTTAATCATATAATTTTTATTGGATAAAAAGTTACCATCAGTAATAATAGTATCAAATTGATATATTGTATCGAATCTACAAGTAGCATCAAATACTCTACCCTTTTTTAAAAATCCATCTCTTTTCTCACGAATAAAATAATCATGAGTATCTTCAATAATAAATATTATATCAATATTTGGCACAATTTTTCTAATTTCCCTTAAATACCATTTAACGTCGTATGGGTAGATAATTGCGATAATGTCAATATTATAAAGATGATCTTTTATTTCATCCAACACCTTATTAATTTGAATGTTTTTTGTAACTCCGATATCTTTTCCGATACCAAGTATATTCTTGCCTAAAAGTTCTTGAAAATCAAGAACTCTTTTTATGCCGTATATAGAAGAGGCATCAGTTTTTACAAAAAGATTATTAGATTTGAGTTTTATCACAAACAAAAGTTTATTATATAAATATAATTAAAAAAAAATTATAAGTTGTCAAGTTCATACATATTTAGTTTCATAATAGCCTATCGACATAAATCAGATAGAATCACAAATCTTAAAAGAGTAATTGATTGGGTACTTGGTTTCAACGGTGTTGAATTAATAATTGTTGAGCAAGACTCTTCACCAAAACTTCCCCCATTTTCACTTAGAGGATTTAAATATATTTTCACTAAATCAAATTTGCCATTTAATAAATCTTGGGCATTTAATGTAGGAACTAAACATGCAACAACAAATGCTATCATATTCGGAGATTCTGATTTAATAATGGATCCGAATGAATTTATTGGTTGCTTAAAATTACTCGAAAATTATGAATCTGTCAATCCTTATAGTAAGGTAATTGATTTATTAGTTCAGGAAAATGGACTCACAATAGATCAACTAAAATCTATAAATAGACCAGGAAGGGGAGAAACAGACATACAAAAAACCCCAATAGCAGGAGGTATAATCATGTTTAGAAAAGATGCCTTAATAAAAATTGGCGGATGGTCTGAAGACTTTATTGGTTGGGGAGGAGAAGATAATTACCAATCACACAAAATAAAACAACTATTAAATTGGACTGAGATGCCAAACAGATGTTACCATTTATATCATGAAAAAGTTAGACCTGATAATCTGTTTTATCAAAGGAATTTACAACTACTAAACAAACTAATTAATTTCCCAATAGAGGAGACAAAAAAGTATATTAATTCATCAGCTCCAAAAAATGGAATGAAGAATAAATATCACGATAAATAATTAAACAGGAATTCTAACCTTATTATATTTTATCAATAATCGATACATTTTCTCAAATTCGGATTCTGGATCAGTAATTTTTCTTTCTATCCACTTATTATTATTAAATGTCTCAACTATCATGCCCTCCTTAAAATCCTCTTTCTTTTTTGGGAAAAAATATAATTGTTTTTCAATAAATGAAAAGGATGTTCCCTCATAAATATATGATTTATTATCGAAATCAGTATTATAGAACAAAACCCCAAGTGGATGTTCTCCACCATTTCCGTATATCCTCTTAGGAGACGATTCTTCAGAATATTTAATAATAAGAGATTCTTGTCCAAAATTTTCTATTAGATGCATAGCATCTTTTCGTATTTCATCATTAGATAATTTTGTAAATGCAATAAAGGAATTTTCAAAAACCCCCTTGTGAAAAGATTTCATATCAATTAAGTAATAATCTCTAGAATATAAATATGATGTAATTCCAGAAATATTATCTGAAGAAGATATAATGTAAGATAGTTTCGGATCTTTTAAATTTAACATTTGTTTATATATTAAAATTGATTATTTCAATAAAATATTTAATATATAAGAAATGAAAAACCTCAGACTATTTGAAGAAATGGATACGGAAATAGGGGCAGAAAAGCCAAAACAAAAAAATTCCGAGAAAACAAAGACTCCAATTTTAGATGCTATTGGAAAAGATTTAACAAAATTAGCGGCTGAAGAAAAATTAGAGCCAGTACAAGGGAGAGAAGAAGAGATTCAAGAAGTACTTCTAATATTAGGTAGGAAAACAAAAAATAATCCAGTTATAATTGGTGAGCCAGGAGTTGGTAAAACTGCCATAGTTGAGGGAATTGCTCAAATGATAGCTAGCAAAAAGTGTCCTCGTGCAATTCAAGGCAAAAGGATTATATACGTTGATATGGGATCTTTAATTGCTGGAGCTTCTAAACAAGGTGAATTTGAAATGCGTATTAAATCGCTGTTAGAGGAATTAGAAAAAAATAAAGATATACTATTATTTATAGATGAAATTCATATGATGGTCAATCCAAATATGTCAATTGATGCTGCAAACATGTTTAAACCAGCTTTGGCTCGTGGTGATATGAGATTGATTGGAGCTACAACTCTAAATGAATTTAGAAATTCAATTGAGAAAGATGGTGCACTTGACAGGAGATTTCAAAAAGTTATTATTGAAGAACCAACAAATGAACAAACATTAGCAATTTTAAATCGAATTAAAAGTAGATATGAAGACTATCATTTAGTTAAATATACTGATGACGCAATACTAGCATGTGTTAAATTAAGTGGGAAATACATAACTGATAGATTTTTTCCAGATAAGGCTATCGATTTAATGGATGAGGTTGGATCTAAAGCTAGATTATTAGCTCCGGACAATGAGCCTGAGGAAATAGTTAAGTTGGCAAAAAAAGTTGACGAATTAAAAGCTGAGATCATGGTAAAGACAAAGGCTCAGGATTACCAAAAAGCTGTAGAATTAAGACAAGTTGAAAAAAGACTATCTGAAGAATTAGCAGATAAAAGAAGTAAATTAGATATACCAAAGGTCGAAGTAAATAAAAATGATGTTGCCAAAATAATATCTAAAAAAATAGGAGTACCAGCTGAGAAAATAACATCTGATGAAGGAGAAAAACTTCTAAAAATGGAAGATGATTTAAAATTACAAATAATAGGACAAGATGAAGCGGTTTCCAAAATATCTAAATGCATTCGTAGAAGTCGAGCTGGACTAAGAGACCCAAAAAAACCAGCAGTATTTTTATTCTTAGGATCAACAGGGACAGGTAAATGTCATGGAAGAGGGACAAAAATACTAATGTATGATGGATCTATTAAAAATGTTGAAGATATTAAAGTAGGAGATCAATTAATGGGTGACGATTCTAAACCTAGAAATGTTCTTTCATTAGCCACAGGCAAAGACAATATTTACAAGATAAAATATAAATCTGGTAGCTTTACTTGCAATTCTGAACATATTTTATCACTAAAAGAAACTGGAAAATATAACATAATCAATATACCATTAAATGAATATTTGAAAAAAAATAAAACATTTAAACACACACACAAATTATGGAGCACTAAAGTTGAATTTGAAGAATCAAAAATAACAATTGATCCTTATATGATCGGACTTTGGCTAGGAGATGGTGATAAAAATAGAGTTTCTATAACAACTGCTGATTCTGAGATAGTGAACTATTTGGAAAATACAGCTAAAAATTATAACCTAAAAGTTTATAAAAACAATTTGAAAAATAACAAGAGTGATGTATATTGTCTAACTGGAGAAAACTGGACAAACAATAAAAATGAATTACTAAATGAATTTAGGAATTATGGACTAATAGACAAAAATAAAAATTATACCAAATTCATACCCGATATTTATCTACATAATTCAATAGAAAATAGGAAAAAATTGTTATCTGGACTAATTGATAGTGATGGATATATTTCCAACAATTGTTATCTAATAACCACAAAATATAGTGAACTAGCTGATCAAATAGTTTATCTATGCAAATCTCTTGGATATATGGCAACAAAGTCAAAAAAAGATGTTAAGAAATATCCAAAAAATACTTATTATAATATAAACATATCTGGAGATTTTGATTTAAATTCTTATATTCTTTTAGATAGGAAAAAACACAAATCAAGAAATCAAAAAAAGAATGTTAATTTATTCTCCTTTGATGTAGAACATATCGGATATGATGACTACTTTGGATTTGAATTAGATGGCAATCATCTATATTTGTTGCAAGATTTTGTTGTAACACATAATACACATACCGTAAAAACATTAGCTAAATATTTATTTGGATCTGAAGATGCGATGATAAGATTTGATATGAGTGAGTATGGAGAGAAACATAATGTTTCGAGATTAATTGGCTCCCCTCCAGGATATGTAGGATATGGTGAAGGAGGACAACTAACCGAGAAAGTTAGAAGAAAGCCATATTGTATAATATTATTAGATGAGTTAGAAAAAGCTCACCCAGAAGTATTAAATGTATTACTACAAGTTTTTGATGATGGACAATTAACTGATGGACAAGGAAGAAAAGTTAATTTCAAAAATACTATTATAATAATGACATCCAATATAGGAAGTTCGGCAGTCAAAGATATGAGAATGCCAATGGGGTTCAATGCATCGAAAATTTCTAGAAACGATAATATGAAAGATCTAATCAAAAAAGAATTAAAGAAAAAATTAGCTCCAGAATTTATTAATAGAATCGATGATATAATTATATTCTCACAATTACCTAAAGAAAGTATATACAAAATTATTGATATTGAAATAAATAAATTATCAAAAAGAGTTGAAGAAATGGGTTATCATATCAGTATAACTGACAATGTTAGAAAATTAATAATGGATAATGGTTATGATGAGGAAATGGGGGCTAGACCGCTTAAAAGAGCTATTGAAACACTAATAGAAGATCCTATATCTGAAGAAATTTTAAGAGGTGCTATAAAAGATGCCATAAATGTTGACTACGATCCACAAACTAAAAATTTAAGTATTAATGGGAATGTTATTAAAGAATCTTTAAAATTTATAAAGAAATTCAGAATGATAATTGAGAAAAAATTTCAGAAATTTAAATACTAAAATATTCGGATATTTTTGATTGAAAAATATCATTAACAAAATCCTTCCATTGTTTTGAAACAATTATCGAGTCATGTACTGTTATAATCTTAATTTCTGGATTAATTAACATAATTGTTTTAACGACATCATTAAATATTAAATTAGATTCCATTTTCTGTAATTCATAAGCCAATGTCCTATAATCACCCTTCTCTTTCTTAAAGCTTTTAATAAAATCATAAATGCTTGGAAAAATCCTATGAAAATATTTATCCCATTTTGAATTTTTATGATTTTTCCCAAAAAAGACCTTATATGTTAGTTCTTTTGCCTGTGATTTATCTTTTAGTTTTAAATTATCCATTAGAAATTGATAATAATTGCCATTCTGAACTAAAATTGAAAATAAATTAAATTCAGATTGATCAATTGGATAATTTAAATCTTGTATTAATTTTGATAAAAATAATGGTTGACTATTTGGTATATCAATTTCACAAGTTTCCGTACCCTCGATTAAAAGACAGTTTTTTCGTATAAATGATTTTAAAATTGTGAAATTAGAATGCATTCTACCATAAGTATCAAAATGATGAAATATGTAACCCTCATTAATTGAGTCCACCGAATATCTATTCCGAGTATAAATTGAATCTCCTTTTAGGGTATCTAAATAAAATATTGTTTTATCATATTGTATCTTAACAGAATATAGATCAGAAACAAGTTTTTCCCTAACCATAATATCAATAAGATTATTTTCAATTTGATACTTATTGTAAATTTTTTTAATAAGAATTTTATCAAAATTCTTATATCGTATTATCTCATTTGAAATAATATCTTTATTCAAAATATAAGTTCTCGATATTTTTCCCTTTAAATAGTTTTTCTTCAACACAATAACTCCATTATCCACTAAATATTGTATATAATAGTTGTATTGATGACCATATTTATCTTTCAATACTGTTGAATTTAACACAAATAAATTATCTTTTTTAAAGTAGTACTTCAATATTAAATTATGTACTATATCAATGATATAGTCACTTTTTAGGGAGATTTCCTTATATGTGATTTTCTTTTTATTCGATAAGTAAGATAGAGAAGAGGGCAAAAATTGTAAGGAATACGAGATTCGTCGATTCTCCTTATTTTTTTTTAAAGTCGATTGTAGCATTAAATTTTGAGGTAAAGTTTCTATCATATCTATTATAGAAAAAAATAGACTTTCGGGTGAGATGGATTAAATAAAAAAGTCCGAAAATTTCGGACTTTATTTTATTTCTTAATCTTTTATATTTCTTAATCTTTTATTAACTTATTCAACTTTCTATGACGTAAATAAGCCTGATGTATTTCATTAAACTCACTAAGAGAATCTGGATATATGATTTCACCTTCCTTTCTGTAATAAATTCTATGTTTATGAATATAAACGCCTTTTGTTGAATCTGATTTTACTCTTCGAAAGTAATACCTTTTTTTGAATATTACCAACTTTCTTATTTTATCATATCGACTTAAAAAAGAAAAAATTTCATAAATTCTAGAATCATATTTGGTTTGCGCATAAACTGGTTGACGAAGTTGTGAGAAAGGTTTAATGTCTTCCACTTTATGATAAAGTTCTTTTTAAAGCTTTACTTGTACTAGACCAGAAATCATTCCAGAAGTCATTTATTTGACCATCAAAGTCGTATAAACCAAGAGATTCTAATTGTGCCCACACCAAAGAGAATAACAACTTAATCATTTTCTTTTTCTCTTGTTCAGAAGATGAAGATATAAATTCCTTATAAAAAATGTGGTCTGAATTAAGTCTAATTATAAGTTTAGTATTTTGTCGTGTTATATCCCAAAACTCACCTGTTTCTCCCCCATTATAGAGATTTATATCTAACAAATTTTTATCGTAGTGTAAATTATCTCTTTTTAAAAATTTTTGTTTTAGGGACTAATAATATACTAATATATACAAGTATATGAAAGCTAAAGAAGTGATGGAAAAGTATGACATAAGTAGAAACACTCTATCAACATGGGTTAAAAAAGGTTGGATTCAAGTAGAAATTCTCCCATCTGGAAGATATAGATATAAAATAATTGAAAGAAAAAATGTTCAAAGCAAGTAAAGAAAAGTTATTAAATAATTTTATTGAGAAATGTATGAAAATACACGGAGATAAATATGACTACTCTTTGGTCAAATATACAAATAACAAAACAAAGGTTAAAATTATTTGTAAAGAACATGGAATTTTTGAACAAAGACCAGATTGTCATACACATCAAGGATGTCCTCGTTGTAGCGGGAATGTGAAAATAACAAATAATGAATTCATTTTAAGAGCTAATCAAAAACACCAAATCAAATACGACTATTCACTAACAAACTATAAAAATAATAGCACAAAAGTGAAAATAATCTGCCAACAACATGGAATATTTGAACAAAGTCCGAAAGACCATATTAGAGGAATAGGATGTTGGAAATGTAAGAAGAATTATCCACTAACACAATATGATTTTCTGAGTAAAGCAAAAGAAATACATGGTGATAATTATGATTATTCTAAAAGTGAATACATATCAGCACTGACTAAATTAACAATAATTTGCAAAAGACATGGTGAGTTTAAACAAACTCCAAATAAACACTTAACACTAGAACAAGGATGTCCAAGGTGTAAAAAGAGTAAAAAAATGAATGAAATATGCCTAATTTTAGAAAAAAATAATATTTATTATGAAAATGAAAAAACAATTAAAGGATGTGTTTCGAAAAATAACAAACTATTATATTTCGACATTTTTATAGAAAGTAAGAATTTAGCAATAGAATACGATGGTGAGCAACATTTTAGACCGGTAGAAAACTGGGGAGGTGAAAAATCACTCAAAGAGGTAAAAGAGAGAGATGCGATAAAAAATCAATTCTGTAAAAATAATAATATAGAATTAATTAGAATATCTTATAGTGAAAAGATTGAAGAAAGAATGAAAGAAATTATTTCTCAATATCTTTCTTGATACCCTTTTTGCTCTTTTTTTCTGAACTCATTTTTTGAAATTCATCATAAAAATCCATCGGATAAACATCACCAGCAGCGTCTGTATCATACTGAATATCAAAGAAGTCTCCAAAGTCCAATAGTCCTGCTTGTGTTACCTGAACTTCTCTAATTTTATTCAAATAATTATCAATTAAAATTGATATTTTATCAACAAAATGATTAAAAAGAACTATTGTATTTTCAGTAAAAATACCGATTGGTTTCTTTCTTTTTTTATTAAAAGATCCTAAAATGACCTTAAAACAATATTCTAATTTTTCAGACTCCTCAATTATCTCAAGTGTTAATTTATTATCTATTAACTCTCGATTTATTTTAAATTTTTCCTTATCAAAAAACTCAGGAACGGCAAAGTCAAAATTTAGAATGTCCTCCTTAACATCAGAAACATACATATTAAATAACTTTTCTATTAAATAAATATAGATAGAATCCCTCTTATCTCCTTTTAGCTTAATATCATCTAAACTTATAGATTGGCAAAATGTTAAAAAATTTAATAATATTAAAGTATATACATCAGTGAAATCAGTGGAGTTTTCAGAACTAATTCTTTGATATAGTGGATTTAAAATCTCAAAAGAAATATCCTTATCTTTAACTCTGATAATAATCTTCTCCAAGTTTTCCTGAAATGAATCTTTCATTAAGAATGATGATTCAGACTGTGGATTTAATATTTTATAGAAGAAAAATGAAAATGATTGCTCACCAAATACATATTCTAAATCCTTCTCAGAAGTATTTAAAAAATATTGAATCGCCTCTTTCATTGTATCAGATAATTTACCTTCAAATATTATTGGGAGTGAGTCAACATTAAATAATCTAGCATATTCAATTAGTTCATCAGTAGTAAATTCATATTTACCGTTTTTATTTATTGATGTAAGAACTAATCCATTTTTTGGCATTCTTTGATATTGAATGTTAGCTGGAGTCTCATCTGGAAAATATTCAAATAAAAAACTCCAATTTTTAGGCATCAATCCCTTTACTCTTAAATCAAATGTATTAAAATAATTTATTGCAGGATTATAGTAGTTCTGCATAGCCAAATCTATCAAATTAATAGGATCATTATTTAAACTCTTAGGTATAATTTTAAATTCTTTTCCATTCCAATTAACCCAAATTTTTGATCCTTGAATATCCTCAAACACAATAATATCATTATCAAAAATATCTGATAAGATATTTGTATCCTCAACTCCGTTCAATGTGACAATTTTAGCCATATAATTATAATCTGTTTTAATAATTTGTTTTAAAAATATATTTCTGAAAAATCTAATTCGATAAAATGATCACCATCATCTATTATATCATCATATTCAATATTAAATTTTGACGATATCCAATTTTTATACATTTTCTTAAAATTATCATAATCTTTATTTGTTAAGTGATCAATCATAATATAAAAAAATCTATCGAAAAGTATTCTTACCACACCATTATTATTTATAATTAACTCACCTTCTTCTTTTAGCTCCTTAAAAATATCTTTTGTATAAAATCCATGTTCTATAACAAATTGTTTTAATAAATTTTCAAATATTAAGTCATAATAATCTGAAATACTTCCCCAACATTGTTTTATATAAATTCTTCCATATGTCGTTTCATGATATCCATATGAATATTTAACGAATGCTTCCTCTGGACTCGTATCATGAAACGATCCGGAAACTTCATATGTATTATCCAAATTATAAAGTAAAATATCAACCACAGCCCCTATTGAAGAATAGGTATCAATATTTTGAAATATTATATCCCTATTTTCTTTAATCTGACCCATAGAAAGATTATGAATTTTTAAATTTTTATCTATATCATACCAAATTTCCTCCGAATCTACCCTAGTGCCTCTCTTAGAAATTTGTGACCAATTAGAAAACCAAACGTCATCACATAAACTATTTATAAATGAATGAAACTTCGAAAAAAAATCTTTATTTTCCTCATACAAATCATCACCAATATTTTCAATAGTAGATTCTTTCAAATCATCATATCTATATGATTCCTTAATGAAATCTAAAAAACTCTTTTTAATCATTCATTTATGTCTTTTAATATATATATTAAAATACTCTTATAAGAATGCATATTCAAAAATACTTTGAATTTAAAAAATCTGATCTTAGTCCTATTTCATCATTTCGTATAAAGGATGAACTTAATCCTAAAATTTGGTCAGATTTCATCCTTGATGTGGATATAAGAAAGGACTTACTAAAAATAGGAGAAGATTTCTATCACTCAACAGAATTAAAAGCTGAAGTAGTTGACATAATACTATGTGGATCTCTTTGTAACTATAACTGGTCGGAAAAATATTCCGACTATGATTTACATATTATAATTAATTTTAAACAAATAAATGAAGATTTAGAATTGGTTGAAAAATTATGTGATCTATCCAAAAAAATATGGAACCAACAACATAATATAAAAATAAAAGGATATGACGTTGAGGTGGCAATACAAGATAGATCTGATTTAAGAAATTCAATAAATGGTGGTAGAATGGGTGGAGTATATTCACTACTAAAAGATAAATGGATAAAAAAACCAGAGAAAGTAGAATTTATACCGGATGAAAAATTAATATCAGAGAAAGCAAAAACAATAATGCTAGAGATTGATGATATAATTGAATCGAAAAATATAGATTATGAAGAATTGAGATCACGTATAAAAATTGTATGGGATAAAATAAAAAAGCTAAGAGAAAGATCTCTCGAAGAAGAAGGTGAATATGGTATTGGAAATTTAGTGTTCAAACTACTTAGAAGAAATAATTATCTTGGTAAGATAATGGATCTAAAAAAGAATGCATATGATAAACAATTTGAATCTAAATCCTTTAGTTTTTTCAGATTTGACGAAGAATATACTGAGGAATCTATACTAAATTTTCTCTATAAAATAGAGAAATTAAATAATGAACTACCAAGTGATGAGAGTTGGTCACAGTATATAAATTATACCATAGATGAGGATAATTTTAAAATAAAGGTAGAGATGGGTGCTTCAGGATATTCTGAAGGATGGTCAGAGGATTGGAATATTGATTATTCTGATCCTGAATATATAGTAGTTGATAGATTTGCATCACAATCGGGACCGTACGGAAGTTCAGAAGATAAAAAAGAATTTAAATTTCATTCATTTAATGAGTTATATAATGAGATAAAAGAAAATTTTTAAAATGATAACAATACAAGAAATAGAACAAACATTCAAAGATATATTTGAAGAAGAAGAGGGTCTGGTACAATCAGTCGAAACTGTATATGAATTATCAGATAATGAAGAGTTTTATAGACTAGTTATATCAATACATGGATTATCCATTGAAGACACGTCGATAATACACACTAAATTTATATTTAAAACGGACTTAGATAAAAGAAATATAATTGATGAATCGTTCATATATTTATTTGATATAAATTGTATATATCATCGTCTTGAGTTTAAAAATGTGATAGATTTAAAAGAAAAAATCGAAAACATATTAGAGTCTGGCAATTTCGGAGAGGATATAAAAATACTATCAGACTTCATAGAAGCACCAGCCATGTTTCTTAATTACTATATGAGAAGGTACCATATAACAGATTACTCTGTATTTGATGTAAAGTATGAACCAAAATTCAAAACAACACCATGTGATAAAACAACATTTGATTTTGAAATTGACATAAATAATAATTATAAAATATCACTATCAATTCACAAAATAGACCGTGAGAGTGATGATGAAGATCATACGGATACATATAAATTTCAATTTAAATTCATGGATGAAATATCCACATCAGAATCGGACACACTTGAAAATATACACTATTTTATAGGACAAAATATTGCAGGAATATTAGATAAAAAATTAAAATAATGAGATATATTAAAGATATTAGAGAGGCTTTTAATCACAAATGGTCAAAAAATGATGATTTGATACTTCCAATATGGAATATATCGGAAAATGATTTATTTGATGCATTCTCAGATTTAGAAGACGACTTTGAAGTTGAAATAACATGTGATTTTCTTCTAAAAAGTCCCAAAGGTCATTTATTTAATCTGAAAGAAGAAAACAAAGAAATAATTGAAAGTTATGCTGCCGCTGGATTTGAACCAATAATTCAAGTAAAAATATCCAGTCAGTATCCATTAGCAACAACCGGTGATATGCGTGCAATACAATCAACAATGATGGATTGTATAATGAATTTAGATGGATATTATTTATCACATGTATCTAAGTTTAGAACTTATTTTGAAATTCAGTTAATGCAAGAGAAAGACGGCAATGAAAAGATAAAATACCACAAAAAATCGAATGTATATTTTTCAAAATATGCCAAACCAATCAAGGATCTTGGTTATAAATTTATAATTAATAAAATATTTGAAATAGGTGATAAAAAGTATATAAAATTACCAGAAAAATTTGCTGGACAAAAGGTGTATATAATTTTAATAGAAAAGGAATATGTAAATCCCATTGATATTAACCTCATAGATAATATCTACGAGGTTAAAAATGTTTTTCAATCCATAGAAAGTGAAATTTCCAATTCTAAGGATTTCAAATCCACCAATGGTCAGCTTGAAATAAATAATGAAGATGGGAAAGTATTCATAAGATTTATTCTAAGAATAGTCGAAGAATAAAAATTAACACAATAATTCTATTTTACCTCTTGAAAATTCCTTGAAAGAGCATTGCTTATTAGTGGAATGATCAATAACTAAATCTTCTTTAATACGATAAGATCTTTTTTTATCCGATCGAGAACCCATACCAATTTGGTGTAATCGATTTCTATATTCTTTTTCGTCCCATTTTTCTTGTTCAATAGACTTTAACTTTTCCTCTAACCTTTTCCAAGCCAATTCTTCATTTTTCAATTGATCTCGAGTATCCTGGCATTTTATTTGAATTCCAGATGGTCTATGTGTCAAGATAACACAACTTGATACCTTATTAACATTTTGTCCACCCTTGCCACTACTTCTAGTATATTGTCTATCTACATCATTTCGATTTAAATGAAAGTGTAATTGATTATCCGGATCAATTAAAGCAACTGTAATAATAGAAGTTTGTGTCCTTCCTCTTTTTTCTGTCGATGGTACTCTTATCCATCTATGTGGACCAATTTCATTTTTAAATAGATTTGAAACATTTTTCCCACTCAGTCAAATTGAGGCAAATCCATTCCTATCTTCAATAATATCATATTTTAATCCATGATTTCTTGCAGTTTTAACATAAATATTTCTAAGATCCTCAACTAACATCTTAGAATCTAATCCGCCCTCAGCGGCTCTAATTTCTATAATGATTTTTTCCATAATTATTAATTTTTATTTTTGAGCAATAAATTGTTATTGTGATTGAATAATCACAAACCGCTAATAATTATGTATTCTAAATTTCATTTCATTATATATTATAATTCAAAATAAAAGTTCTTTTAAAATGAAGTTTCTCTTAACCTCACCAGGTAATATGTCTAATATTCCTCTCTTACTGACTATTAACTTATTATCTCTACTATAAGAACTATAAATAGTTTTCAATCTATCTCTTTTTGTACTATTACAATCTTCCATCCATATTGTTGATAGTGAATGATTGACCAATAACGCCCAAAATATGTAGTTATTCTCATAATTCATAACCCAGAAAGAATTGGACTTTGGATGTTCCTTAATGACTTCTTTTTTATTTCTATTAGAATCATATTTTATCTCTGTAATATCCAATACCATGGTTGGGTAATGATCAATCGGATGATTACCTGGTTTATGAAAAGATGTTTTCTTAAACCCCAAAGTTTTTAATTTCTTATGAATATTCATATTGCAAATATAATTAAAAAAAGTGATTTTCTAATTAAATATATATTGTATGTATAAAGATACAACTCCAACATTCAATTCCGGAAATCGAAAGATTGTCAATTATAAAGACTTTATTCAAAATATTGATAAAGAAAAAGAAGAATTGAAAACTGTTAAAAAGTCATTCTCTAAAAATGAATTAGAGATTGGTTTAAAACAGCATAAATATAAATATAATAAAGTCACTCACAAATTAGATGACTTGACACCAGACGAAGTAGATGATAAATTAGATAACTTAGAAGAGAATTAAAAATCATAACTCTCATCTAATAAATTATTAATTCTCAATTGTCTATTTACCTTACCAGTTATATCACCAAGTGATTCTATCTTTGATAGATATGCCTCATCTTTTGTATCTATCCACTTCTTTAAAATCTTATTATTTTTAAAATACCAAGAATTAAATTCATCAAAAACAATATCTAAAGCTGAAAGAAAAGTATAATCAGCAGTTAAAGGATGTGTGTAAATTAAGACAAAAACATCCTCAGTGAGTGAAAGTTCCTCTGAAGAAAAATCCTCATATATAATGGTGATATCTCGACCCCAGCTCAAATTCAGTGTAAATCCCAATTTGATTATCCTGTCCAGTTTTGAAACGTCCATCTTCATTTACTATATAGTCAATTTTACGATCTCTTTGCTCTGAAATATATTCATTATACCCATACATATAGTCATCCTCAAAGATAAATATAACCTCCGGATAGAAAACCTCAAACTTTAAATCACAAGTAATTGATGTATATCCGGTAACTGATCCAGGTCTAAAAGTATCATTAAAATGTTGTATATTTGATATATCAACATTAATAGACTTAAATGATACTATGTGATTTGACTTCCAAGTCTCAAATGGATTAACATAGACATCAATATAATCAAATTTTCCTATCGGATAAATCGTTTTACCATTCAAATTACTTAGCGAATTATGTGTGAAATGTAAAGAATCTTGTAAATCTGCTGCTATTCTAGCTCCAGAAACAATTTTCGAGTTTTTGTCTAATGTAGGTATTAAATATAAATTATCAAATTTAGAAGGATTGTGTGATTTTCCTCTAAAATCTAAAAATCTCTTCTTACCATGATTGAAAATAGATGCAAATATCTTTTTCTCAATACACTGTGAAATTTCATCAATCAAAATTTGATTGAAATATGATTCAACATCAATATTAAAAAATTGAGAAGCTACAGGATTAGAAACTGAAACTTGTACTCTTTCGGGCATAACCCCTGATACAATTGATTTATTAAAACAAGAAAACTTAAAGTTATCACTTGATATCATTTATTTCATTTATTTTATTAGTTGTTGAATATCCTCCTATTTTGCTAAAAAATATAATATTCGGCACATTTTCAGATCCAATGACTTTTTTGTCCTTATAATCATCCCCTAGTATTATATAATGCGGATTCCATAATTTAATTTGATCCTCTAATTCTTTATCTGTGCCAAAACTAACAACAGAATCAACATATTTAATACTTTCCATCATTACTATTCTATCAGATAATTTATTAATAGGTCTAGATGTACCTTTAAGTTCTTTAACTCTATTGTCTTTATCAATACCAACACGAACAGTCCCATATGAGTTTGCGAATTTTAATAACTCGATGTGTCCTCGATGTAAAATATCAAAAGTACCATTTACCCAAACTCTCATATTTGTGAATCTCCTTTAAAAATTCTATAAGAATCACTATCAAAATGTTGTGTTGATACTTCAAAAACAACACCATCTGTAATAGCCTCCAATTGATGTGGCTGACCTGGATATTGTCGAACAGAATCACCCACATTTAATAGAACCTCACAAATAGTAGCTTTATCTGTATCTATATAACGATAAATAAATTGACCCTCATTTACATACCAAGTCTCATCCTTTATCATATGATAATGCATTGAAAATTTACAACCTTTTTTAAAAACAAGTAATTTCCCACAATAGAGGTTGTTATTTGCTATAATAATTTCATGTCCCCATCCCTTAGGAACCTTACACTCATCACATTTTATAATCTTTGGTAATTCCATAATTTATATTTTATTAAAATTTTCATCATAATTCATTATCAGTAATTCAGTTCCTTTTAATTGTTCTCCTTTTAGTTGGTGATTATTTCCACCCATCGCCGATCTGCGCACAACATCTCTTTGAATCCATCTATATTTCTCTCTTGGTAGTAATTCATCCAAAAGAGGAAAGTAATAATATGATAATGACCATTTTGATTTGGTTGTTTTAATTAATTCTATTAATCTTCTATGTGATGCCGGTCCAAAAACACCATCAGCATCAGCACCATACCAAAATAATCTTTTAGAATCATCATCTTTTTCACCATTAAATCTAGCATATGGCGGGTCCAAATAAATATATGTACTTTCAGAATCATATTTTTTTATTAATTCCTCGAAGTCTGTACTATACCAATGTGTGATAGAATTTAATTTATCAGTATAAGTATTTTTCTTTAATTTATTAATTAATACACTTAATTTAAGTTTATCTTGTTTTTTAATATACCCGGAGAATCCGCCACCCCTAGGATAAACTGAGGAAAAACTCGAAGTTATTAAAAAAGCATATATAGCTGCCCTTTCAAAGTCTCCTAATTCGAAATCCTTATTATCAAGAAAATCATTTTTTGTATATTCCCTATAAACAGATTTATAAAAATCCCATTTCAAATTTACATCTGTTTCATTAGTATATAAAATTCCCCCAGTAGACAATAATTTATTAATTGAATCTAATAATTTATCTGGTGTAGCGGCGCACTTATATAAGTTTGCTTGATGTTTATTAATATCATTAAAAATTACATTTTCAAAAACCATATCAGGATCATCCATAAATGTTGCAAAACTACCTGAAAATGGCTCAATATATGTTTTGATATTATTCTTTGGGATGTTTGGATTTATAAGATGTTTGACAAAGTCATTAGAAGATTTAGATCCGAAGTAAGATATTAAAGACATAATTAAAGTTTAGAAATTATAGATTAAAAAATAAATATGTTTAGGTAATCAATGGGAAGACAAATTGATTTAATATATAAAATATGATAATTTATAAAATAACAAATTTAATTAATAACAAAGTATATATAGGACAAACAACCGAAAGTCTTCAAAAAAGATGGAAAAGACATACATCCGAATACCATGAAAAAAATATGTATATATCAAGAACAATATCTAAATATGGCGAAAAAAATTTTATTATAGAAAAGATATGTGAATGTTATTCTTTACAAGAATTAAATGAAAAAGAAATTTTTTATATAAATGAATATGATTCTCTATCACCGAATGGGTACAATCTTGTTGTAGGTGGTAATAATAGTAAAATGAGCGATGAAACAAAATTAAAAATATCCAATAGCCACAAAAAAAGATATCTAGATGGTAAAGTTATCTCTGAAGAAACTAGGAAAAAATTGTCAGAATCACATAAAGGATGGATTCCATCAGAAGAAACTCGTCAAAAATGGAGAGATGCCTTCTCTGGAAAAAAACCATCCGAGAAAACAAGAATCGGTGCCATATCACATCATCAAAAAACATATACCTTTGAAAGTCCAGATGGTGAAATAATTACTTTTACAAATATGAAAGATTTTTGTAAAAAAAATAATTTATGCAATTCTAAATTATGTTTGGTCGCATCTGGTAAAAGAAACCACCATAAAGGATGGAAATTACACAAATCACATTTGTAATTTTTTAATATCATTACGAATCCTCATTAGAAGATTACCTAAGTTGTTTTCTCCTTTATTATTACACTTATTACAAGTGCAAACTCCCCACCAGGTATCGTGCCAATAATTTCCCTCAATTAACATCTCATCTCCTGTCTGCAATAATAGTTCTTGTAGGTTTTTAATCTTGAATTTTTCTCTTAATCCAAATTCCATAACCTTTAGACGAATTGAGTCCCAATCTGGTCTTAATTTAAAACCTCTACCCATTCTTTTAACCTGACCCGGAGTTAGAACTTTCGATACTAATTGTCGAGTATCTTCAAGTGTATAAAATTGACCATCAATTATTTGTCCTTCTTTTATTTTCATAGCAACATAATAATGTTCCACAGATGGATAAACAATACCCTGATAAGTTATCTCACAAGGATAAAAATTTGATAAAAAAAACCATCGACCTTTAAATGAATCTATCATAATAATTTTATATCTTTAATTAATAATAATGTTTAATATATAATTAATGACAAAAGAAGAATTCAAAAATATATTCATAGAATTAACAAACTACACAATTCCATTTGGAAAAGAAAAATTATTAGAAAAACATCTACCAAAGGGATTTAAGAAAGATAATATTGGAAATTACTACTATGAAATAGGAAATTCTGAAACATTATTTACATCACATTTAGATACATTTTCAAAAAAATACGAAAAGGTTAATCATGTAATTGACGAAGATGATCCATATATTATATCCACAGACGGTAAAACTATCTTAGGTGGGGATAATAAATTAGGATGTACTATTTTGTTTGGCATGATTAAAAATTCTATACCAGGAACTTATTACTTTTTTCTTGGAGAAGAGCCAATTTTAAGTGGTGGATTATGGGGTTCAAGAAATGCATTAGAAAGTAATTTTGAATATTTCAAAAAATTTAAAAGATGTATCGCATTCGATAGAAAGCAGTATGGATCAATTGTTGTTCGTCAAATGGGTCGTATGTGTTGTTCTAAAGAATTCGCTAGTGAAATTGCCAAACAATTAAAAATTGGTGGAATTAATTGGGACGAATCTGTTGGATTTGGATATTATACAGATACCGCCGTTTTCATGGATGTAATACCAGAATGTACAAACATATCAGCAGGTGGATTTAATGAACATTATAAGAGTGAATGGGTCGATCTAAATTATACATATAATGTTTATAAGTCAGCATTAAAAATTAAATGGGAGGAACTACCGACTAATAGAAAGTTAGAAGTTAGATTTTCAGATGAGGAAAAAGAAACAATAAATAAAGACTTCAAGAAATTTCAACAAATAAAGATATATAAAGAAATAGAATCTATGACAGAATTAGTAGATCTATCCAAAACGAGAGACATATCTAAAAATGGAGAAAGATATTTAACATTCTCAAAATGGCTTGAAGATTATGACTTGGATATAACTTTGTCAAATAGTAAAATTATTATAAATGGTAAAGAATTATCAATGAATCAGTTAAAAAGATTAATTCTTACAGAATTCAGGGAAGATATACTCGATCAAATAAAGTATTATATAGAAATGAAAGAAAAAAAGGAATTAGATAAGATACTTTATATCTTTGGATTCAAAACAATACCAGAAATAATTAAATTTCTTAAAACAAAAAAAAGAGGAAAATAATTTCCTCTTTTTTGATAAACCGTTCAGATATTTACCCTGTTTAAAACTGTTCAGATATTTACCCTGTCTATCGTTTGGTGGTGGAGGCGGAGGGTTCGAATCCTCGTCTTCCTCAGTTAGATACAACCAATCATTTACAAGCTTAGTTAATTTTTCTAAACTAACAAAATAATAAATTTTTTCGACTCAAAAAATATTTATAAAAAACTATCACGATTTTTATCTGTTGGATTCAGAGGTAAATTTCTTGAAATATCAATTAAGCCATTTCAAACTCATTCACCATGAGTAAGTTGTTTTGTAGGGCAGCTACTAAATCTTCACTGGTTCCCACTTCGTTTGTTTTGCCGATTACGACATTCGCCATTTAATTTTTAATCGGTTATATGACAATCCGATACTTGCTCAATTACACCTAGGACCGCGAATCAATACATTACGCCCCCATATTTCTACAAAGATACAATTATATATTAAATTATCAAAATGTTTTTTTTCTAAAATGGAGCAGAATCATCAAATTTATCCACAAGTGAGTATCTATCATCATCCTCATCGTCGTCATCAGAATAATCTTCCTCAGCATCTTCCCAAGTAAATGAAAATTTCAATATTGGGAAACCATCCTTACTTTCATACAACTCCACCTCAACATTATACTTTGAAAGTAATTCTTCTTTAACACGACCAACAACATCAAATGCTTTTAAAAGTGTTGAAATTTTCTCTCGGTGTTTTAAAAATGTATAAACATTCAAATCATATTCTTCAGATGTTACATTAACATCTAATCCATTAGAAACAAACATTTGTTCAACCCAATAACATAATTCCTCAATATCATCTTTAAATCCACCTGATTCCTCCAAAGAATGTAATGATTCATATGTAGTATCATCATCAACACCATAATAGTCATGATATTTTTTAAAAACAGGATCAACTGTTAATTCAATCTTAATTATACTATCATCAAATGTGAGTGTCGGATCCATACTATGTATATTAAACATCTCACTTAAATTTAAAAAATCATCCTGTACTAATTCTACATCGGATTCGTCCATATCTATTTTAAGAAATTCTATTCCATAAGATGACATCAATTTTATATCTAAATTAAAAGCACATGACCGAAAATCATTTAAAAAATCCTTAAAATAATGTAAAAATAAATCACTAAATCCAATCTTTCTCTTAACTGTTAAATTCTCCCAATCAACCCCAACAGAAGCTTTTGCGAGCCTTTCAAGGAAAGAAATATTCTGAGATTCTCTATTTGTATGTTCATCAAAATATCCAACAGATATATTTGTACACTCTGGTATTTGGTCAATAAAAGATGCAGAGTCGGTATAAATTCCAGTATCGTCCAAATTAAATTTCATTCCATTTTTAGAATATTCAGCCGCTAATGAATGTGCAAATTCATCTGAACAACATTCTGCAAACATTTGTGATGTAATAATTGAATAATAATTTCTCCTATCAAATGATACGCATTTTTTCAATCCTTTAAGATGCTCAAATGATTCAAATTCTTTTGAGACTTTACCAGATCCAATTCCACCTCTTTCTTCACCAATAAAGAAATAATAAACACCAGGTACATTATGAGCAATCATGTACAATAGTACAGTAACTCCTGATTTATCATCGGCTCCTAAGATAGTTGTACCATCGCTAACAATATGCTCTTGTCCATCTATCATTCTGCTATATAAAACCACATTTGTTTGCTTCCTATCTGCGGTATCAAGGTGACAAGTAAACATAGTTGTTGATTTACCTACTATTTTATAATAGTTTCCAAATTTATCTTTTGTTAGACCTATCTGTGATATCAAAGGATAAACATCATCTTCTTGTGGATGTGGATATGTTTTAGTCACCAATGATATGAAAGTATCTCGAACATTTTTAGGATTAAACTTAAATTCTGGAACCACAATTAACGTTGAATTACCAAAAGACTTGATTGGTTTTTTTTGTTTTTTTGCCTTTAATGTATTATACTTGATTGTAAATTTTTTGATCTCATCTTCAGTAAATTGATCAGGAAAAAATTTACGAATCATATATCCAACTTTTATCGGATTATACTTCCCACCTATTTTAGCATTAAATGACCAATCATGTCTCGACATATCTAATTGCTCAATTCCCAAAGTGTCTGCGGCAATTGAAATATCATTCTCAACTCTCATAAGTTTATCTGATATCTTATCCTCTATATCATCAAAAATATCATACAAATCATCAGTATATTTTATGGGCATTGGTCTATTCTTAATCATTTCTTATATATTAAATATTAATATTAATTTCTTCAGCGTTCTTATAATCAACTTTTACCTGTCCAATATTCATTTCTGGTAATTTCTTAACGAATTTTGACTTACAACAAATAACTATACAATTTCCAGTAACTTTTGAATTTTTAGCAACAATTTCAGCTGCTTTATGTTTCACCTCTTTTGTTATCAATCTATCTTTTTGTCTAATAATAGCATGACACCCTGGTTTTCCCTTAACATGGAACCATAAATCCTCAGGATCTGCCATAATTGTTGTTAAATAATCATTTGATTTCCCATCCCTACCAAAAATTAGTGTATAATCATCTATAATTATCGTTCTTAAATTTGGAAATTTATCCTTGGACTCGTTAAAAGAAATAAAATTCTTTATCATATAAATTATATATTAATTTTTAGCAATAAAAAAAGAGGCTATAATTAGCCTCTTTTTTTATTTAAAAACAATTAAATTATACTGTAAATCCAACCGTATCAACCGTTCCAAATCCACCACTAGATAAACTAACTAAATATGTTGTAGAACCTCCGGAAAAAGAAGCTCCTTGTGAAAATGTAAAAGAACCTAACCCAGCTTGTTTATCAACAGTAACAGAATATCCATTGTAATATACACCGGATGGAGCTGAAAATACTAATGAATTTCCACTTATAGCTGCTGAAAAACCAGAACTACCAAATGACATTGTAGCCAATAAAGTTGTCAAAGCTGCAGAAGTACTCTGTGTAGCTGAGAATGTATATCCACCAGCACCAAAGACTTTAACAGATCCAGGTAGTGTAAATCCAACATTTGTATTTACAGATGCAGTTCCACTAAATGTAATAGTAGCAGTTGATGCAACAGTTGAATTTGACGTTGATTGAGTGGAAGCATCTAACATTGATGAAAATGTAAATGTAGAATTATATGTTCCAATAGCACTTAAAGATACTGTTAATGTAGATGTAGTTCCTCCGGTTATGGAGAAGCTTGATTGTCCTCTTAATCTAAGAGCTGTTATATCTAGGGTAACTATATCTGTTGTATAGCTATAAGTTGCCGAATTAATTTTTAAATATGGTCTTGACATTTCTTTTAATTATTTTCTTTTATATATTATATTTTAAAAGTCATTTTTTGTAAAAATTAAAAAACCTTCCAATAATGGAAGGTTTTTTAATTTAATTAATACTATTAGTTTAAGTATTGTCTTGTGTCAGTAACAACAATTGTCATATACTGTTTTTGTGGGAAGAATCCTACATCAGCAAGAGCGTATCTTGAACGTAACAACATTCTTGGTGCGAAAGTTGCTTCGGAAATTACACTAATAGACTGTGCCATTAAGTAAGGTACGAAGATAAGACCTGGTTGGTCTGGGTTATTCTTTCTACCCAATACGATTCTGTTGTCGCTATATCTCATATATGGATCAACGTAGATTTGGATATCACCTATTGTTCCAACTGGATATAATTGTCCTTGACCGTTAACTTTAGATTTAACCGGGTTAATTGTATAACCAGATATATCCATAAGAGCTGCCGCAAGACCTCCATTTGTAATAGCGAATTGAGCTGGACCAACTCTACCTTCAGTAGCTATATAGTTAGAAGCGTGAGCCATCTTAGTTATAAGCTTTCTCTGAACAGCGTGAGTTGTTTCACCACCGATACCACCACCGTATGTAACATAGTTTGTGTCTAAGTCAAAGATAGTAGATGCAGTTGTACCAGGAACAGTTGTACCTAAACTTGCGTTTAAAGGTGCATTTTGTCTGTTAGATTCACCAAGTGCAAATATTTTTTGAACGATTTGTTTAGAAATTGTTTGAGACAATTCATTTACAAGGATAGATTCCATCTTTTGAACGATATCCATACCTGTATTAGCTTTAATGTCTTCAATTTCTGTTCTTCTTAAAGCAGTTGATACTTCAATTGTACCCACAGCTATTGATTTAGAAGAAATTTTTGGACCAATAACACCTGAATAAGTATTATCATCTGTTTGTCTATCCATTGGATAGTCTCCTGATGAAAGAGATGCTGCCCAGTTTGCAGAGAAACCTGGAAGTTGATCTTCAAGTGCAGATACTAATTCAATTGTAGCAGAAGCAGTTACACCAACAGTACCAATATAGTTGATTTGAGCAACCATAGATGCAGTAGCATTGAATGTATTATACTCTGGAGCAAAATTAAATGGACTTGTGTTAGCACCACCATAAACATTTTGAGAGTTTGCTTGTCTGTAAGCTCTGAACATTGGAGCTCCATCAATTCTTGAGAATCCTAAGAATTCAAGAACGTTTGTTTTTGTACTTGGTTCAGTTGAAACAAGTGCTGTAGACGAGCTGATATTAGCAACGAATACTCTTGCTCCTTGGATACCACCTGTTGTTAGTGTTCCAGATGCTGCAGTAACCTCAGTAGTTAAAGCTGCTTTCATAGCTGCTAATGCACCAGCACCAGCTGCAGTGATTTTAAATACTTGTGGACGACCAGTTGTTCCACCATTTGTTAAATCATCATATTGAAAATCAATATAAAGAAGGTCGATTTTTGGACCTGGAGTTGGTTTTACAGCAACTAAATCAAGACCAATTGTTTGAGCTGCAATTTTCATCGCAACTGGCAAAAGATTTTGACCTAAATCACCAGAACCAAGAACACCAGCAGCACCACCGTATTGAGTTGGAAGTGAACCTCCACCAAAACCAGCACCACCACCAAGGTAACCAGGCAAACCAGCTACTGAAGGTGCTACTACTGAGCCCATACCAGCTGTTGTTGCGTTAGCGTAAGCGTTCTCATTGATTGAGTGAAATTCAGCATATTCTGCTAACCATTCAACTCTGTCAGAAGATACACCCATGTTTTCCAATACAGGACCCCATTTCTTAACCGCTTTTTGTTTGTCTATTCTAATGTGTGACATTTTTAAATTTTCTTTTTTTTGATCTACTGCCCGTAGATTAAAGGTTTTTAAATCTCTCCATGATTGCAGTTAATTCTTTATCAGATATTTTATCTTCTTGAATTAATGCGTCATGTGCTACTAATTTCTTAGTAACTGATTCGTTTTTCTTGAGATTTCTAGTCAACCAGAAATGTTCAACCTGAGATTCAGTTTTGATAACATCTTCTGGATAAAGTCTAGCTTGTGAAAGTATTGACTTTCTAGCATTCTCATTTAATTGATTCCAAATTGGCTTGATGTTTTCAGGCATCAATCGGATCACTCTTTCTTCAAGAGTTTCGTTTTTAGAACTTAACGCCTCAGAAATTAACTTCAATACATCTTGTGTACTAAAGAAACTTTTTTCGCTTACATAAAGTTTAACAGTTTCTTGTTCTTCACTTGTTAGTGAGTAGAAACTATCAACCTGAGATTTGTTTAAAAACTTTAAAAAGTGTAGATCGGATGTTTCAGCGGCTTTTCGTTTTTTAGCCTCTTCGATCAATTTATCAATAGATTGTGATAATTCACTATCAGATTCACCAGATGTTTCAAATTCTGGTTCTTCTTCGTTTCCATAGTCTTCACCATGTACTTCTTCTTCCTCTTCAGAAACAACATCATCTGTCATTTCAACCGGAGTTTCTTCAGCTGTAGGAACGTCTGTTTCATCATTCCATGCTTTTTCTTCTTCTTCCTCTTCCTCATCAACTACGTCAAAACCTGCTGATTGTAGTGTAGGGAATTTTTCTTCTCCTTCCAAATATTCATTAATTTTTCCACTACCATTTAATTTCTCAGAAATTAAACCAGCATAAGAAATTGATTTGTCAAGATTTTCTGCGATATATTCAGAATATGCAATATTATCATCGAGATTTTCTGCGATATATTCAGAATATGCAATGTTTCCTTCAACGTGTTCTGCTAAATACTCAGAATATGCAATAGAATTATCTAAATGTTCTGCTAAGTATTCACCATAAGAAATTGATTTGTCAAGATTTTCTGCGATATATTCAGAATATGCAATGTTTTTGTCAAGATTTTCTGCGATATATTCAGAATATGCAATGTTTTTGTCAAGATTTTCTGCTAAATATTCACCATAAGAAATTGATTTGTCAAGATTTTCTGCTAAATATTCACCATAAGAAATTGATTTGTCAAGATTTTCTGCGATATATTCAGAATATGCAATGTTTTTATCAAGATTTTCTGCGATATATTCAGAATAGTTAATAGCCTTTTCAAGGTTTTCTGCTAAATAATCATTATGCTTGATAAGCTTTTCTGCTGTAGATTTTAATGAGTTGTTTTCTTTAACAACAACTTGAACTTTATCTGCTAAATAGTCTAAGTATTTAACTATTTGTGAATTGGTTTTATTCAATTCTTCATAATACTCAAGTAATTGATCCATTTTTTTAGGGGTAAGATTTCCCTTTGTCATAGCTGACTTAACTTCCTTTTTAGTGGAAGCTAATTCATTAACCAAATATTTAGAATAATCAGTTAATTGTTTTTTTGTTACGAAGTCGTTAGCGTTCATATTAAATAAATCATTAATTTTTGAATCATCAGACATTTCATAAATTCTAAAATTAGCCTTGTTGTTATAACCCAAAGATTCGTTAAGAGTCTTCATTGTCATTTTAGCTGAGGCAAATCCAGGATCTGCTACGATGTCATATGTGAATAATTTTTTCAAAGTAACTGTTCCATCAGATTCGGTAACTCCCGCTGCTCTTGACGAAACAAATATTGGACAGCCATCATTTACAAGAGCTTTAGCTTCTTTACCCCAATAGGTATTTAAAAGTCTTATTTCCCCCTCAACTCTATTAGACTCTTTAATAAAAGATGCCTTTTTAATTATGTGTGAGGATCTTGATAATGATGTATCAAATACATCAGGATGGTCAAATTCACCATATACAACACCGAAGTCATTCATTCTCTCATTTAATTCATTTAAACAAGGAAGAAATTTCTCAGCAGTATAAACTCTATCATTTCGATTTTTTACATCGAATTCAGTGAATACTCCACCTAAAATATATTTATCATTTTGACTATCGTTTTCATTAATTGATAACGGGTTCGTCATGTTTTCTACAATTAGGACTGATTTCATTAATTGATTTGTCTTTATTTTGATATATATATCCAACCGTGAAAAACCGAAAAAATAAATGGTGGATTTTTTATAAGATACACTAAAACACCATATTTTATTAGACTTGAAGAATATTTAAAATGGAGTGTGTACAAATTAATATATAATTAAAATTTTATGGTTTTTTATGATAATAACCCGCGAAATTAAAATTAAAGTCATTGAATCGAATTATCAATATCTCGATGATATGGGTTATGATATATCTATTGGTGATACACTAAGTATACCAGTTGAATTATTATCCAAAGGATCACATCACAAAATAAAATGCAAATGTGATGGATGTGGGGTAGAAAAAGATGTTATTTTTAAAAATTATGTCAAGTATGATAATAAATGGGGTTTTTATTATTGTAGAAAATGCTCTGAAAAGAAAAGAAAGGAATCTTTACAAAAAACTTATGGGGTTGAATACCCAATTCAAAATAAGAATATTTATAAAAAAATGAAACTAACTTTATCTGAAAGAAAAAAATAGTGTAAATTTACACGATGAAATCCACAATAGTAGAGATAGACAAAAAATATTCTAAACTTGAGAATTTTAAAAAATTATTTGATAACGAAAAATCAGTTAAACGTGATTTTATAATTTCCAATCTACTAGGCGAATCCGAAATTCAAATTATAACATCAATTTTGTGTGCGTTCTCAACTGACGAATATACAACTTTAATAACAGACACCGCATTAGTCATTAAAAAGATGAAATTTGATGTCGATAGTAATTATAATATTCTAAAATTGAATGTATATTTTGATATACTAAATAATAGAAATGGAAAATTAGTTAAAGAAATGATGAAGTATTCTGAATTAAAAATAAAACCAAAAATAGAACCATCTAGTTTCAATGTATTGGGATTTTATATATCCTTTTAGAATTCGAATTCTCCGCCACCACCTGCTTCTTCTCCACCACCTTCTGTTCCAGCAGGGGGAGTTTCTGGCGACCCAGTATCTCCACCTCCGAATTCTCCACCAGTATCTCCACCTCCGAATTCTCCGCCGCCTCCAAATTCACCACCACCAGCTCCTTCCTCACCAGGAACTCCAGTTCCAGCACCAGCTGCCGCATCCTTAATCCAATATTTTTTGTTTTCTTCTTTTTCCTCGGGCGTTAACTTCAATACATGATCGATTAAATATTCAATATGAAAATATGGTTTACCATCAGGAGTTTGAATACCTGTTAATGTTCCAAGTATTTCTGCCTTCTTGTTAAGATTTCCTAACTTTTTCCATTCTTCAAATAATTGATTGGATAAGAATTGTATATCAACCTCATTTAAAAATTTTTCATCATCTTTTAATTCCGGAAATTCAACCAACATCTGTAATTTAAGTGGCTTAACCACAATTTCTTTAAAATTAGCTCTCAATCTCATTACAAAATTTCCAAATTTAGCCTCATCTCTTGTTATCTCTGATGCGTCAGAAAAAACATTACCACCACCATTCTCATCTGATTGAAATCTTTGCATAGGAATTCGAGAAGCTCTTTTTAAAATATTAAAAAACCATTTTAAAATATCATCCTCATTTAAGTTATGACCAACACCACCTTGATTCATTATCTCAACTTGAGGAGTTCCACCCTCTCCCTCAGGAAACCAAAATTGCTTATTGTAAGGTAGGTGTTTTTGACCATTGATTCTTAATGTACCAAGTGTGTCATCCCATTCTATTTCCTCAGAATAATCTTGTATTAATTGACCTATTTGCTCTTCTGCTTTTTGACGACCCAATCCTTTAATTGGAATTGTAAATTTTTGATACAATGTCGCATTAATAATATTAAACATTATTTTTGTTTGCTCAATTATCTTAACCTGATTATATGGTTTTATTAATCCCTCGATGTAGGAAGTTTCAGAATAGTCATTTTGACTCGAATATGAAATGAAAACAATTTGAGAATCTAAAAATATCCTTCTAAGTTGAGGATCCTCTGGATACTGAATCCAGAGATGACCAATAGAAGGTTCAAATGCCGGGACTAATGTTTCTGGGCGTAATCTATTAAATCCAATTATATTTTTCTTCTTATCGTCCCATATAATCTCTTGAGCAATGTATCCATCAATTAAAAAATCCTTCATCAACATCCAAGCACTAACAGAATCAGAAAATCCATATCTATTATAAATCTTTTCAAAATATTCTTGATATTTATCCTTTATATCCTGTGAATAGTCACTTGATAACATTTTAGGAGAACAGAAATCCTTATCACTATAAATAATACATTCATCACAAACAGTTGAAACAAAATCTCTTAATTCATCTTTTATTGAATATTCTCTTAATATTCTTCTTTTATCAGCATAACTCCTATCTAAGTATGGTATAGACTTTCTATTTAAAATTGAAGCAACAGCTCTTTTTGAAAAGAAATCATACATGGAATTTCCTTGTTGTGAATAGGGATCTTCATTTATACCAACACCAACTTGATTACGCATTATCATATCATCATATGCCATACCCCAAGTTGATAAATTTCTAAGAATTCTTGAAAATAAACCACGGTTCTCAACCGCGCCATTCATGTTATATTGGAATTGCCCCTGATTATTATTAGGATTATAAGAAGCCATAAATTTTTAAAATTTTAAGTATATATAAAAAATCCGCCTCCCTATTCTTTTGGGAATTCATTTAGAAAAGATAATAACTCCTCTCTAAATGATTGGTAGCCGGGAACCCTGTTTAAATCATTGGTAAGTCCAGTAATAACCTTATCAACAATAACTTTACGGCTTTGTACTGCTCCGGGTCCTGATATATCAAATTCTTCGTCTCTTTTTTTCTTATCATCCATCAATTTAGGTAAATACTTACCAGATGTTTCTTTTCGAATTTTCTCTATTTGTTCACTCCTATCTTTATCAATTTCCCTTCTTAGATTATTTTCGGCTTCTATTTGACCTCTATAATCCAAGTCCTCAAATGTTTTAATATGCTTCATAATATGATTAATTTTAATGTATATATTAACTTAAATTTTAAGATTTTCCATATTTCTCATAACTATCCTGCAATCTCGATATATGCTCTTTTAATGCCTGATATTGATCAGATATTTCCTTATTAATTTCATAGAAATCGCTCAAAACTGAAGATATAATCTCACGATGTCTTTCTTCTTTAGTTTCTAACTTGGTTTTCCATATTTCTAATAATTTTTTTGGATCATATGTATTTTTTGGATAAGAAGAATATAGAAACCTAGGAAGTAAATTTAAATCTATTTGATGTATAATCTTAATTTGTGCAACGTTATATTCCTGAATTGAATAATCAAATCCATATCTTAATAATTCAGAATACATTCCTTTAAAATCAACTTCCAAAATATCATTATTTTTCATGTTATTCTCTGTAATAAATTTATCAAAAATAGAAACTCGCAATTCGAGTGGGATAAAATTAAAATTAACACCAAGTATAACTATCATATTCTTAAATCTTCTATAATCGCAACAAAAAATTGGAGACCATCTCATCCAATTAGAATCGTCGAGATAATGTAAAAAATAAAATCTACCGACTTGTATATCCTCCTTATTAATTGATAAACAGTCTTTATCAGATTTTTTATATTTTTCATACATGTGTGATGTATTCTTTCGATAGAAATCAACAATGTCTCTTCCAAAAACTTTCTGATCCAGTTCCAATTTATCTTTTAGAGCTCCCATAAGAATATATATAAATATATGATAAATTCAACTCCAAATAATTCTAATTACCATCAAGGAAATTTTATTCCAAAAAATAAAGAAAAAGTAATCAAATTAAACTCCAAAGGAGGTGTTTACTACCGAAGCTCTTGGGAGTTAAAAATAATGACATGGTTAGATATAAATTCAAAAATAACTAAATGGGGAGCAGAATGTATTAGTATACCATATCAATTAACACACTTTTCAAAAAATGGAGATATAGATATTAAGAGTCATAACTATTATCCAGATTTCTATTATGAACTATATGATGGTGAGACACTGAAAAAGGTAATAGCCGAAGTGAAACCAATGAAAGAATATCTGATGGTACAAAAAATACAAAACTCACAAGTTTCTATTCCTGAAAATGCAAGCATGAAAAAAATGAAAAATTTAGAATATGATATGAAAATGGCACATAAAAATAAAAATAAATGGGAAACAATGATTAAATTTTGTGACAAAAAAGGGTGGGAATTTATAATAATAACCGAAGATATACTTAAAAAGATGGGTATGTTATCGTAATCAATCCTAAAATTTTAATAGATGAGTATATCATTTCTATAAAATGTATTCTCTTATATTTATACCTTATAATGGATATTAATATCCATATAGATATAAAAAATAATGAAAATTTATAATTTGAAAAAAGTAATATTATTACCCAAAATGGGTATATTAATTCTATAACATAATATAGAATATCTACCAATATAAAAGTTTTGCTACTATATCTTTTTAATTTTCCTTCAATTCCATCTTCCAGATGTGAATAGTTCAGTATAAAATATAAAGTTGAAATTATAAATAGAATCGGAAAAAACATACTTCAAAAATATTTTTCTACAAAGAATGTAATCCATGTCCATCATTTGATCCCTCTAGTGATATTAACTTAACTAAATTATCAGAATCTCCTTTCTTCTTATATAATTCATTAAATCCCTTAGCTATACCTCTCTTAAAAACTTCAGTAAAGTAAGCAAAAGCATTTACAGATTTTTCCTCATTAAAATTATACCAATTTTGATACATGTCCAATAGTCCAGATTGATAACAATCAAGCTTATCATCATTGTTCCAGTATCTCATTTTTTTTATTGTTTCCTTTCCGAGGATTTCTAACATTTTTTCTGCTTTTCGGGTTAATTTTCCCTGTGATTTCGAAACTAAAATTTCGACATACAAATCTCTGTTATTTAAATACATTAATAAGATTAATTTTTGCCTTTTTAAGGTTTCATGTTATATGAAATCTTATATACATAAGTTTAAAAAACCTCGAAAAATTTCGAGGTTTTTTAAATTAGATTTTTACTTTATCGTTGGATTGTATTTCTTTAACAGCCAGTAATTCATTATCTAATACTCCTGCTCTTTTTTCCAGATTAGTTAAAGCTTCTTTTAAAATTTTTGTATTTCCTAATATTTGCATAGAAGATTTTATTTTACTTATATTGAATTTAACATCTTCTAATTTCAATGTTATTTCTCTTTCTTTATCTTCTAATTTCTTTCTTGTAACTATTTCTTTATTTAATTTATTTTCATAAAAATATGTCAAATCATAATTTAATTCATTTCGAACCTCGTTAACAAGTTCGATGGCAGATTCATATTTAAAAAATGAATATCCGTATCTCTCATCACAACGATAAATAAATAAATTATTTTTATAATTGAAAGCATAAACCTCCAAAGTTGGGTTTATAAGATTAGTAACTCTTTTAACAACATCTAATTCAACGAAACTATCTAAGTTGTTGTGAACTTCCATAATTAATGGATAGAAATTTTTATTTACAATTGGTATAATTGGAGACGAAAAAATGTTTTCTAATGTAGATTCCTCATTTAATTCATCCTCATTTATATATAGACTTCCGTTGGAAACTCCCAACCCAACTGTCAAATATTCAGATATTCTGAAATCAATTCTCGATTCCGAAATAACACAATATTGTAAAGCTGTTTGTAATGTTCTTAGACATCTAAATCTTTCTTCATCCTTAACATGATTTTCAAGTAATGTTTTTTCTATAACACCATCCGTTAAAATGAACCAAGAATCTTTTATAAAAGATAAATGACCATCCTCAACCTGTTCAACAATGGTATATACAGATTCTGCCTTACCACCATTTAATAAGTTATTTCTCTTTTCAGGGGATTTAGTTAAATTATGAACAAATAATTTTATTTCTGGAACCCAGTCATATATTGCCAATTCGTTTAATATTTTTGAAAGTCTATCTTGATCTGTTTCAAGGTTTATAGTCTGTAATAAAACATTTATTGGTTGACGATAAAGTTCTCCTTGGTTTTTAGTATTTAAAACATTATACAAACTTTTTAATTCATATAATAATTGATATTGAGCGACATCATTGTTAAGACTTTCCAAGAATAACTTAACATCCTTATCATAAGTAAATGGTGTCAATCTTTCATTAAGTGATTGAATAATTTGCTTTTCTGCAAAATCAACATAATTATTAAGAAAGCCCTCAATAATATAAGACACGTCAGACTGATCAAAAGTTAGTGACTTTTTAAAGTTGAAAAGCTCAAGTTTTAGATTCTTCATATATTAAAAATATTTTTTTTATATACTATATATTACATATAAAATGTCACTTTTAGTCACTTTTTATTATGAATTATTAGATAAATTATTATTACTATTTGTATTATTCGGAAAAGGACTTTTCGTTCTAAGTGAAATAATATTGTTAAACCACTTTGTCCTAAAAGGCTTTATTTCTTCACCATCATTTACAATAAATGACGGATAGAAAGTCTGTACTTCTAAAGATGCAGTTATCTTTATTGTATTATCAGATTTTAGATTTTTTTCTCGAACAATCTCAATTCCTGTATTGTCAGGTTGTGTCATAACAGCATCAATATTCATATAATTATGTTCAAAGTACATAAATTTATATAACCACAACGTATTCATAACTGACTGCGAACACTTAAAAACATCAACCTCTGATTTGAGCAAAATTACCAAATCATATGTGGCAGTGATAGGTATTGCTCTAACTTTATTTAATGTTCTACGAACCTCTACATTGTCCTCTGTGACATTTCTAAGCCAAACATTTGGATTTCTAAACTCATCCGATCTTATAACCCAATTTGTAAGAGTAATGTGTCCTCTTGGAATTATATCCGTATTAAGATCAACAAATCTATTTGAGGAAACTACATCATCACTAAAGCTGTCCAATAGGAATCTCTCATCACCCGTCATTGAATAATAAAAGGGAACTAAAACATCAACATCACCAGAGGAAAATCGATTTTTCCACTTAACACGTCCTTCCAATGTATCCAATACACACATTGTTAAATCTCTGAGGAAAACCTCATCATAATTAAACTTATCTCCTATCATTACCCTATATATTAAAACCATTCTCTACCAAAAAAATATAATATAGATGGAAATTAACAATTTACTACTCTGGGAGAAATATCGACCAAGAAATATCAACGAAATTATACTACCTGAAAGAATTAAGAAAAATTTTCATTTGGGTGTTAATAAAAATTATATTTTCTACGGAAATTATGGAACGGGCAAAACATCACTAGCTAGGATATTAATTGGTAAATACTCAAAGGATAAGGCTTATCTTGAAATAAACTCATCACTATATACATCAATTGATACTCTACGAAGCGAAATAGAGAAATTTTGCAAAACTGTTCCTATCTTTGAATCTGAAGATCCACTTAAATATATTTTTTTAGACGAGTTTGAAAGGGTTTCTCCACAATATCAAGATGCATTAAAAGCATTTATTGAACAGTATCATAAAAATGTTCGATTTATATTAACAACTAACCATTTTAACAAAATATCTGATGGGATTAAATCAAGATTTACATCAATAAATTTTGACTGTGATGCGACAGAGGAAAAGCAAGTCAAAACGGATATCTATAAAAGAATAATGGATGATATTGTTTTAAAAGAAGAGATTAAAATTGAAAAAGATTTATTGATATCAATAATTAATAAAAAATTTCCAGATATAAGATCAATATTCGTCGAACTTCAAAATATTAAAGATACTGGTTCTGCGTCCAACACACAAACTATAAATACTAAACTAAAATTAGATACTTATAATATAATATACGATAAATCAGCAACTTATGAGGATATCTATCATTTTCTGATGACATCATATGGTCCCGAAAAAATAGATTCCTTATTTCAAATATTGGGAAAATATTTTATCGAATGGTCAATAAAAGAAAAGAAAAACATTAATAATTTATTTAAGTGTAATTATGTAATATCCGACTACAGATCAAAATTGGAATCTCAAACCGATCCTATTATTTTAGGAATGACAGTAATTGGCAAATTTCGAGATATATTGAATTCTTAATATATATAAGATATGGCAGAATTTGATTTTAAAGATATTTATATCGGATATAAAGGACATCCAAAATTTAGTATAAATAAAATTATTGTAGATGATATAATAAGAACAATTGTTCAAAAATATGAAATGATTTTATTTACTAATAAAGGAGATCTTTTAGGAGATCCAGATTTTGGATGTGATATACAAAATTTACTATATCAGACAAAAATATCAGCATATGCAGTAAAGAATATAATTATAAATCAGATAAACACATATATACCTGAATTATCCAGTATCAACTACTCTCTTGAAGTATTATTTGAGGAGGATCCTGAAAATTTTCAAGATGTTATGATAATTAATTTCACAATAGCTGATTATGAAGTTAATGCTATTATATCTTAAGGTCTAACTGTTGACAATACAATATCGTTATATCTTTTAGAAGTTAGATTAGTATAAGATTCCAATTCTCGTATATCTAATATTCCACGAATTTCATAGTTTTTCTTATCCCTATAAATAGCACCATATCCATTTTGTGATGTTACCTCAATAACTAAATATGGATCTATATTAGAATCAATAGTAAAATTGAAGGAATATAAATTATCAATATACCTACGCTCAACTATTTTTTGAATTGGAACCAAATCAATTTCCTTCCACTCCGTTATATTTATCCAATTATTGCTATCAACAAAAGGAGTAATTACTGAATATGTAATCGAATCAAGTCCGGAATATATGTAAAAATTACTATCATACTTTACCACATCAGAAACATTATATAATGTTCCATAATTCCAATTGGAAATATCTTCATACTTTCGAGGATTATTTGTTTGATTATTATCTATAACTGATTCATAAACCTTATCATAATAAATTACTCTATCACCTATCATGTAGTTTTTAAATGGATACCACTCTCGATATATCTCATATGTTCTAATATTTACATCATACATATCTGGCAATGATTGTGTTGATGATATATAAAAATCTAAAACGCAGTTATAAACTGTCGATCCATTATTAACAGGCATAAGATATAATTCATTCAGCTTAAATGAAACAGGTGTAAATTCCTCTGTCGTTTTTATGATCTTCACATCACGAACAATATGACCAATGGATGTTGAGTGTACAAAATCCGCTCTTCCTGTTATATCCAATATCTTATGTGTTATTGGTATAATATTTTTCTGCAACCAATACTTCAAACCCTGCAATTTTATCTGAACCTCTTCTAAAGAATATGTCAATAGATTATTACCCTCTCTATCCGTAATTCTATATGTTAGATTAAATAAATTGGTGTCCTCATAATTATCATTTGGGAATACATGTTTAATAAAATCATTATCTGTCCAACCCTCGACAGTATTATCAAATATATCAGGTATCTCCACTTTAAATAGTTTTCGATAGTTCGAAGATATATAATTTATATTTCTATAATACTCATTTAATTCTAGGTCATTATACCCAAAATAATTAATAGCGTTAATGATTGATTTATAACTACCAACATAAGGATAAATTAAATTTTTCATCATCATCATTTCCTTTCGTTTACGATTCAGATATGTCCAATCAATCCCCTCTTCTTTAATATCATACTCTTTGAAGATATAAACATCATCAGATGATATCAACTTACCGACATTTCCTAATTCCGTTTCAAATCTTATATCTTCTATCTCAGTTTGTCCATATAAATTAAATCTTCCCAATTCCCTATCCCAAATCTTAAATCGAACAGATAAATATGTTGTGCTTCCAGATTTTGGATAATCAGATATAATTGTAGTTTCTGAATCAAATCTATCAACAGATTTAAAAAAGTCCACTTTTATTGATTTAAAAAACACCTCTCTTATTCTAACTAAATATCCATTATTATTAGAGATATACTGTTTTCTATTGTTGGACTCATCTTTTATAAAAATAGCCAAGTGTTGTCCAGGTCTAAATCCTCTATAATTACCCAAATCATCTGTTATGAAATTGCTACTTGACATTAAACCTAATTTAATAAGTCCATATCTATCATTACCATCTAAAACAGTCTCAAATGAAATTTCATTTGTAGAATCTAATAAAGTATTAATTGAGAAGTCAATGTCTTCTTTTAAATAAAGTTGAAGAATACTTCTTATTCCTCCCTCCATTTGTGAATTAAACCCAATAAATGTTTCTATTGGTTCTGGTACGGATGATGTGTCCTCATCATCATCAAAATAATTTAATCTGTGTCCAATAACCGGGAAAATTGTTTGTTGATATTCTGGATCATTTACTTTTTCCAAATTTCGATTGGCGTTTCTATTTAGATAAACAGTTGTTAATGGCTTTGGGCCGGTATAAGCCAAAACACCATCAGTTGGTAATAAATCTCCTGAAAAATCATATAAGAAAAATTCAGGAACGTTATCTGAAAACCATTTCCAATAAAGAGATGCTTCTGGATATCCTACATAATTATATCTCGGTCTTCTAATGAAGTCTTTGGTATGCAACCAAAGATAGTTCCTGTGCGTATAATCAGGTGACAAACTACCATAATTATTCTCCTCCATATATGAGTATGTAGGTGTTATATTATAAAAAGAGAAATCTACAATCGGAACAACTTCAATAATAGTATTTGTATTTGGTTGTATAGCCCATATGCTATTTCTATCAGGGTTATAAATCATTTGTGTTGTTGGATTACCAACAGGTAGTACAATTATTTCAGTAATATTGCCAGTATATCCATCAAATACCCATATTCCTGGTAAAGTTGGATCTTGATTTGATAGATAAGTATCACCATCATACATATTTATTTGAAGATATCCCCATATACTTGAAAATGAGTGATTAAATAAATAGGTATCTGTTGAATCATCCAATAGACTAAATTGTGGAGAATCCGTTGATATATTAATACCAGACTGCAAATTATTAAAAATAATATTATTAAATGAAGATGATGATATTAATATTGTTGAAACGATACCATATTGAATTTTATTTAGATTTGTTCCCCAAACATAAATTGATTGTGTTATATTATCATATACCATTATATCTGATGTCAATCCGGTTATTACATATATGACACTAATTGAAAGACTCATACCATCAATTCTCAATACAGAAGATCCATCTCGACAACTAACATACATATCACCATCATACTCATTAAAAATTAAATTATAGGAACCAGAATAAGGTATTGTCGAAATGGTAGATATTAATACTCCAAGATTAAATATCTTAACATTTTGATCTGTTGATACATAAATATATCCAGTATTTTTATCATATGCTAAGCTATAGGCGTCTTCGGCTATTGAAATTGAGTTAACAACAATATTAGAAAATGGGTCTACCTGCCATAAAATGTTCTTCGATAATGCCCATAAATAGTTATTAACATCATCAAATATCATCTCTATACTATCGACATTAGATGGTAAATAAATTCGCGCAATTTCAGATTTGGAAATTGAATCATAAACAGCAATATCTTTATCATCAGATGCCTCACCAAAAACAAATACTGAATTAGAAGGCTGAATATAAATAATGTCTATCATATTATCAATAGATGGAATATCTGAAATGCTATATGTTGTGGTATTTCCATTTGTAATACTAAAGGAATTACTGAATTGTGAAATATCAAACATACCACCACTTGATGCGGTTGTTGAATCTGGACAAGCTGATTGTGAAAATCCAATGTCAAAAGATACAATGCTAAATGGAGATGACGTACAAATAGCATTTGTCAAACCCCAAAAAGGTCCTTCGTAACTTAAATTGATTGTTCCAGGAGAAAGATATAAAACATTATATTCAACATCCTGTAATGGATAGACTGTGCCATTTATGCCAGTTATCATACCAGTTGAAAATCCAGTTGTCTCTAAAGATATTGAAGAATATGTCGCTAATATTATCTCATTAGATGTCAAAAGTGCCCCATGATTACCTGTCATCTTATTAATTATCTTATAATTTCTGTCACCAGGCAAAACAGAGGATCCAACCTTAATTGATATATCACATCTTTGGTTTTGATTTTTAACATTAAATTTTAAAGATGATGCTGAGTTACTAACATATATTCCATAGTTGTCCAATATATCCGCATAATCATCAACCCAATTTTGAAGTGTTTGTGATATTGTGGAATATGGATTCGGAAGAGAATGTGTTACTCCATAAGAATTCCCATTGATGTTAATATCAATATAATTTCCTAAACTATAAGAAGCCCCTGGATATGATGGAACTATTGTTAGCGCTTGTTGAGATGGTTCATAAAATATAACCTGTGATTTTTCAATGAAAAAATTTGCAGTAGTGCCGACATCAACTCTAAATGATAACGGAATATTTGGATATTCTGTTCTTAAATTTATTGAATTATAATAAGGAGAAACAGTATTAATTGTCTGTAAGCTACATATAATACCCAAAGCCAAAAGATCAACTCCATTATTAACTAACCAAGCTCTTAGAGTTTTATCAATACTTCTTTCCATATCAATAACACCCGAAACATATACCGGTTGAAACTCCTGTTGATAATTTTGCTTATTAATTTTTAATATTATTCCAAAATTATCTATATCTGTAAAAAATATATTATAACTAAAATTAGAACTATAATCTACATTTGTTTCCTTTGAAAGTGTCTCTTCGATTTCAATAGCTCTCTCATAAACTAAATTATATCCTCCTATCGGAGATGACGTAAAAGATAATGAATTTGTAGATCCGTAAAAATTAACAATAGCATAAGATGTTGGATACAAAAGATCAGCATATATTATAGAATTATCATAATATAAATCAATATTAAGAGATTGTAAATCAGATTTAAATTTCTCCGCTGCTGACGCTAATGTTATTTGAGAAGATTGCGTAAACGGCTGAACATAATAAAAATGATCCTTTGTTAAGTACAAATCAACCAATAATAAATCCTCATATATTGGAGTTTGACTTAAAGGTAAATATGTCGGAAGACCCCAATATGAAGTATCATCGGGGGTTATGGACGATGTTGCTGTCCAAACATATTGTTGTACACACTGGTATATTTTATTATTCCAAAGAACTTGTTGACCCTCATTATATGTTACAAGATTAGCGTTTCCGATAAAAGTTGGAATATATGAAATGGTGAAAAATTGCTTATTTAAGATAGAATTCGGTATTTTGAACTCAACTCCGGGTTTAAGAGATTCAGGAACAACACTAGAAAAAGACAAAACATTTGAATATGTAGAAGATCCAATCGATAAAACGGTTGTACTGTCATAAAATACTAAATGTCCAGTATAAATTATAGGAAGATCTGTTTTTAGTATAACCTCTATATACAAATCATTATCGACTTGTAAATTTGTTCCATAATATTCATAATGATTAATGTCTATTAAATTCTCATTCTTAACAGTAACCACAGTGGAGTCAATGTATTTATTGCTATATTTATAAGAGTCATTTTTATCAGTATTAACTATATTAATTTTTCTATTTTTATAAATTCTATCATAGAAATTCCTCTCATTCCAAGGGGATAAATTTTCAGATAAATCAATTGAATTAACATAATTATAAATTCCAATAATGTTTAGAGATGATACAGTCTCCGTATAAGAATACGATGACCATGGATATAAAGAGTTAAAAGTAGAGTTATCAATTGATGATATTATTAATATAGCATCCTTTTTAGTTGATACTACCGTATATGTCTTATCAACATTTAAAAATTCAAAAATTGGCGAATTGAATCTTATTTGTGTGCCAAGTGGAAACTTTCTATGAAAATTAGAACCATATATCCACTTTGAATAGAATGTACTATCAAAGTTTGAAGGTTCAATTTTTATAATTACCTCCTCAATATACGCAGAGGAATAGAAATTAAATCCATACTCATTGAATAATTGCCATCTTGATAGTGTTAGATCGGATATATTCTCAAACTCAAAAGATTTTATCTTTTCAAATAAATAAAGTGCTTGTGTTTTAAATGTATCATTTGAATTTTCAGGAAAAATAAGATCTCCCTCATATCTCTCCAGAACATCATTATAATTAAAATTTAAAAAGTTACCTTCCTTATCATAAAAAACCAAATTATTCATTAATACAATAAATTTTAATTATATATTATATTACTCTAACTGGCATTAATATATAATGTACTATAATATGAAGCACTTAAGAAAATTTAATGAATCCAATATTGATAAATTGGAATTTGATGATTTCAAAGAAATAATTCTGATAATCTTAGATGACTATAACTATCAATATTCATTTGTTGATTGCACGATTCAAGATGATGACTTTAAATACTATGATTGTAAAATCGAAATATCCTGTCCTATGAATTATGCACACTTAAGCTTCGATTTTATAGCAGACAATGGTTTACTTCCCCCATTTGAAGAGCCTCTGGATATTAAAGGTTTCTTCGACTCATCAATAAATGGAATCGATAGTAATTTACAACAATTGGAAATTTTAAAATCTAATTTAGATATCATAATCAACACTCAAAAAGATTTAAAGAAAATTATAAATGATGTTTATAATATAGCAATACCGAGATTTGAAAAATATGATGATTTCCTTTCTTGCAATATTGGATATGATAACGATCAACTTAGAATAACTTATGAAATTAATACTTAATTATAACTTGTTTAATGAAAATCTTGGAATAGTAGATGGATTAGAAAATATAACCAATGATATAGTTATTGGATTAGAAAATAAGAAAGAATTTATTTATCAAGGTGAGTACAATAATAAAAATATCACAATAAGATGTATTGTCGCTCCAAGAATTAAAGCTGATGCAACATTAATAGTTAATAATTTTAAGGAAAATAAATTCACAATTAAAATTAAAGATAAAAATTCTCCAAAATTAAAATATTTTATTCTACATGAACTAAAACACTTGGATAGGAAAATGAGAACTGGAAAGTATGACTATGAAACACTCTTAGTTAACTTCCTTAAAATATCGGATGATTATGAATTTTTATTCAAAAAAAGTGGCAAGGATTTATTATATGGCATCATATATTATACATCACAAGAAGAATTCGAATCATACTACACAAATATCTACTATGAATTAAAAGATATTATATCTGAAAAAATGACAAAAGAAGAAAAAAAGAAAATAATCGATGATTATTTAAATCAACAAGAAATTTTTTCAGTGTTTAAATTACTACACAATAATGAATTTGATATAAATACTCTATTTAAAAATAAAAGAAGTCTGAATTTCTTTCTATCAGAAATAGAATCTTTATTTAAATCATTTTCACATGATAGTAATCTTTTTGGATCATATGTATCTGATTTTAAAAAAATTAAAACATTACTTAAATCTCTCTACTGGTATCTGAAAAATGACAATGATAAAATAAAAATTAATAAAACAGCGAATAAAATTAATAACATAGTGAATCTTTCAGTTAAAAAGAATTATAAAAGATTTTATAGATTATATACACTATTGATTTAACTTTCTATAACTATCATTATAAATCTGTATGATTTTATCATACTCAATAATTATACCATCTAATACTTTTTTATCATACTTTTGCAATGAAATATATTCTCGTATGAAATCTTCATAGTCTAAATTTATTGATACCTCAGAAGTAACATTATCTTCAACAGACACCTCTCCATTATTAATATCATCCAGATAATCCACTGAGGCAAAATTTCCAGATTCTAATAAAGATTCCAATTTTCTACGAACCTTTCGATTATTAATAATAAGGTTATTTGATATGACCAAGTCTATATAATTATTTGAAGATTTCAAAGACTCCAAATTTTCTACATCATTGTCATTTTTAATATGCACTTTTGTGAAAATAGGTGATATTTTATTTGGGTAAAATTCTAAATTATCCGTTTCAGTATCCAAAACAAAAATTCCCTTTTGATCTCCCATGTCATTTCTATCCATCTGAAATAATGATCCAACAAACGTAAAGTTTTTATTATTTTGGACAATGTGAATATGTCCGGATATTACTCTTTTGAAAGAGATAAATTCATCAATATCTATTTTATCTGGATTTTTATGGGCAACAGAAGTAAGATGCATTTTACAACCGTTTAAATCCGAATGACAAAACAAATAATCACAATCTTTATTCTTTTTTATTAAGGAGATTTGATCTAATCTATTTTCGATATAAGGCATCATTAAAATCCTCTTATTATTAAAGTCTAATATTGATGTTCTGTCATATATTGACACGTTTGGAATATACCTAAAAGGTCTCACACTATTAACATCACTTGAGCTTTTAGACCACAAATCATGATTACCAATTATGATATGTAATGGTGATATTTTAGATATTTCCTCCACTATATCCATACCATAATTTAACAGATTTATTGGAATAACATTTCTATTATCAAATAAATCTCCTAGGTGTACAATTATATCATCTTTGGTTACTTTCTCTTTGAGAAAGGGTATTAAAAAGTCGTTAAAATACTGTCTATGTACTTTAAACCATTTATCAACACTATTTGGATATCCCAATCCAATATGTGTATCTCCTATAAAAAAGATTTTACTCATTAAATGTTATATACTGTGACGTGATTTTGTTGGCATAAAAAAACCCCACAAAAGTGAGGTTTTTTTTATTAATATCCTGCCACAAATGGAGGCTGAATTGTAAAGTTATTATCAATGAATTCATCCACCCAATAGTCAAATACCCATTTAGCGGCACAAGATTCCCAAATTCCTTGACCTGACCAATCCATATCTGGTGATGAAACCGATGTCAATTGACAGTTTTGGAAAGTTACTCTTCTCAAAACAAGACCCTTTTTGTCATGTTGATTAACAATAATAGTTCCAATTAAATCTGCTTTATAGTGTAAATATCCATTTTGTGAATTCCAAGCCAAATCATACCATGCCCTAAGTGTATTCCAAGTTTCCATGGAACCCTGGTTGTTAACATTTATATTGAAATCCAAGTCTAATTCACCATGTGATTTGTCTGGACCAGCATTAACAAATGCTCTTGTTGAGTATTTAAATCTTTGATCTGATGTTCCTAAATCTTTGTTAGTAACATTGAGACTCACTTTCTTAGCCTGTTGCAATAAAAGCAACGGATCTCTGCCTTGAGCCTGTAAAATTGTCGGTAAAACAAATGTTATCTCAAATAGGTTTGAGTATACCGGCTCTTGTGGCTGGGTTCCAGGTCCACCTGGAGAACCAGTCATTTGAAGTTGTGTAAAATGAGGAAGGGGCATATTTTTAAAAATTATTTTTTGTTAATATATTATATATTTTATTAATAAAGTCCCTTATTTAACTATAATAAAATATGTTATAAAAAATGCCCTTTCCATCTTTAATATCTTATATATAATTAGTGAAATGTCAATATAGATATTGTAATAAAGAGATAAAATTTGGTAGACCTGATAGAAAATTTTGCAATGAATCATGTAAAGGCAAAGAAAATCAAGTTGTTAAAGAATTAAAATCTTTAATTATAAAAGTTGAAAAAACAAAAAAATTCATAGAAAGGTGTAAGAAAATACATAATAATAAATATAAATATGATTTGGTCGTATATGAAAATTGTAGGAAAAAAATTAACATAATATGCCCAATTCATGGAATATTCCAACAAACAGCTAGTAACCATTTGTATAATAAATATGGGTGTGATATGTGTTCAAGAGATATCCATAAACTCTCATTTTTATCTGAAAAGAGATTGGAAAAATTAAAAAAAATTCATAATAATAAATATTATTATACTGATTTATCTGTTAATAAGGGATTTATCAACATAATATGTCCATCACATGGATCATTTAAACAGTATTTATATTTTCATGAATATGGACATGGATGCTCAGAATGTAATTCATCATCAAGAGGTGAGAACTTCATAAAAGAATATCTGGATAGAAAAAATATCAAATATAAAAGAAACTTTATATTTAAGGAATGTAAGAATGAAAGAGGACTTAGATTTGATTTCTACCTATATGAAAATAATATTATAATAGAATATGATGGCGAACATCATTTCATGGAAAATAAATATTTTGGAATCGGTAATTTAAATTATATACAAAAAAATGATGAGATAAAAAACAAATTCTGTCTTAATAATAATATATCCATTATTCGAATTCCTTATTTTGAATTTAATAGAATAGAAGAAATATTAGATAGATGTCTATGAAACCACACAAGGGAAAAATTATATAAGTATATATATTAAAAATAAAACATTTTATGGCAGAGACAACTGAGGAAGAATTCCTAAAAAAACACATAGATAGTATAGAATCTAATGAAAAGAATAATCAAATATTTGATGCTGTAGTTCAACCAACTATGAATACATCTCGTACAACTGATTTACAGTTTTTGAGTTTGGATATTAATGAATTGCCTTGTGGTAAATTCTACCCACAAGGAACTGCACTGATGGTTCGAGCAGCGCAAGTTCGTGAAATTCAATCGTACTCAATGGTAGATGATAACAATTTCTATGATATAGTTGAAAAAATGAATGATATGTTACAAGCATGTGTTCGCGTAAAATATCCAGATGGTAAAATTGGAACATATCTTGATATAAAAGATCAGGATAGAATTTATTTAATATTTTTAATACGAGAATTAACGTTCCAACAAGGAAATGCTCTAACTGTTAAAGTTAAATGTAGTTGTGGTAGTGAAAATACAATTGAATTAGCGAGGAAAAATTTTAGATTTCATGAAATTGATGAAAAGGTATTGCAGTTTTATGATAGAGGTAAAAATGCATTTGTATTTAACACAATAAATAATAAACAATTTGAAATAACCCCACCAAATATTGGATTACAAAAATCATTTACAGAATATATTATAAGAGAAAATAATGAAAAAAGATCTCCAAATCTATCATTCTTAAAAATAGTTCCATATATGTTAAATGGAAAAAATTCCATATCCTATGAAGGAATAAAAGTGAAATTAAATGAGTTTGAAGATCCAAATGTAACTGATGATATATCCTTTCAATTCTTAAATGCGGCTGTTAGTAAAATGACATTTGGTATAAAGGAATTATCTAAATTATGTAGTTCGTGTGGAGTGGAGGTCCACACTGAAATGACATTTCCCAACGGAGCGTCAGGTATTTTCCTTGTGGATTCTTCCTTTGAGGCCTTTATTAAAAAATAAATTATTGCTTCAAAAACATTTTAATGTTATAGAAAGTGACATAGATCAATGGCCTTTTTGGATGTTTGAAGAAAACATATCTATTGTGAATGAATTAACTGAGGAAGAAGAAAAACAAAGAAAAAAAGAGGAGGAAAAACAACAAATGAACACTCCTAATTTTAATCCTGGGTCCTATATGAGAGATATAGGTAATATCTCCAATAAATTCAAATAGTTAAATACACTTTACAACGTTTAAAAAATAAAACCTAAGATAATTCATCTTGGGTTTTTATTTTTTTAGTTTTCAATATTTTAAACACCAATCTTTTCTAAATAACTTAATTACATTTTTTAAACTAAAAGTCATTTTTGAAAATCCATTTTTTATTTCCTGCATTGTAGATTCTATAAAATCCCCAATCCTCCATAATCTCATGTTCGGTTTTATTCATATCAGCTCCAAGTTTTTTTAATTTTGATTTACGCCAGTTGAATCTATGTTCTCTTTTCTTATCTATAACATACCAATATCCTGGAGTTGAGGTATGTTTATAGGAAAACCCAAGTGTTTGGTACATATTACCATCGGAGATTAAATTATCAGAATAAGTTTCAACCGAAATAGGAGTATATTTTTTAAGAAAATAATTGAATAATTTAGACGATCCACCAACAACAGTTGTAAATGTTTTATTACAAAATCGAGTTAACTCATAAGATCCTTCCTGATTTTTACCACCCAGTGGTAATCTTAATTTTGAGAAAGTCATAAGCGAAACCAATTCATCTTCAAAAAATAGACCCAATCTAATTGATGATTTACAATCTCCCTGAAAATGGTTTTTATCCAAAAAATATTTTGAAGTATTGTAATTAACATCTTTTATTTGACACTTCCTCGCCATAATTTTCTTAGATTTTCCTAATTTATTCAAAATAAATGATTTACATATATCTCGTTTAATATTCCAATCGTCCTCCCAAATTGTTAGAAGTTTAATTCCATTTTTAGTAGCCAATTCTCTCTTCGTTAGATGATAATTCTCATCTTTGAATTTATAGGAATGCCAAAACAACCCGTTAAATTCAAATCCAATTTTTAAATCTGGAATATAAATATCAATTTCAAATGGTAAAATTGATTTTTTATCATCCATCAAAATCTCACCAGAGTAATTTTCTTTAATAAAATTAAATATCTCAATCTGTGATATGGAAGCATTTTCTGAAATCGGAAAACAACTTGTGCATATACTGAGATTTGAATTTACTCTATGATAAAATTGAGAAGTTGACATTTTAAAATCTTTTTCACATTTATTACAATAAAATAATAAGTTAGTTGATATCCTTTTTTCAAATCCCAAAAAAGTAAATTCCAACTCATCTATTTTTTGTAAAATTCTTTCTTTATAATCATGATAAAAAAAGTCAATTGTTTTTGAATGTATTTCTTTCTTCATCCATGGGTGTTCAACTCCATATTTTCGGAGAGAGGTTTTTTTATAGGATTCTTTATATTTATCAATATTTAATTTAAACGAATCAACTCTTTTTTCCACTATTTCTTTCGATTTATTTGGATTATCAACTCCGTAATTTTTCATCAGAGTTTGTTTAGACTTATTTCGAATCTCTTCAGAGCACATAGCAGAATTAGCACCATATTTTAATTGATTTGTTTGAATTATCTTATCTTTTACTAATTTTGATTCTGCGGGGGTTTTGGTTCCGAATTTCTGTATTGATTTCTCTTCTTTCATCTTTTTAATATTTGGATCGGAGGAAATACATTTAATTGAACAATATTCTCTAAAACCCAAAGTTGAATTTATGAATTTGACAAAATTACCACAATTGGGATTTTTACATTTAGGAATACTATCAAAATTATTGATCACTAAATAAACTTTTTCTTTGAAAGGTATATCCAACATTTTATTATTTTGACAATAATCTATTATATAATCATATTCTTCTCTGTGATTTTTTAGAAGGTAAGATTCTTTATTCATTTTACCTGATGGATCTGAAAGATTAAATATTTCTAAATTCATAAAACATATCAGTTTTACATATATATTAAATACTCCTACTTCTGTTTAACAAAAAACCCCAGATATTTCTATCTGGGGTTAATTTTAATTTTAATTACAATTTATTAAGATGTTATAAACCCACCTGCTTGAATTGCTCCGGTTCTAAGTATTGTAATGTTATTTACGATAATACCCATACCCTTAATTGGTTCAACATATGTATCAAGTACCCCTATCTGGTTATCGATGATTTCGGATGTATTATTCTCCTCATCACATTTATTAAAGTAATTGTATAGTCCATTTTTAGAAACATAAGTTTCGCAAATAACGTCTGCTCTTAATTTAATCTCAGCTCTTATTTCTGGAGTATTAAATTTCCATTGGAAGTCTAACAACATTCTTGATAATTCTCTTTCCAATTCTATAAGCACCTCTCTTACATGTATATAAGACAATGCTGATTTATACAAAGTTTGAGCTGTATTTTCTGTCTCAATAATGTATCCTCTATTTCTTTTGAATACAATTGGATTCATTTGTGCTTGGTTTAACCATTCGATATCTTCTGGTACAAAGTCATGCTCTAATCCAGCAATGTTTGTAATTCTACCATTTGTGACACCAGCTGCTATTGTCCAAGGAACAATTGAAGTAAGTGTTGAATTGTGTTTTCTCATATAAGTCAACCCTACATATGCTGATGGTGGAACATCTATCGGTCTACCATTATCATTTACTGTTACATATGGAGCAAAATAACCAACTGCAGAAACACCACGACCATCACCAAATGAGTACAAGAATGCTGGATTGCTCTCAGGATCGCCTCCCTTAGCAATAAACTCAGCCTGTAAAACTCCATTACTATCAACAAAGGATGGTGAGCTAGAGTTTTTAAATGATCTCATAGAAGGCATATTTAATATACCAAAACAATCCAATCTTTCCCCACATATATCAACAAGTGGTTGTTTGCTTCTTTCAGTTAATCCTAATCCAAAAGAGTCTACTAAATATCTAAAATCGAATGATTCTTTATTAGTTATAGCTTTGAATAAAGGTGTCCCTTTAGAAACAAGATCCAATATATTAGATTGCTTACTTTCGGTACCATCAGGCATTGAATCTTGACGTATTCTAAATCCTTTTAAGCTAATAGCTTTATATGTAGAAACATAATCATCTATCGATGTATATCTAAACGTTTGTCTATCACCATCTCCAAAATCACTAATTTTAATTTCAGCATCACAGGAAATTTCAACCAAACTACTATCACCTGACCAAACTTTCTTAGAAAGAATTCTTGTTAATTTCTTTGGCATTTGATCTGATTCCAAAACATCAGATGCTGTTCCATAAACCGCTTCAAGATAGTCACCAACCTTAACTTCTGTATATCGTGCTCCACGAACAAGTATTTTGTTTGGAAGTCTTGTGTAGTTAGCAGGCTCCTCTATCTCAATAGATTGTTTATAGTTAGAATCAAGTGATTTAACATAAATTGTATTGTTTGACCAAAGTGGTTCAGGAGACAAACTTGTAGCTATTCCAGCCAAAGGAACTTCTGATTGTAGCAAATAGTCCTCAAAGTTTATCTTCAGATTATTTTTGCTATCAATATGAGCATCTATATAAATAGGTCTGTCATCAAATGAATCACTATATGCAAATAAATTAACAACATTAGATAAAAACTCATCACTCACAGATTGTTCAATTTCAAAAGCATAATAGCTATATGTAGCGGATGCTGAGAATCCATAAACATTTCCACTAAGAGCATCTAGTATATAAGCTCTATTTGTAGCTCCAGTTGGAAGAGTACCAACATATGATGGATTTTCAGAGGAATCTAACCCCTCATCAGTTTTAACTTTAAATGCACCGCTATTTAGAACTCCTGTCATCAAAAATTGATATCCAGCAGACACTTCATCAAATAGTGCATTATTTTGATCTATGATATCACTTCTTGTAAATGGTGATGTGAAGTTTTCGCCTATATAATCACTTTCAACTTGATTAACCGCAAATACGATATAATCGTATCCAGCAATAGAAGCTGTTACTGATTCTCCAGATATAAAATATGCCTGTAATGGAGAGAAATTAGATTTTTGATAAATAACATCTCCACTATTTATAAATCCATCATAGAATTTTTGATATATTGTTGAGTATCTACCAGCTACTCCATATGTTGCAGCTATAGTACTCTTTGTCTCAACCCCTTCAGTACCAAGGATAAACTCGTCATCCAATTTATAAAATACTAAAGGTAAGTTTGCATCAACTAATGATATAACATCCACCTCGGTAGCAAAATAATTATCAACATATCCATCCTCAACAACAACATTTGATGTTAAAGCAGTTGAGAAGTTAACATTAATATCAAAGGATCTATTAAGGGTATTAATATCTTTAATATTAGTAATGCTAAAGAAGCTTAAACTTGCCTTTTCGCTATATCCATATAATGGATATGTATTTGGAATTGGATCTAATAGAAGACATCCCTTATATGAATTTGCAGAATTAGTGTAATCTAATAAACTATTAAATGTTTTAATTCTTCTATATCTTTCATAATCTCTTGGTGAGATGCTTTGGTTTGTATCATTAAAAGTAACTCTGAATGATGCAGAACCTGTTATGGTATATGAATAATCAACATCAAATACGAGTGATTTAAATGTTGAATCACCTCCAGATGAAGCAACTCTTGTGTTAATTGTCACATCATGGAATGTAAAGTTTGAAAAAGTATTTCCAAAACAACTAAATGATGCATATCCTAATACTATATCTGTTGCTGCTGGAAGCGGCTTAGTATTATATGATAATGTTTGTAAAACTTTAATATCTCCACTATTATCCAAAACAAAAGCTGCATAATATGAGTGTGTCGCTGTAAGAGAATTAGAATAATATGAAGGCTTCAAAACATGTGTACCATTTGTACCACCATTCAATGCTGTATCTGTTATTTCAATCAATTCTCCACCAATAACACCATATGGGTTTTGTGATGTTGGATCAACATCATAAACGACAGAAATTGTACCTGATGTCATAGAATATGTTCCGAAAATATCGTTAACATATCCTTCTGTAAACCAGTATGTTCTTTCTTTAGATGTAATATATCCTTCCTTAACACCACCCTTTACTCCATTTGAATTCATATCTGAACTTAAATAAGAGTGATTTAAAGCGGCACTTGGTTTAGATTGTGTTCCAAATAAAGCCATTACGTTACCCGGTCTATCAAGAACTCTCTGTGTAAATGGATTACTTTCAGATATCGTCTCCTTATAAGAAAGGAAGTTAATTTTAACCTCACCATCTGAAGAGTTATCATTAGAATCCAAAGATCCGTAATATGTATAGTCAGATGTTGGCGGATTAGATGTCAAATCATCACCAACTAAATTATTTCCTATTAAATCTACCAATCCTTTAGGATAGTCTGTTTCGAATAAGTCAGAATTAAATGAACAGAATACTCCATGTTGATCAGTTCCTCTATTTATAACAGTTTCGATGAAAATATTGGTTCCATTTCCATCTCTGAAATAAGGAATTAATGATAATCCATCCAAATATGCCAATGTTGTAACATTCCTATCGTTTGTGAAATTCAAAACTTGATCTTTTCTTAACCCATCACTTGTAAAATAATTACTAAATCTTGGATCCACAGATAATGATCTATAGTCGGAATAATCACCTGCTATTACAACAACATCTACCAAATAATCAGATGCTAAATCTGTTGGGTAAACATAGGGAGGTAATTTTTCAATTCCACCATACCACTCTAACATTGGTCTATCAAATCCAACTTTTTTGGACTTATAAACAAATATAGTTACATATTTATCAGATAGGTTTGTAAAGTTCAAAACTCTATTTTCATATCCTAAATTTTCCTTTGTGACATTAATAAAAGACTCAGTATCTCTCTTCCAGAATCCTGTTGTATCAAAAAATCTTCTATATGGTGCTAATCTCTCAACATCATTTTGTGCTGTTGTTGAACAAGAAACAGACTGATATTCAATTTGATCAAGAGTATCATCTGTTAACAATAAATTGATAGCATAAACTGGAGAAGACTCTAACATTTTAGCTATAGTTCTATGAAAAAATGATCCTTTTCTTTCCAATTGTCTATCAACAGAACCAAAAATCCTATCTAAATCGCCTAAACTCTTTAATGCAATAGGCGTATTTACAGGTCCTTTTTTGGAGACACCAATGATTGTGTTTGAAATGCCATCTACAATCGGACTTGAAATTGGTGATTTATCAAACTCCTCAATGAAGATTCCTGGTCTTTTGTATTTACCGATTTGGATTGCCATATTATATAAATTTATTTTTTATTTATGTTATATATTAATAAAAAAATGCGACTTTTATCTATTTCTAAGTCATATTCTTAATTTTCTGCTCCTCAATTTTCATCTGAGATTCAAAGTTTTTAATTTTTGTTTGATAGTTTTTATCAAACAATCCTAACTCTTTTTTATCATCAATGATTTTTTGTGAGATATCCTTAAGATAATTTCTTGTCTTTTCAATCTGTTGTTGTATCTTGACTTTTTGATCATTATCTGATATCTTGTTAAAGTCCTGAGTTAATGAATCTAATTGTTTCTGTAATTCTGACTTCTTTGATACACTATCTTGTGTTGATAATGACAACTTATCGGCTGATCTTTTTAATCTATAAATACCTTCATATTCAACCAAATACTTATTTCTTTTTTTCACATCCTTTTCATTATTATAAACCTTTAATTGCATTTCTTTATTAATTAAATCATCAGATTTATTAATATCCTTAAAAATGTCAATGACTGATTGTTTTTTAGACTTAAAAAATAATATATCGGACTGAATCATTTTTAATGATTCTTGATTTACTTTATCATTCTCAATTGATACTTCATCTAATGAATCAGCTTCTAAAAAAAGCTGATATTTCTTAATATATCTCATATATCTATATATAAGAATTAAATAAGATTATATTATTTTATTTTACCAGTATATTTAGATTTTACACCTGATATAGCGGAATCATATTCAGATTCATCTATAAGTCCTCTTTTATATTTATCTTGAATTTCCGACAATTCTGATAGAAATGACCAAAATATTTGTATTATTTTGGGACTAACTAATGTTTTTCCTTCCTGTCCTCTAATGTCAGATATTAGATGTTTTCCATTTATAGCTAATGAATAGTCATTCTCCTTTCTATTTCCCCAGATTTTAGAACTAGTTCTATGCTTTGAATAATTTTTAATTACCGCGATATCGATGTTTTTGGATTTTGGTTTATTTAAAGACTTAAAATCTGTTTCTTTTTTTGAAGTTATCTCAGTTCTTTCTGGATTTTTTAATCCTCTTTTCTTAATTCGATAGTTGGGATCTACATCTTCTCTAAC